GGCCTTCTGCGTCCACCTGACGCTCGGCGCGCCGACGTTCATGAAGGGCTCGAGGCACTTCTTGATCTCCTCGTCGGCCTTCTTCTTCGTCCAGCCGTCGACGACCAGCTTCTCGGCGAGCATCTTCGTGTCGACCGAAGACACCTCGAACACCTCCTCGATGTTCATGTGGAAGCGGGACATGACGGCCTCGCGGATGTCGGCCGTGCGGCTCGTGTCCACCGTCGAGCGGCCCTTGACCGTCGAGATGGAGAAGCCGGGGACGAGCGTCGCCTGCTGTTCGGGCGGGAACTGCGCGGCCCACGTGCGGTCGTCCTCCTTCGCCGCCTCGATGAAGGTCTCGAGAAACTTCATGCACGCACGGCGGAGCCCTCGTTGAGAGGGTGTCGGCGGGTTGAGGAACGTCTGCGCCGTCACCACCTCGCCCGCGTACGGGCCGTTCGGGCCGACGAGGTTCGCGAGGGCCTGCACGATGGTCGTCTTGCCCGTCTTGGCGGAGACCGTCACCTGGTCCTCGTTCACGACCTCGGCGACGGCCTGCGTGGCTGCGGCCATGTACTTACACCCGCAAGACCGCCAATGGCAATATTGGCAGGCGTCACACGGCACACCGGGAATCGAATCGTCATTCGCCGAGCGGTCGGCGATGTCCTCGATCTCCTCGATGCGCTTACGCCAGGCGGCGAGCTCGTCGACGCCGACCTCCATTCGCATCTGCGCCTCGTCATCGAGCCTCGGCGCGATGATCTGGCAGATGAACGCGACATGCGCCGGGCAGAGCCGGTTCACGTCGCACGCATAGGCGGCGAGCTGGAGCGAGAAGTCCTTCTCCGCGCGATTCGATTTTAGGTCGATGATATAGACCAGTCCCTCGGCGGTGACGTACATGAGGTCTATGAATCCGTGAGCCCCGTCGCCGCGGTCCAGCTCGCACTCCGGGTAGAGGCCCGGGCGCAGCGGAGTCTTGCGGGGCTTGCCGCCGCGCATCCGCAGGCGGTAGTCCTTGAAGACCTCGACGTCCTCCGTGATGATCGTGCGGTACGTGGCCGCGATCTCCTCGAGCATGCCCTTCATGTCCGGGCTCGCGTCGCGGGTGGCGATCCAGCCGTCCCACTGGTCACGCGGAAGCGATACCATCTCCTCCGCGTACTCGTGCATCATGGTGCCGTCGATTGCGGCATCGTTCTCCTTGCCGTCCGGCCGGAACCGGGGGCAGTGTTCCGTCGCGGCCAGCGAGCTGGGCGACACACGTCTCTTCTTGTATGCCATTTGGCTGTTCCTTTTCTCCTGTTATGAGGCGGAGAACCTCACGCGGGCTCTCCTTCACCTCGTAGTCGATGTCTTCGTTTATCAGCGTGACGTGCGTGACCTGCTGCTTCCCGTTCCAGTAGGAGCCGACGGCGGCGACCATGCTCCTCTTCAGGAACAGGTCGCTGCCGTTCTCCCGGTTCGTGAGCCTCACGAAGTCAGACGTCATTCTCCACCTCGAACACGACGCATTCCGCGCCGCATGCGCTGTACTGCCGGATGTCCACGCGCTTCACCTCGCGCTCGTCCAGCAGGACGGGGACGTCGCAGAGCTCGCACGACGCGAACTGTGTCGTCCGGGCCCGGCGCCGCTCGTCGGAGTCGTCCTCGCCGATCGCCGGCAGGAACATGTCCCAGGCCAGCCGCTTCGAGTTCACCATCGGGCAATCGACCACGCGCACGAGGACCGGCCTGTCGGACGGCGTCGCGAGCAGCGCCTGGCGGAGCGTCATCCCCTCGGGGCGTTCGCTCCTCCGCTCGATGTTCAGCGTCACCTTGTCCGTGCCCGCAGGCACCGCTATCGTCTTCTCTTCCATGACTTCTCCTTCGTATTCGATTTCGATCTCCTCGCCGCACTCGCGCTCGGAGTCCAGTATTCTCTCGATGATCCAGTACACCCCGTCGGTGGCCGACGCGAAGACCGGGCTTTCGCTCTGCGTGTCCTCCAGCATCTGATACCGTTGGATCGACTGGTCGAGAACGAGCTGCGACCACGGGACGCCGTCCGCCACGAAGTCGAGGTATATCCCCCGGAACCGCTCGCCGGTCCCGAGGACGGGGACCGTGAAGCTCGGCTCGAAGAGCCCGAACTCCGTGTCCCGGAACTTGACTTTGACCTTCATCGTTTCACCTTCTCAACATGTCCGTGTCGTTCAGGGCCGCCAGGTTGGAGAGCTTGCGTTCGATCGCCTTGGCCACCCTCTCCTCCACGCTGTTCGCGCAGAGCAGGATTTTCTGTGTTGCCGTCGTCCCTCCGACCCGGCGTATTCGTCCTAAAGTCTGGAGAAACGTAGAGGCTGACCACCCTGGGCTGATAAGCGAGACACGTGGCCTCTCGTGGTGCTCGTCGTGCAGGCTCAACGCCACGCCGCACGCCTCGGCCATTCCGACCATGACGTGTATGCGGTTCGCCTGGAACTCGTCGATGCCGTGCTGGCGCTCGTCGTCGCGCTGTCCACCGTAGATCGAGGCGAACGGCACATTCAGCTCCTTGAGACGCTCCTGCACCCGCAGGCGCGCCTCAGTGAAGTTGAGGGCGATGAAGCACGAGGCTCCGTCCTCCACGATGTCCTTCGCCATGTCGGCCAGACATTTCGACTTGCACCATTCGGCTCTTTGCCGGAGGCGCAGCATCTTCACCACGTCGTCCTGCGACATGCTCTGCATCTTCGGCGGCATCTCCTCGTAGGAGCGGACGAGTTCGTCGTGGTCGACCTTCTCGAGGTCGATCAGCATGACTTCCTTCACCTCCTCCGGGAACCCGGGAATCTCGCCCGGCCCGACGGATATAAAGCGCTCGCCCATGTCGAGGCGGATGCCCTGCATGATCTCGGTCGCCCGCTTCCGGTTCGTCGTGAACTTGAAGATGCGGCGCTTGCGCGCGCCCCATCCGATGTCCACGTACCCGCAGCCGTGCCGGCGCAGCCAGTCGTACCACGGGGCGTCGAGGAACCGGTGCCACCCGAACCACCAGCCGAGCGCCCGCAGCTTCTCGGGGGACTCCCCGAGCGTCGCGGTCATCGCCAGCAGCTTCGTGTCGGGGTGGGCCTTGTTCCCGAACCTCGCGATCGCCTTCGTCGCCTGCGACTTCGGTCCGCTCACCCTGTGGATTTCATCCCAGACGAGCAGCGCGTTGCCGGGCACGCCCGTCCACCCCTCGTCCCTCGAGTACCATTTCCCGGCGCGGGGCTTGGAAATCTGCTCGGGGTTCGTGACGTCGAGGATCAGCTCCTTCGGCACGGCCATCGCCTCGGCGGTGCGCAGCCACTGCGTGCGCGCGACCTTCGGGCAGACGACGAGCGCGGGAAGCCCCAGCTCCTTGACGGTCTGGAGCGCCATCACGGTCTTGCCCGCCCCGGTCGTCGCCGAGCAGACGAACACGCGCCCCTTGCGGAGCTGCTCCGTCTGTTGCCTGACGATTGGCAGCTGCCAGTCATACGGTGATATAATCTGCAAGCGAACCTCCTTTCCGGGTGTGCTTTTTGAGTTTGTCGTACGGGACTCCGAGTTCTCTCGACCATTGGGCTACAGTCAGCCGGCGACCGTTGAACTCGATCACCCGGTTGTTGCTGCGGTTGTTGGCCTGCGTAATGATGTCCACGAACCGGCAGTTCGACGGATAGTACCCCTTCTTGTAGTCTATCCTGTCGATCTCCAGGTCGTCCCTGTAGCCGTGCGTTTCCGCCCAGCGGCGGAATACCCGGAAGCTCTTCCGCCACGACTTGCAGACTGTGATGCCCTTCAGCATGTAGTCTTTCGCGGCCAGACGGTTCGGGTCGGTACACCTCCGCACCATGTCATGCCAACAGTGGTACAACCGAGTCTGGCTCATGTGGTTGGCGTTCGAGCTCTCGGCGCGTTCCCACATCTGCTTCCGGGCGCGTTCGCGTTTCGCGCACCCGCACGAGACGATCCGGCCCGTGCGGAGATCGTTGTCACGCTTGACCACCACGGCACCGCACTTGCACTTGCACTCCGACAGTGACTTGTGCGTCTTCGGGTCTCGCCCCGCGTGCCGGACTACAGTAAGCAGTCCGAACTGCGTTCCTGGCGGTATTGGATTTCTCGCTGGCATAGTTTCTCCTTATTGACGAGATACATTATACTGAATCTCATCGCAGAAGTCAACGCCAGTCTCAAACATTTTCCTCATTTCACTTCGGTTTCCTTTCCTGCCCGACTCGGGCTTTCGGGCGCATATTGTACCATATCACCGGGGTCGGAGTCAAGCACCTGGATCGTGACGAGGAGCCGGATGGTCTTCGGCTTCGCCTCCGTCCGTCTCCGCTTGCCCCGGTGCCACGCCTCGCCCTTCGCCCGCAGCAGGCAGCCGCACGACTTCTTCATGCCGTTGACGACGTACCTGTTGCGGCAGACGATCTCCTTCCCGCAGTCGCACTTCCAGCGGCCGAGGCGCGTGTACAGCTGCTTGCCGCACATGACGGCGGAGGGCTCTCGGCCCTCGTCGCCGACGTACGTCAGCATGTTGTACTTGTCGCCCGGCTTCGGGTCGATCTTCCTCGCCATCACTTCTCCTTCCGCGCGTCGCAGGACTCCCACGACCCGTCGGTCATCTCGGTCGACGTGCAGTCGCGCGGGGTTATGTCCTCCTCGCGCCAGTTCTCGGGGTTGTGGTCGGCGATCTCGCACGACTGCCGCTCGGCCTCGTCCCGCGTCCTCGCCTCGATGACGATCGACTGGTGGCGCACCTGCTCCACGACGACGCGGTACACGTGATACCACTCGCCGTCCACGAGCTTGCGCCTAACCCTCGGTCTCCGCGACTTCGGCTTCTGCATCGAGTTTCCTCCGTATGTTCTCGAGGAAGGCGATCGCCGCGCCGTGCCTGTCGTACAGGTAGCGGTGCCTCTCGCCCTCGTGTTCGTGTCTCACGTCGATCAGCCCGAGGGACCACAGCAGGGCCCCGTCGAGCGTGTTGAAGCTCTCGCACTCGCCCTGCGAATTGGTGGAGACCCAGCGCGGGGTCTTCTCCTCCGTGAGCGAGACGAGCAGGAACGGTCCGGCCGCCTCGTCGGCGGCCTGCCACTCCTTCAATGTCGTCGGCACGCAGATGTTCACTTGACCTCCCCTCGCAGGCCGTCGAACTTCCGCATGGCCCTCGGCGGGCGCTTGAACTCGCGCTCCGCCACCGTTATCGAATCGTTGATCGACCCGTAGGCGGACTCGCCCGCCGCCGAGAAGTCGATCGTCCCGGCGTCAACGAGGGCGCCGGCGATGTCCTTCGTCGCCTCCTCGTCCTCCGCCTTCACCGCGACCCGCTCGTGGCAGGTCGTGGTGACGTCGACATAAAACCATTTACGTCTCATCCTGTTCGTTCTCCTCGTTTGGATATGGCTCGAGGCAGATGCCCGTGTAGCAGCCGAGCGTCTCGCCTGTCATCACCACTTTCGTGAGCTTGAAGTTTCCGTCGCCCTTGAAGTAGAGGACGATCTCGTTGACGTCCGACATCGGGGGCTTGCCCTCGTGCAGGACGACCCCCGCGTCCTTGAACGCGGCGATCATCTTGGCGATGCCGTCCTCCGCGTTCATGCGCTGGAGACGGGGCACCTTGAGGTAGCCCTCGTACTTGTCGTACTTCTCGCGTTTAGTCATCGTGGTCCTTCCAGTCCTTGAACACGCGACGGGCGGTCTTCCTCATGCACGCCGCAAGGCGATCCCAGCTCCTGTAGCCTCGCGGCGAGGAGTACGGGAAGTTCCCGTGCCGGTCCGGGCGGGTGAGGCACTCGACCACCTCTTCGGTGTCGTCGACGTCTCCCTCGCACAGGGACTCGTCGGCCTTCGCCATCTCCCCGGTGACGTAGGGCATCTCGAAGTCCACGTCGAGGTCGCACTGCATGATGTTGTTGTGCGTCTGGCGTCCGATCTTCCAGGCCACGACCCAGTGGTCGTAGTTCTTCTCCTTCGGACCGTCGCCGAGGTTGTGCCAGCCCATGCAGACGCAGTAGCGGTACTTGTCGGTCGACTCGTACCAGATGGAGCAGCACCCCATCTGCTCCTTCATCAGCCACGCGTACCACTCCCTGACCATCTTGCCGGTCAGCTTGCGCAAGTCCTTATAGACCATCGTCGTCCTCCAGCTGGTCCGGCGGGCAGAAGTCGGCGGTCACGCGGTAGCGGTCCGCCACCGATATGCCCCTCGAGCCCTCGCTCGACCACGCCATAACGTCGGCGTGCGTGATCGCGAAGCGCGTCGCCTCCTTGTCCACCGCGTCGCGGAAGACATTCTCGGCGAGCGCCACGAGCCACGCGTACGTCGGCGTCTTGTAGTTCGCCTTCGCCGGGGGCTCGACGAAGAGGGTGATGTTCATCCCTCCGTTCTCGCCCCGGCGCTCGATCTTGACGTCGCTGATCCACTCTCTCGGAATCATGTTTCGCTCTCCTTTTCGTTGTACGTGGGCGGTATTATCCACACCTCCCGGGGAAGGCTGTTGCCCTCCCCGGCCTCGCACACCTCGAACGCGGCCTTGAGCTCACGCTCGTCCTGCACGAATGTTATCTTCATTTCCTTTCCTCCGTCAGCAGCACCACGATGTCCTTGCCTTGGCCCTTCTTCTCGGGCCGGCCTCCGCAGATCCCCGTCAGCGGGTAGAGTTTTCCGTCCACCTCGCAGTAGACCTGCTTGCCGTCGTTCCACCACTCGTCGTGGTTCGCGGCGCGCAGCAGCTCGGCGAGCGTCATGCGGACTCCTTCCGGGACCACATGGCCCCGTCCTCGGTGAACTCGTACTCGTTGGTCTCGCAGGCGTCCTTGAACGCCTCCATCGACTCCTGGTACTCGCAGTCGTCCCGCAGCGCCTGGAAGAGCGAGTGCAGGCCGTCGCGCAGCAGGCTCTCGACGGTGTTCGAGTCGTCGACGGCGATCCTCCGCGAAGACGGCACGCGCTTCTTCTCCTTCTCGTCCCACTCCACGCCGAAGCAGAAGTGGGCGATCGGGTCGAGCGCCGCGCAGTCTATGCAGTACCCCGTCCAGGGGCACGTGCCGTCGTACACGCGGTCGAAGAAGAACTTCGAGTGCGCGTGCTTCGTGCCGTGGAACTTCGAGTAGTACCTGCCCGTGAGCAGGCACCTCTCGTGGTTGTTCCAGAACCACGCCCTCGCGCGGTTGCCCTTCAGGGCGAGCACGTCGTCCTCGATCGAGCCGGTGCGGAGGTCAAAGCTGTAGTCGTACGAGCTGTACTGCCAGTTCCTCACCTCGACGCCGAACTCCCTCTCGAACGCCTTTATCGTGTCGCGGGCCTCGGCGCCCCAGCAGTAGGGCATGCCCTTCGAGACCCAGTCGCGGTGCGCGCGCTCCTTGGCCTCCTCGGAGAGCTCGTCGAACGCGAACACGTCAACCTTGGCCTTTCTCATGTCAGTCCTCCTTGGATTTCGCGGCCACGAAGTCCACCGTCCCGCACGCGAGCCCGAAGGCCGGCGCGGAGCAGAACTCGTTTTCGCTTCCGTCTATCGGGCAGAGGAGCTCGAGGCCCTCGCCCGCCAGTTTCAGGATCCACTTGTCGACCATCTGCCTGTCTTCGTCCGACAGGCCGCTCGAGTCCGCGTTCACGAGGTAGTTGACCGCCCACTGCGGGACGTTCCTCACCCTCACGTTCGGCTCGGACGCCGAGCACGTGAAGTCGTCGGGGGAGAACTCCATGCCCTCCGCCCAGTCCTTCGCGTCCTCGTCCGAGACAAGGTCGTCGGCGTCAGCAAGCTCCCCGTAGGAAGTGCCTTCGCCCTTCTGCTCGTTGCGCTCCGTGAGGATGCGCTGCTTGAGCTCGAGCTTCTGCTCGTCGTTCAGTTCGTCAAAGCTCATTCCTGTACCTCTCGTATGGGGTGAAGTCCGCGAGTCGCCGCCACACCTGATTGGAATAGCCTCCATACCTGTGACTTGATCGCCTCCACGAGCATCACGCGCTCGGGGGCGTTGAGAGTGGCCGAACACGTGTCTCCGACGAGAGCCATCTTGATCCCGCCGCGATCGTCGCAGCCGGTGGAGACGGCGAGGCCGGAAGTTCCCGGCCTGCCCTGCTCCACGACGAACCCGTCGAAGTGGGGCAGCGTCGCTACGTGTAGGAGCATGGCGACCTGCCGGCCGTTCAGGAAGACGACGTCGCCGTCGCTCCACCCGTACGGCTCGTTGCCGGTCTGTCCCTCGACATATCCGATGAGCCGCATCTTCATGCAGTTCGCGTCCACGTTGACGAAGAGCCTGTCACCGCTTGCAAGCGTCATGCTTCCTCCGTTTCTCCTGGTCCCACCAGGTGTTCCAGTTGGCCCGAAGCGTCGTCAGGCCGTTGTCCATGATCGTGTCCCGCAGCTGCCTCGGCGCCTCATGCAGAAGCATCAGGTCGAGGTAGTTGAGGAACTTCCTGGTCTCGTTGCCCAGGTTCTTGGATAGCCGCACCCTCTTCGGGGGCGGATTCTTCAGCTTTGGCATCTGCCTTCTCCTTGAGGTACTGCTCGAGATTGTAGCTGACGGTCTTGCCCTTCAGCTGTTCGCGGAAGATGACCATCATCTTCTCCTCGGCGTGCGACGCCCGGAGTCCCCGGACGCGCAGGCCGACGTCCTCGCCGTTGAAGAGCGCCGTGTACAGGGTCTCCCTGTCCACGACGCCCGCGCCCGGCGTGGGCTTCATCACTATCTGTATCATTTCCACGCACCCGGCCACCCGACCTCGAGCTTGGAGTCCCACTCCTTGCGGAGCTCGGCGAGCTCGTCGCGCACCTTGTCCCACTTCGGGGCGTAGAGCTCGACGCACCTCCGCTGCTTGTCCTCGAACTCCTTCACGTCCTTGCGGACGGTCTCGAGCCACGCCTTCGCCCGCGCCTGCGACGCCTCGCCGACACCGGACCTGGCGTACTTCTCGTACGACCTCTCCAGCTCCTTGACGAAGGCGTCGAAGGCGATGAGGGAGTCCCCCACCTTCTCCTTCAGCTCGTCGGGCTCGAGAACGGTGCAGAAGTCGGACAGGCTGCTGTTGCCGCGGATGGACTCGACCATCTCGTCCGTGACCCAGCTTCCCCAGATCGGCGACTCGTCGCAGCGCTCGAAGTCGCCCGGGTACTCGATGAGCCAGAGAAGCGCGAGGATCGCCCCGAACTCGCGGAACTCGTCCTCGCTGGACTCGCTTGAGAGTCCGGCGAAGGCGTCCTCCAGGTCGGCGAGGAGCGCGTCCTCCACCTCCTTGTCGGTCGCCATGTGCGTCCCGTAGTGCTCGTGCCTCCAGCGGTCGCGGGAGAGCGTGCAGATGCGGTTCAGCATCGCGCTCGAGAACCCGTCGTAGCTAACCCAGTGGTCGCCCGCGTACCCGACGATCTTCGCCCGGTTCTCGGGCTTGAAGATCGCCTCCTTCGCGAGCTGCCAGAACGAGTCGTCCACCACGACCTCGAGGTCCAGCCAGTCCGACATGAAGTTGTATTCACGGGGAGAGCCGAACTTCGTCGCCTTGATGGAGACGACTCCGTACTGCGAGAGGGGCTTCTCCGCCGCGAAGACCTTGTTGGCCTCCTCGACGATGCGGTCGCCCATCTTGGAGAAGTCGTAGTCGTCGCAGACGAACCGCCCCTCCTCGCGCTCCGAGTCCTCGTCGGACTGCCAGAGGGAGTCGTAGCTGAATGGCCCCTCATAGGTGCTGACGTCGACTATCGGCGCGATGCGCGTACTTGTGTTGAACGTCATGTTCACTCCTTGATGTTTTTGGCGTCGTCGTGGTACAGGACGCACGAGACGCAGCATCCGTCGTTCAGGTCGACCTGCACCTTGCCGTCGTCCTTGAGGGACGACTTTATGGTGCGGACAAGCTCGTCCGACCACTTCATGTGGTGCCCGCGGAACAGATCCTTCACGTAGTCGAGGAAGGTCTGCACCGCAGTCTCCTCGCTCGTGAACGCCTCCGGGTACGGAGTCGTGAACTCGGGGTCCTCGCAGTCGCTGTCGCCCCACGTCACCGTGTGCCACAGCTCGCCCTCGACGTCGTTCTCGTCCACGTCGAAGTGCCAGCTGCTCGCGCCGTCGTAGACGTAGTAGCACTGGCCCCCGAGCTCGTCGCGCAGGAACTCCTCGAGCTTCGAGACGCACCCGCGCCGGATCTTCCACGCGCCGTCCTTGCGGCCTTCGCAGAAGAACCCGGAAACCTCGGGATGGTTCTCGTCGTGCGCCATCGACCATGCGAGGTCGTTGCGCAGCCCGATGCGCTCCATGATGTACTTCACGCACTCGTCGAGTGCCCGCCCCCGGGTCGTGTACGACCCGATGACGCAGCGGCTCAATGGCTCGCAGACGAGGTCGTCGACCGATGTCACGGTGTAGACCGTCATGACTTTGCCTCCTTCTTCGCCTTGCGCTTCACGACGCCGGCGTTCTCGTCGACCTTCCTCGCGTTGGCCTTCGCCTCCATGAGGCTCGTGACGCTCTCGGCCGACGCGCCGTAGCGGCAGTCGACGTCTCCCCCGTCCGTCTCGTCCGGGTCGTTCGGGGTCTTCAGCTCGTAGTCGGCGAACAGCAGCGCGACCTGCTCGGCCACCCTGTCGAACGCCTCCTCCGCCTCCATGCGCGCCGGAAGGTTCCGGCGCACCTCGTGCGCGAACCACACCGCGGCCGCGCACACGGAATCGAAGAGCTGGTGGGACTCCTCGGAGTCCTTGTACTCGCATGTTATGTCAACTACGTTCATCAGCAGAATCCTTTCTGTTCGTATCTCGTCTTGAAGCAGACTCGCCTGACGGTCCACGCGAACACCCTTGTGATGCTCTCGAAGTCGTCGGCGAACTGTGAATAATACTCGAGCTGCTCCTGCGTCATCCGCAGGTGGGCGGGGCGCCGTCCGGCACCCCGTTCACCAGCCAGTCCGTCTGGTCGTCCTCGTCGTTGAGGTGCTTCATCAGCACGTCCATCGCGAGGAGGACTTCGGCGCGGCTCTCGACTTGCCTCTCGTTGAGCTCCGCGCTCATAGGAACACGTCCTCCGCGCACACGAGCTCGTCGAGCGCCTCGACCCTGCCGAACGCCTCCCGGCACAGCAGGAAGACGAACGTCGACACGGCGTCGCGGAACGCCTCTTCGGCGCCCTTGCCCTTCGCGATCAGCCAGCCCTCGTACAGGGCGATCTGCGAATCCGTCGGGCGGGCGCACTCGGAGGGGCCTTCGAGGCCCGTTTCCTTCTCCCAGTCCTCCAGGCGGATTCCGCCGTCCAACTTGGCGGCGAGGATGTCCATCGCGCAAAGCGCTTCGGCCATTCCTTTTCTCGATAGCATTTAGCACTCCTTTCGGTTTGCCTCGGAACTTGGTTTCACGCGCCACCCGGCGCATTACTCGGCCACCACGCCACTTCGCGGCGTTCCGGTATATGGTGGTGAGGGTTTTATCGGTTCACCCACAACCTCTTCTCGTCCTACCTCTTCATCTCGCCTCTCCTACCTTCGTCTCCACCTTGAGGACCTTCACGTCCTCGTTTCCGTCCACGAGCCCGGCCATGTCTCCTCTCATGTGCGCCTCGGCCTGCTCCTTCGTCCTGAAGGTCTCCGCCTCCGTCAGCTCGCTCGTCCACATCCAGCCCGAGGGCGCGGTCTCCTTGAAGCACGCGTACCTCGGCGGGAAGCAGAAGGAGAGCCCGACCACGTAGGCGTGGCCTCCGTTCTCCCTGAACTCCTCCAGGTCCATCAGTCGTCCTTCCTCGTCTTCCACACGTACCAGACGTGCGCGGCCGCCGGAAGAAGCAGCCACGACGCCGCCAATACGTCATCCACGGCAGTCCTCCCGCACGAGTCGGTAGAAGAGCCAGCAGACGACGGCCAGCCACGGCACGAATATCGCGTAGTCAGCGTCCACGGGTTATCTCCCATCCGTCGAAGGTCTTGCCCTCCATGTACGTGATGTGCCACCTCGGGCAGCCCTTGTAGGGAGAGAGCTCGTAGCCGTTCTCCTTCCTGCATTCGCCCCGGAAGATGGCCTCGAACGTCGAGACGCCCTTCCCGCCGAACGAGAAGTGGGGGAGGCACGTCTTGCCCTCGACGGCGTAGAGGTGCCAGAGCGAAGGATGCTCGATGCAGTACCGGTCCAGGGCGGGCGCGGAGCCGATCGCCTCGCAGATGGCGGCGGACGACTTGTCGTACCCGCAGCCCGAGGCGTAGCCCTTGCGCATCCCGTCGTTGTCCCAGTTGCCGTCCCTGTCCCTCGTCCTGACCCAAGCCTCGACCCTCGGGCAGTTGCCCCAGGTCCTCGACTTGCGCCAGTCCATGCGGATCGAGATCTCCCACAGCTCGCCGGCCTTGTCGGCCCGCTCGAGCCGCTCGAGCTCCTCGCGCTCCCACTTCGGCAGGCTTTTCCTGATGAGTTCCGTCACGTTGGCGACGCGCTTGGCCTTCTCGGCCATGAGACGCTTCTCGAAGTCCTCCCCGGACTCCCTGTCCCACCTCACGAGGCCGAGCGGGTGCTCGTCGGAGCGCCAGGACTCGGAGACGAGGCCCTCGAGCATCGCCTCCGCCTCCTTCCGCTCCTTGCGGTAGTGGCGCCTGATCTGCGCCAGCACCCGCGCGTAGTTGCGGATGTGCCTCGCCATCAGAACGGCTCCTCCGCGCCCGGCTGCTGCGTCTGCGTCACGGGGCACCCGGAGATCCTGGAGAGTTTGCCCTCCGCCTCCTCCTTCGCCTGGTTCGCCGCGGCCAGCTCCTTGCGGAGCTTCTGGAGCTCGTTCTCGCGCTCGCGCAGCTCGTGCTCCCGCTCCGTCTCCTCCCGGTACTCGGGAAGGCACGTCGTCGGGGCGCCGAAGACCCTGCGGTACTTCTCCACGTCGTCCCCGTGGTAGCGCTCGAACCAGCGGCGCGCCTGCTCCTCCGTGAGCGGGTGGACGGTGGAGCCGTCGTTCCCGCTCCAGCCGAAGCCGGCGACGAGGAAGAAGGCGCCGTTCCCGTAGTCGATCTTGTCGTCGTCCCACGTGAACCCTCCCCACGACGTCTTCTTGCGCGCCTCCGAGAGGCTGACGCCCGGCTTGAGGGCGATCTCCCGGTAGAGCGTCTCCGTGACCTTGCACCGGCCGCCCGTGGGCGACTTCATGGGCTCGAGCCACTCCGAGTTGTCCGCCACCTCCCTCGCGAGGTCGGTGTCGTACAGGTGTCCGTCTATGATCTTCTGCATTGTCCGGTCTCCTTCACTTGAGCAGTTTCGCGATGGCGTCCGCCATCATCCTGTCGAACGCCTCGGGCTTCATGTGCAGGTCCATCTTGCACACCACGAGGCGCCTCGCGGCCTTCTCGACGGCGGCGTCGAACTCCCGGAGGGCGAGCTGCGCCTCGCGCGCCTTGCCGCACACGTAGGAGTACTCGCTCCAGTTCCCGCCGCACTCGTACTCCGTCCTCGCCTCGTCGAAGCGGTTCGAGCACGAGCTCTCGAAGCAGCGTTCGAGCTTGAGCGCGGGGCCGGAGTCCTCGCAGACCGTCCACCCCCACTTCCTCGCCATCGCGTCGATCTTCGCGTTGGCCGCCTCGACGGCCGCGTCCGCGGTCTCCTTGAGCGCGGCGAGCTTCGCCTCGATCTTCGCCCTCTCGTCGTCGAACGCCTTCTTGAGGGCGGCCCGACGCTCCTTCACGCCGTCCGCGAGCGTCTCGCGGACATAGCTCTCGAATCTGGCAGTAGCCATTTGATTCATCTCCTTGGGTTGTTTCAGGTAAAAAGTTTCACCGCGAGATACATGGCGAGGCCGGCGAGGACGCCGGCCGCCGCCACGTACCCGCGGCGCATCCATTTGGGCATGGGCGGCGGGGCGAACTCGCGCCCCGCCTCCATGCTGTACTGCTCGCGCAGCTTCCAGAACGCCCGCGCACGCCGCTTCTCGGCGACCTTGCGGCGGTGCTCCAGCTTGCTACGCGAACGCTTCTTCGATTTTCGCATGCACCTTGTCCTTGATCTGGTCGCGGCACCCGATCGCGATCTCGATGAGGTCGCTCGGGATCTCCGCGTCCTCGATGGCGTCCCAGCGGAAGCTCTCCTCGCGGTCGGAGAGCTTGACCCGCACCCACGTGTCGCAGCCCATCGCGTGGCAGTACCCGACCACGACGCCGAGCTTGCCCTCGTGCTGCTGGCCGGGCCTGACCTTCACGACGGTCTTGAGCTCCCACGTGAACGCCGCGTACTTCTCGGCCGGGGCGAGGAGGAACCTCACCTCGTCGGTCTCGGAGTTCGTGCCCCGCGTCCACTGGCGGTAGCGCTCGAAGGCCGCGTGGACCATCTTCGCCCCCGCGTCGGCGGAGTTCCCGCCCCGGCCGAGGTTCAGCGCGTCATACAGACGCATGCTCGGCCTCCTCCTTTGCGGCGCGGTCGGCGCGGCGACGCTCGAACTCGGTCATCAGCCCGGCGGCGATGACCTTGTAGCGGCGCGTCTGGAACGGCCTCTCGGCCGCGGCCTTCGCGACCTCCTGGAGCGCCCACGTCGGGAGTTTCTTCAGCTCCTTGAGCGTGACGGCGCGGTCGGACTTCTCCACGAGCGGCTTCACCCTCTCGATGGCGTCGAACCATGCCTGGCCCCGCTCCGGGGCGTCGGCGTAATGCACCGCGGCGGCGGTCGCGAACGCGGTCAGCGCCCACACGGCGCCGATCTTCACTGTTCTCTTGTTCTTCATTGTCTGTTCCTTTCCGGTTGTGTCTTGAAACGATGCACCCGCACCGTCTCGGAAATCGAAGGCCCCTTACGGGGGCAGGTCGGCTTGTTCTCCGCACGGATGACGTGGGCGGCGGAGGGAGTCAAGCAATCCCCGGTGCCCTTCCCCGCGTCGACATGTCGCGGGTTCTCCTGACGCTCTACGCCCGCACCGTCCGCAGCACGCACGCGGCGGCCACGAGAACTGTCAAGGCGGTCAGAATGTCGTATGGCATGGTTTGTCTCCTTATGGTGAAATAGCTCCCGGCGCACCCCCGACGGGGCTCTCGGTCGCCGGGCAACCGCCCACAGTTTATTCTCTTGGAGATGGGGAGCTCCGCACGCCCGCATTGATGGCGCGGGGAACCGGGTTTGCCTCGTGTCGACCCCGTACGCAGGTCCCGCCAGAGGCTCGCGGCTTGCAAAGAGGATGAGGACGGCGGGCCCGAAGACCCGCCGCCCGGAGACTACTGTCGTTGCCTCCATCGGCGTCCCGCGTCCATGTTTATCGAGCGGACTCATGGGATATGCCTGGCTCTATCCTGGTCAGCTCCCGGCAGTCCACTTCCTCACAGTGGGTCAGCGTCCGCGTCCCCCGCATGCCGGGGCCCCGGGGACGCTCGGGGTGCATCTTACGCGCGGGCAAGGCGCTTCTGCATGGAGCGGGGCAGGTTGGCCCTGCGCACGCGCTCCCTCCAGGCCGTCTTGCGCGTCCTGGTGTTCATCGGCTTGCCCGGTCTCGGCAGCTCGAAGTCGAACATCGGAGGGATGATCTCGTAGCTGCGCGTGTACGTTGTTTCCATAGCTGGTCTCCTTTGTTGAACGTCTCGGCCACCGGCCCGCCCCCTCCGCCCATCGGCCCCACACGGGACGTCAGCTTCGCCCTTGCAAGGGCCGCAGGCGGTGAATCATTTGTTAGCGTGGAGGTTGCCGGCTCGAATGGGCCGAGACAAGAGTTGCACGGGACGGCTCCGTCGTCCGTGGCTGACTCGCCGCTACTTAGACGCGGAGCCGGAGCGGCCCCTGTGCCCGTGCAAAGGGCATCCGTCCTCATCGCTATATCCGCGGCGTGGAGCATCGGAGGGCGCCGCGCTCCCCGTTTGCACTCGGGTCGCTTGGAATCCTCCAGTTGGTTGCCAAGGCCCTCGCGGGCCGAGAAATCGAAGATGCACCCCCGCGGACTCGGACCGCCTGCCCGGCGCCGGGCTTTCCCTGAGAGGTGCAAGCGGGCTCCCACCGCCTTGCGCAGGTCTTTCACGGGGTCCTGCTGGCCCCGGCGTCTTCTTTCGGTGACGACTTTCCGGGCCGACGTAGCGCCACCGCACGTCGGCTCCCCGAGCGTCCGCACGCGTGTCGCGGGTGCGGCGAAGATGAAAAGGACACGGCATGCCGCACGCGCGCCGACCGCTGCGCCACCGGCCGGTCTCGGGTCGGGTAAGTGGGTTCCCTCGCCTCGGCTACCACCATCAGCCACCGGGCAGGACTCGAACCTGCGACCTCGGCGGACTCATGCCGTGCCCTAAAGGACAATGCGTGCTCGCCCGGCTGGCCCGGGCTGCGTCTGGACGGCACGCGCGCCGATCTCCCTTCATTTGTTGCGCGCGGCGAATCCCCGCGTGTCGAGTCTCTCCTTTATTTGTCAATGGGCTCATGAAGCCTCGAACGAACGTCGAGCCCAAGTGGTCGTCCCGGCGGGGATCGAACCCGCACGCCGCCACTACTTCCAGGCGCACCGTCGGGGCGCGTGTACTCCGAGTCTCACGGAGCGGAACGGTACAATTCACGGTCCAGCCGCATGCTTTCCTCTTCATTCGAGTCACGGCGAAGGCGAAATGCCATTGGCCAAAGTCCTCGCTATCGAATGTGGTACTCGTCATGCCGACCGCTATATCTCCCGCCCTACCCGACCGTGCCACCTGTTAGGCATCGGCATTTGTTGCGCACGGCTCAACCCGGTTTTGCATCGGCTCCACCCCTGTGACCTGTCGGCCGGGGATGTCTTCCGTTTTGCATCACGGGACGTATAAGTGCTAAAACTGTCTGGCGAAACCGCCAACGGCATCAATTCTTTATGCGCCACTTGAATGGTGCTCGACTGACGCCATAGCGCAGCGAAGTACATCTTGGATGCCTTCGTTTTGCAAGATATGACTTGCTCTGCAATTCTACGAAAAATAATTTTTCTTTTCCCTATAGGCTATTCTATTCTTTTTCCCCCTTATTATATTATTATTTTTTCACTCTTAAAGATAATTATATTATAGAGTAAAATGGGACATCTCGGAAACCAAGGGAAGCAAAGCCAATGCAGGGCGCTCCGCGCTCGGTACTCCGCTACAAAGTAGGCACAAATAGAAAACATACCGTTGGCAATTTGGCACAATTCCGCGCCGACCCTCCCCAAGGCCCCCAAAATACCCCATTTTTGCAATTATGGGCCTTGGTACCCCTTTGCCGGTCACCCCAGATAATCGAAGTCAGGGTAAACGCTCCAACGACCCCCGCCCGTGGTGGGCGAGGGTCGCAGGGCGGCCTGGGGCGGCTAGGCGAGGGGCTCCTCCGCGGGCTCCGAGGGGGCCTGGGAGGGCTTGGCGGCGTCCGGGGCGGGCTTGGCGGCGGCCGCGTCGAGGGCCGCGAGGTCGGCCGCGTCCGCGGACTGCATCGCGGTGGCCACGAAGGCGCGCGGCTCCAGCTCGCAGCGGGCCACGACGTCCGAGCCGACCACGGTGTCGCGCTGGTAGCGCACGAGCACCGGCCAGCGCGTCTGCGTGCGCACCTTGCCCGTGGTGCGCGAGACGCGCTTCACGAGCTCCAGCTTGGCCACGCCCTTCGGGTTGAAGGCCGTGAGGTAGGTGTCCGCGTCGACCTGGAAGCGGGCGCGGATGAAGCGGACGGGCTTGCCGTCGGCGTTGACGCCCTCGTGTACCGAGAGCGTGACGAAGGTTTCGATGGTCTCCATGGGGAGTCCTCCTGTGGCACGGGGTTGATGATGTGCGGTCGCCTAGTGCCGTTGGCTTCCGCAGGGTCTGATGATTTGGACGGCACGCGTGGCGCACCGTGCGGCAGACCCTTCCGCAGGGTCTGATGATTTGGACGGCACGCGTGGCGCACCGTGCGGCAGACCCTTCCGCAGGGTCTGATGATTTGGACGGCTGGCTTGGGACGCTTGGGCGGGGTGGGGAGGGACTGCGCAGCGGAGCGCCCGCGACGCCTGCGCAGCAGCGGCAGGGGTGGCGATTACCTGTGCGCAGCAGATGTACTGACGATAGCGCCTTTTGGCAGAAGCCCACGAGCATAGGGGGATTGACCACATATACCGGTATGGAATCCGCCCCTCCCCCTCTTGAACCACGCCGGGGAATGTGCTATAATATGCGCCGTCCGGGAAGGAGAGCCCCGCGCACGGAGACGTTTCGATGGAACTGACAATAAAGGTGAACCCCACGGAGCGGACCGTCAGGTTCCGCGAGGTACACGCGCTCGCCGCGGGCGACGCGTACTCCTCCGTCACGCTGTCGGGCGTCACGGGCGCGCAGACGGCCGCCCTCCAGCTCAAGCTCTTCAAGGACTCCTCTGCGTCCACGGTCCTCGCGCAGTGCTCGTCCTTCGCGGAGGTCCCCGGGCACCCCTCCGAGCGCAGGGGCGCCATGACCCTCGCGACCCAGGCCCTCAAGGACTGGTACGAGTCCATCGTGAACGACGCGACCGCGACCGACACGAACGGGATGCCCTCCGCGCTCGTCAACGCCTGGCTCGTCATATCGGATTCCGTGAAGACCTGGGCGGCCTGCCAGGTCCCCCTCATCCTCCGCGCCATGGACACGAACGTCGTCCAGGGGGCGGACGGGATCTCGCCGACCGTCACCCTCACGAAGTCCGGGCACGTCCTCGCGATCTCCGTCACCGACGTGAACGGGACCCACACGGAGACCGTGAACGACGGCGAGGACGGGCCGCCCGGCGTCTCCCCGACCGTCGTCGTGGACGTGAACCCGGCGACCGGCAACGTGCGCGTGACCGCCGTGAACGCCGACGGGTCCTCGATGACGCGGGAGGTCGACGTCTCCGGCAAGGCGGAGAAGTCGGAGATGTCCGTCACGGCCGGCGCCGACGCGACAAAGAAGACGATCCAGCTGAAGAGCGGGCTCTCGCAGGAGGTGCTCGTCGCGCACCAGGACGTGTCCGGCAAGGCGGAGAAGTCGGAGATGACCGTCACGGCCGGCGCCGACGCGACGAAGAAGGTCGTCCAGCTGAAGAGCGGGCTCTCCCAGACCGTCCTCGTCGAGCATCAGGACATAAGCGGCAAGCTGGACGGCGCGGCGGCGTACCCCGCGTGGAGAGCGGAGTCGTATGCCGAAGGCGCCGTCGTCTGGCACGCGGGGAGAGCGTGGGTCGCCTTGAACTACGCCACTCCTGACGACGAGCCGGGTCCCGACAATTCGACTTGGGCCGGGGACGGCAGCACGCTCTACGACCGGGTCGAGGCGACGGGCAACACGCTCGCGGGGAAGCGCGGGCTCAAAGACCTTGCGGTTTATGGCGACGCATGGGTGCTTACCCTTGAAGGGGTCTCCGAGTCGATACCGCTGGTGTTGACGGACGGGTTCCCGACCGAGACATGGACGGACACAGGCGTCGCGTCTACGGCGACTTACGTCATGATGAGGCTTGGCCAGACCGTCTGGCGGCTTTCATCCGCGCCCTCTGCGGGGGGTATAGAAGCCATGGCGCGCGATGTGCCGCAGGACGCGACGGAGGTGGTGTTTGTGAGTGGCGCGGACAACGTCACCGTCGTGGCGCGCGCGTCGTCCGTGACGCAGCGCGTGGAGGGGGACTCGCTTGCGAAGACTAGCATGGTTGCGACCAAGCAAGACGCGCTCTCCGCATCGCAGCTCGCCAACATCGCCGCCGTGCCGGGCAAGGCGGACGCCGCCGACCTCCGCTACCGCATCGCGGAGGCGGGGTACGCGACGACGGGCGCGAGACTGCCGGAAGGTGCGACGGTTAGGGAGAACGGCGAAGTGGTTAGCTACGAAATTGAGCGCTTTTCTCTACCGCCAACCGATATGGTGTACTGGAGGATGGTTATTGCAGGGGCTGTGGTTTTCTCATGGAAAGAAAATGGAACAAACGGAGCAGACGGGTCGAGTGGAACCTACAAGTTCTACGACGCCAACGGCGACGAGCTGCAGACCATCCCCAATCTCCTTGTCCCCTACGCCCTCGCCGACCGCGCAATCACCGCGATTCCAGATGGCGTTTCGTCCGTCCGCCTCGTCTTCCCGCCGGCCGTCGAAGGCCGGGCGCGCGACTTCAAGGTGCTGATCCCCGGGTCGCCGCGTGTCGAGTTCGCCGGGCCGGGGGCCGTCGTCGGCAGGTCCGGCTCCGCGACGCCCCAGTTCGTCGAGTACGTCGAGGCGACCGGGACCCAGTGGATCGACACGGGCGTGGTCGGCAGGGTCGGGACGCACGTCACGGCCAAGTTCACGCACAACGCCGGCATGACGTCGTTTCCGGTCCTGGTCGGCGCGTTCCGCAGCAACATAGGGCGGTTCAACCTGGTCGGCTTCTATAACCAGGCGCTCGACATGCAGTACGCGGACAAGTACGGGTTCGCAATCGACGAATGGGGGTATGTGCCTTTCGGCGGGACTTACTCGGTCGACAGCGGCATCACGGCGGCGGGCGTATGGAACGCGGCGAGCTACGCCGCCGACGGGTCCGTGATCAGGTCAAAGACGGTCGACGTGTCGTCATACGGGCTCGTCAACACCGGGCTTACGATGGGGGTATTCGCCGACAACACGGACTACGGCCCGTTGGACTTCTCGCGGGACAGGCTGTACTGGCTGAAGATATGGCAGGACGGAATCCTCGTCCGCGACTTCCGCCCGTGCGCCGTGGACGGGGGCGGGGCGCTCTACGACGCCGTCTCCGGGTCGGTCTTCAAGTCGAAGACGGATCCTCTTTCCGCAGGCCCGGCGGTTTCCGGGGAGTCCGCGATCTATTCGTTCACAGAGGTCCGCTCCGGCGTGCTGTTCTGCCGGGTGGACCATTTCAAGGAGGTGCAGTGATGGCAGAGTACGGCAGAATCAGGGACGGGGCGTTCGAGGCGGCCCCGTCTGTCCTCGTCTTCCCGGGAGGGGTTATGGTCGTCCGCCCGTTAGCGGCGGACTACCTGGCCGCCGGCTACAAGCCCGTCGTGGACGTGCCGCCTGAGACCGACGAGGCGCACTATGCCGCGCCGACTGGCTGGCGCGACCTGCCAGACCATATCGAGCGTGAGTACGAGGTGCGTGAGAACCCGTCCCCGCCCCCGCGCAGGTGGACGCGCCTGTCCATCAAGACCGCCCTCGCCAACGCGAGGATGCTCGCCGCCGCGCGCACGTTCCTTTCGTCCTCTGAAATCGCGACGGGATATACCGCGTGGGAGGCGCTCACGGACTGCGACTACATCGAGGAAGGCTACCCCGACGCTACGCGCTGGAACGCGCTTCTCGACGGCGCGGCGGACGCGCTGGGCAAGACCCGCGCGGAGATTGACGCGTTCCTCGCCACCATTCCAACGGAGGCCGCGCTATGATGAACGCGGCAGCAGGCATCTTTCTCGCGGCGCGGCGCAAGCCGAAGCTGCCGTATGCCGAGGAACTAGATTATCTTGACTCTGCAGCGGCACAAAACAAGTATTTCGACCTAGGTATCAAACCTGACTTCTCCGCGATCTACGAATTTGAGACCATTGTATACGATACGAATTACCAAAACAAGATCATTTGCGGAGCCATTGACTCTTCCCCGATGGTCTGGTTTTTTATCGCACAGACTTTCAATGCCAAACTTGACCTTAACTATGGCACGCAAGGCACAGACGATTCGGGAAGTGTTGCTTTCATAAATAATCAGCGTTTTCGGGTTAAGTCAATTATGGGCGATGGCATCCAACGGGGATGGGTCCAGAATCTCACAAGCGGGGGAACTGAGCAACTAGTGACGAACACGACATATCCCGCATATTCTGGATATTCATTCCAATCATACATTCGTCTATTCAACCGGACTAATTTCCTCTGTTCTGCAATTCTCAGAATGGGCCGCACTACCTTGAAAATAAACGGAGAATTGCTTTATGACTTGGTACCGTGTATAACCTTCGAAGGAGTCTACACGTTTTACAACCAAGTCACGAAAACATTTTTGACTAAGACCGGCAACTTCACCGGCGGCCATTGGAATTGAGGTGCGACATGACTGAAGATGAACGGTACGAAAAACTCAATACATGGGCGGAGAAATCGGCGTATGAGGCACGAATGGGCGAAAACGCGACAGAGATTTTTAGGAGGAACTAGAAGATGACGCTTGAAATGCAGACCGCGCTTGAGCGGTGCGTGAAGGACTAGGGATTTCGCCCCGCCGCGAGAGGGGCTAACTGGAAACGGCTCGCCCCTCTCGCGGGGAGGCGGCGCGACGAGCCGACGGAGAGGCCGCGCGTTTGGCACGCTGTGGGGCGACAGAAGACGGTGCCCGAAAATTTCCTCTTTTTCCGCTTGCCCGCCGGACCGGGATTTTGTATACTTGAGCCGAAAGCCACCAACAGGAGAAAACCATGAAGCCAGAGACAGAGATGGCCGTGATGAAGGCCCATTTCGAGAAGAGCAAGAAGGAGGCCGCCACGTGCCTCCGCGCCATGGGAGCCGAGCTCCCCGAAGGCATGGACCCGTGCTCGTGGGAGGGCATGATGACGATGGTCGCCGACGTCTTCGACCACACGAAGTCGGGCGAAAAGAGGTCCGCCGCGATCGGAGCGTTCGGGAAGTGGATCCATTACAACGAGGAGTGCGCGACGTACGCCGCCCTCGAGGCCGCCGCGAAGGTCGTCGAGTCCGAGATGGGCGGGGACGGCGCGGAGCCCGAGAAGGAGGATCCCGCGAAGGCCCCGGCCGACCCGCAGGCGGGCAAGTGATTTTCCCTGCCCGGGTGGGCGGGGAGAAGTCAACGCAACATCCAAACAAGGAGAATCATCACATGAGATCCGACAACGAAGACGGCGTCTACGAGGGCGGCGGGCTGAAGGGCCCGCTGTACTGGCTCGCGGCCGCCGCCACCGCGTCTGCGGTCAAGGGCCCGGGCGGCATCCTGGGCAACCTGCTCGGCGGCAACCCGCCCCCGCCACCGCCCGGCATGGAGCCGGTCACGCAGAAGACCCTCGACCTCACGGCCGAGAACCAGGAGCTGAAGGCGAAGCTCTACGCGAACGAGCTGAACACGGCCCAGGTCGCCTGGAACGCCAAGCAGGAAGGCCGCATCGACTGCCTGAAGGAGCAGGTCGCGGAGCTTCGTTCCGCGTTCCGCCTGATGCTCCCCAACTCGAACCTCGCCCCCGGCGTCGGCCCCGTGCAGGTCGTTCCCGTCCCGGCCCCCGCGCCTGACGTGACCACCCTCGCGAATGCCATCGTCGCGGCGATGCCGAAGACGACGCAGCAGGGCCAGGGCTAGTCCCGTGACCGCCGTCGGCGGGAGGCAGCCCGGGCTTCCTCCCGCCGGCGACGGCCAATTCCGGCCCGGCCTAACGAAGGAGAAAAGAGATGAAGGTATCAAGAGAGCTCGCGAGCCAGCGCATCGACGAGTACATGGTGAAGGTCCTCATGCCCAAGCTGAACCGCGGCAAGGAGGACAACGCCGCCCGGTTCAAGATCGGGTGGGCGCACGCGATGGGGATGCTCCGCATCACCGACGAGCAGTTCGCGGACGCGAAGGAGCTAGGGCTCGTCGACGCCGAGGGGAACATCGACATGGACCTCGTGCGCAAGGGCGTCGACGGCGGCATCGCCGCGGCGGGAGGCGAGCTTTTCGTGAAGAAGCTCGGGATATGGCTTTCGGCCGACGACCTGTCCAAGATGATCGGCTACGTCGAGACCGGAGCGCAATAGCTGAAACCGGTTTGTCGCGCCCGGAGGAGAGCCCGGACGCGACGTTTTCCCTGGAGGACATCGGAGATGGCCGACATAATGGCAGACAACCAGACGGAGGCGGTGCTCTCCATGCTCGACCGCGGGGAGGCGGACGACAAGACCCGCGACAAGGTCTCCGCCGCGCTTCTCAGGTCGCAGACGAAGGTGCTGGACGAGCTCGGGAAGATACAGGACAACCTGTGGACGCTCGACAAGCTCGAGGCCCTCGTCGACAGGAGGCACGAGAACCTGTGCTCGAAGTGCGTCCTTCGGACGCCGCAGAAGAAGGAGGGGGGCTGGCTCACGCTCCTGCTCTCCTCCGAGTCCCTGCGGTACTTCGTGCTAATACTCGTCCTCGTGTGGGCGGTCATATACATCAAGACCGGGGCGGAGGGCGTGAACGCGATCCGCGGCGCCGCCACGTCCACGGTGACCGGAGGCGCGAAATGACGAAGGCGTTGGTAGTTGCGGCCATGCTGCTGGCCGCGGTCGCAGGCTGCAAGAGCCGCACGGACGTCCCGAGCGGCGACACGTACCCGCAGCACGAAAGGTGGTGGAAATGAACTTCCGCAAGTCCTACAACCCGGCCGGCCTGAAGATACCCGTCAGGCTCGCAGGCAAGAGGGCCCTCAAGGTATCGGCCAGGTTCGAGGCCCCGAAGGAGCTCCTCCTGGACGGCTACTGCACGCCGGCCGAGGACCAGGGCTCGAAGCCGTGGTGCGCCGCGTACGCCGCGTCGAACTTCGCCGAGAGCGTCCTCTGGCGCATGAAGGGGTTCCGCCAGGAGATCGACCCCGCGCCGGTCTACCGGCACGCGAAGACGATCGACGGCGACCCGACGGGCGACGGCACGTACCTCGAGTGCGCCCTCAAGGGGCTCATCGCGACCAACGTCTTCGGGCGGGAGTGCCTCGTCAAGACGTTCGGCAACTCGTGGTTCGGGTTCGGCGACTCCGAGGGCCTCGACGAGACCAAGTACGCCGTCCACCGCTACGGGTGCTGCCTCGCCGGGTTCAACATCACGGACGAGTGGTTCGCCCCTAAGAACGCCGTCATAAAGGGCGGCCCCGGATTCGAGATGCAGGGCGGGCACGCCGTCCTCGTCTGCGGGTACGACGAGGGCGGGTTCCTCATCATGAACTCGTGGGGGAAGGCGTACGGCAGGGACGGCAAGGTCTACGTCTCGAACAGGGCGTTCGAGCGGCAGTTTATGTACGGCGCGGTGCTGACCCGCGTCTTCGACGGGGCGGAGTAGGATGACCGACTGCGACGTATGCGGTTCCCCGCTTTCGGCGGGCGCGGGCGGAGGGGCCGGGTCGTGGCAGAGCCACGTCGCCGACTTCAACGACCCGCACCGCACGCTCGAGCTCGTGAGGGCGGTCCTCCCGGGGGTCTCCTTCGGCTCCGCCGCGCCGAGCTCCACGGACGGCGCCAAGTCCGGCGACTGGTTCGTGGACCTGACGGCGGGGACGCTGTGGCTATGCCTCACGCAGCAGGGCGGGTCGCTCGCGTGGACGAAGGTCGCCGACAAGTCCCCGTCCGCGCAGGACCTCTCCGCGTACGCGACGAAGGCGATGCTCGCGGACTACGCGACCACTGCCTCGCTCTCCGGCTACCTGCGCCCGTCCGACCTCTCCGGCTACAACTTCGTCACGCAGTCCGCCCTCGCGTCCGCGGTCTCGCCGCTCGCCTCGAAGACGTACGTCGCGACCGCGATCTCGGCGGGCGGCTTCCTCACGCAGGCCGCGGCCGACGCGAGGTACGTGCTCGCCGGCGACGCGGCGGAGTACGAGTACGTCACGCGGACGCAGCTCTCGGAGGCGCTCGCGGGCTACCTCTCGGCGTCCGCGGCCGCGTCCACGTACCTGACGGCGGCCGCCGCCGACGCGCCGGACGGGTTCCTGCGCAAGAACGCGGCCCTCCCCTACGTCACCCCGGTGCAGCTCTCGGCCGCGCTCGCGGGCTACGCCCTCACGACGTCGCTCTCCGGGTTCGTCACCCAGACGGCGGCCGACGCGAGGTACGTGCAGGCGGGGACGGGGACGGGCGCCGTCGTGACCGTGGGCGCCCTCAACGCGGCCCTCGCGTCGTACCTGCGGACGGTCGACGCGCCGTCGTCGCTGGGCCTCTCCGGCTACCTGACCGTGTCCGCCGCGGACGCGCCGGGCGGCTTCGTCAGGAAGACGGACTTCGCGACGGCGGCGTCCGCGGCGGGGCTCGTCACCGCCTCCGCCCTCTCGTCCGCGCTCGCCGCGTACGTGACGCAGGCGAACGTCGAGTCCGTAGTGAACGCGAAGGTGGCGGCGGTGGCCGAGAACTTCGCGACGGCGGAGGACCTCGCCGACCTCGCCTCGAGCATCGCGGTCGAGAAGGGGAACGGGACGGCGCTCGCCGTCCTCGAGCTGGACGGCGGGAAGTTCAAGCCGACCGCGCGGTCCAACAACCTCGTCGTCCTCACGGGGAGCACGGACGAGATCCCGCTCCTCATGCCCGTCCGCTCGGAGGGCGCGGCCCGCGACTTCATACTGACCGTGGCGTTCGACCGCGGGACCTCGATGTGGGCCGGGACGTCGTTCGAGGTGCTGCCCGAGACGAGGCAGTCCGAGACCGTGCAGTGCAGGTTCTACTCCGCGACCGACGGCGTGTTCGAGGTGGACGCGTCGCTCTTCGACCTCGACGGCCAGATGGTCGTCTTCGGGTTCACCGAGGTGGCCGACGGGAGGTTCCTCGTCTCGAGGAAGGTAGTGACGGAACAGGGGGCGTAGCGTGGACTCCGCCGCCGCGTACAGCACGACGCTGCCCGACGAGGGCGCAGCCGCGTGGGACGGGGTCGCGTTCGCCGGCCGCGCCGTCGTGTCGGCCGCGGACGGCAGGTACTCCTTCGAGGTGTTCAGCGTATCGGGCAGCGGCGACGTCGTGTTCGACTTCGGCGACGGCGAGACGCATACGGTGACGTTCCCCTCCGGCACGACGAAGCTCGACGGCGAGGTGGTGGACGACCGCTCGACCCCGCTCTTCCGGCACGAGTACGCGGCGGACGGCGTGTACGAGATCCGCGTCACCGGCGACCTCACGAGCATCGGCCTCACGGGCAAGCACCGCCCGTCCGGGAGCGCGAACACGTACTCGACCGCGCACTCCGTCGTCGACGAGACCGCGGCCCTGCACGAGATACTGCACATGCCGCAGAAGCCGGAGAAGTTCGACATGATCGGCTGGTGGTCGGTGGACACGGCGGTGGTCGACTCCGACAGGCTGACGTGGCAGCTGCCGTGGTTCGAGTACAGCGGGAGCTCCGTCACCGAGATGTACGGCGTGTCCGGCCCGCGCAAGCTCGTGATGCGGAACCTCCGCGACGCGAGACCGTTCGACAGCATCCCCATGTTCTACTGGCCGACGGTCGCCCTGTACATGCTGGAGGAGTTCTGGGCCCCGAGCGTCAGGGGGTTCGGCGACGTGGCGCACGCGGCGGGGTACACCACGACCACGCCGTTCGGGTTCTGCGACAACCTGAAGCTCCTGTACCTCCCGTCGCTCACGAGCATCGCGACGCGGATGTTCGTCTCCGCCGCCGCGGAGGGCGTGAAGATATACGTCGGGCGGCTCACGTCCGTGCATGCCGAGGCGTTCGGGTCCGACAACTCGTCGCACATGCCGACGTTCGTCACGGCGGGGCACTGCAAGGCCGAGCTCTTCTGCGGGAACGAGAGGCAGGAGGTCCTGAACATGGGGTTCCCGTTCGGGGCCTCGTACCTCAAGTGCCACTGCACCGACGTCACGTTCGACAACGAGGGGAGGTTCTGGCGGAACTCCGACGGGAGGCGCGTCGACTCGCAGGGCAGGCTGGTGGACGACCAGGGCCGCTTCGTGGACGAGGCCGGTCACCTGATCAAGTACCACGAGGACCTCGCGAGGTGGATCACGTGCGACGAGCACGGCTTCTACGTGGACGATGACGACCTCCCGATAGACCCCGTGACGGGGTTCTGGGTCGACCGCGAGGGGCACGTGTGCGACACGCACGGCAGGAAGTGCGACACGCTCGGCAACCTCGTCGCCTACAGGTACTGGAACCCCGGCAGCGTCGACGACTCCATGCAGTCCGCCTGGTACGCGGACGACAACTACGGCGAGCCGGGCGACTACAGGAACGTCACGGTCGCGGAGTACGGTCCGTATTGGCAGTACGTCGTCGACAGGCTCGGCGGAAAGGTGGCGGCGCGCGGAAACGTGAATCTCGGCAACGGCCTGTACGAGTCCGGCGACCCGAGGGCCGACATGTGGTACGAGAACGTACTCACGGAGGACGGCTACATCGACTACTACGACGCGAAGGGCTTCCTCCGCGCCCGCGAGCGCAGCTACGAGGACGGGGGCGCGGTGTACTCCGTCGTGTACGACGGTGGCAGGGGGTGGCACCTGGAGCTCTACTCGAGCGGGGAGGGCGGATGATCGAGTCCGAATCAGACTTCGCCCTCGTGAACGTGAACCCGTTCAAGGCGTTCTTCGACGAGTTCGAGTCGTACCCTGCCCGCGCCGACGCCGCGGACGGGATGCCCTACGATTCCCTTTCCGACCTCGAGGGTCTCCTCGACCCCCCGCTCAAGTGCCTCGATCCCGCGTGGCTCACGGAGATCGTGCGCGAGGTGGAGTGGTTCAGGCGTAACGGGTTCGGGGGGAGATACAGTGCGTCCTCTTGGCTGTCTAATCCCGGACCGGACCAGGTGGTGTCTACCAATGTGGCCGGCACAAAGCAGCCGCCGGTCGTGCTGAAGGATTTTTTGGAGGAAGCGAGGACGACCATACGGGGGTGGGCGACGGCGTGGGAGGGAGACTCATGCCCCGTCGGGGTGGTGGTCGAGGAGGATGCGGTCCCTACGGAGTGGACGTCGATCGGCGCGATCAGAATGGAGTGGGAGACCAGCAACACGTCGCTGTTCACGCCGAGATTCGAGGACAACGACGGGCTTGGGCTCCCTTACGGGGCGGACAGCTACGAGGTTCCGAGCAGCGACTTGGACCCGCTTGCAGGGTACAAGCGGCTCATGGCGAAGGCCGCGGTGCGCGATTTCCTTTCGATCAGGTTGTTTGACCGCGAGATGCCGGATGACGACTTGGACATGCCGGAGTTCGCCTGGCAGGAGACGGACGACCAGTTCGAGGACGGAGATGACAAGAGCGGCGTGAGCGTCAAGTATCTGTCGCGACAGCTCCTTGCCCCGCACTCCGACTGCGAGAAGGCGACCGTGCTCTTTGTGCCTCTCGGCGCGACGGCGCAGGAGCTCGACGCTGTCGACAAGCTGGATCGAACAACAGGACAGACCGAGACGAACGGACGGCACAAGACCCACGACGACTGTTCCGACGGGTGCGGGACGATCCATTCCGGTCCCGGGTCTTCCAGTTCGCTGGACAGCACAGCGGACACCACCGTGACCGCGTCTGTCCCAGGTGGCTGGGCTTGCCCGCCGGACCGCGTGCCCGCCGTGATTGGTCCCGTCGGACCATTCCCGACCAGGTACTCCTTTAGCTGCGTGACGGAATACGAGGCACATCGCATCAACTCGTGCCACCATGCGACGAGCCCCTGCCCGATCTACACGCACGCCGTCGAGGAGTTCTGGGGCAGCCGGACCAGCAAGGACAGGAGCATCTCGTACGAGGGGACGCCGACTGGGATGACGTGGCCGTGTGAGCTGCCGGAGTGGATCGAGGCCGACGATGTGCATGTCGTGATGGTCGCGTCGTCGCGGAGGCTGAAGAACGAACTGTCACGCAAGAAGATTCTCACGAACCCCACGACGGGGGCCCTTACGGACTTCAAGACGCTGAAGGGGGAGCTGGACTCCGCACTGTATGTCGCCGCGGTGCCCGCGGAATACGACGGGCATTACCTCACGGTGTCCGAGATACCCGACGTGCCGCAGCCTTCGGGCGGGACGCAGGTGGACGTTCCGGGGCTCGATCTGTATCAGGAGCCGACGGAACCGTCCGGCGACGTGGCGGAGTGGGGTTCCGACAAGATGGACGAGGACGCGGCTGGCATCGTCGCCGTCCTCGGCGTCGTCGCGAAGGTGAAGTTCAGGGCAAGCGTGAAGGAGGACTAGGGACATGTCCGACGAAAACTGCAACGTGTGCGGATCGCCGCTCGCCTCGCTCGGCGGGGAGGGGACGGCGCTCGCGCAGCACATACTCGACCACAACGACCCGCACAGGACGCTGGCGCTGGTGCCGACCATCGAGCTCGGGATCGGCGCGCCGTCGTCCGCGCAGGGCCACAGGAGGACCGACCTCTACATCGACCTCGCCGCGCAGCGCGTGTACGTCGCGAACGGCTCCGGGGAGTCGATGGTGTGGGCGCCGGCCACGCCGGCCGCAGGCGTCACGCCCGTCCAGCTGACGTCCGTCCTCGCGGGGTACGTGTCGAACGCGTCGCTCGACGCGAGGCTAGCCGGGTACGTCCCGACGACGGGGCTCTCCGGCTACGCGAGGACGTCCGACCTCGCCGCGTACGCCACGCTCTCGGCGATGCAGACGGCCTTGCAGGGCTACGTGCAGGTGAGCCGCATCTCCGACTACGGGTTCGTCGACTCGGCGGCGCTCTCGGCGGCGCTCGCCTCCTACGTGACGCGGACCTCGCTCACGGCGCTCCTCTCGACGTCGTACCTCACGCGGACGTCGGCGGCGACCACGTACGCGACGAAGGAGGAGCTGTCGGCGTACCTCCCGCGCTCGGAGGTCTCCGGCGTCCTCGAGGGCTGCGTGTTCCGCACGAGGAGCGGGGGCGGCGAGTGGCCCGTCCTGAACCTCGACACGATTCTCCAACCGTACGTCCAGAGGTCGGAGCTGTCCGGGTACGTGACCCCGGCGTGGCTGCTGACCAATGGTTATGTCAACTCGGAGGCGCTCGCGTCCGCGCTCGCGTCCTACGTCACGGGTTCCGCGCTCTCGGCCGCGCTCTCGACGTACCTCACGCAGACGGCGGGGGACGCGCGCTACCTGAAGCTCGAGAACTACCCTGGCCCCGCCGACCTCCCGACCGGGATCATGGGCGCGGTGTTCCGGTCCCCGACGTCGCCCGGCGTGTACCCGGAGCGGAATCTCGACGTCGTGCTCCAGGGCTACCTCGCGAAGTCCGAGGCGGCGTCGACCTACGTGACGCGGACGTACCTGTCGGGGCTCGGCTACGTCACGGGCTCCGCGCTTTCGGCTGCCCTCGCGTCGTACATAGACTCGGCGGCGCTCTCGACGGCGCTCTCGCCGTACCTCACGAAGACCGGCGCGGCGTCCACGTACGTGACCCCCGCGTACCTCGCGTCGAACGGCTACCTCCGCTCGGGCGACGGCAACACGTTCGTGTACCGGACGACGGCGGGCGCGGAGCTGAACCTCGACACGGTCCTCGCCTCGTGGCCCGCGCGGTCGATCACGGCGACGGAGGCGAAGCCCCCGGCCGCAAGCGCCGTGTTCGCCGCGCTCGCGCAGAGGGACGCGACGGTAGCGGCGTTGCAGACGCAGGTGAACAACCTGTCCGTGACGGGCGGGCAGTCCGCCGTCATCAACGTCATCACGGAGCCGGCGGGGCTGCCGTCGAACACGGGCCTCATCCCCGTCGACGACAAGGCCGTGAACACGATCGTCATGTCGGGCGCGTGGCTGGCGCGCGTCTCGAACGTCCTCACCGTCGCCGTTCCCGACGCGTACCAGAACGGGACGGTCGCGCGCGACTTCCTCGTCGTCCTCGACTTCCCGTCCGACGCGGGGTCGGGCCAGGTCCCCGTCACGTTCGCCGGGTTCGTCACGAGGGCCGGGGCCGCCGTGTCGAAGTTCTCCTACACGGCGACGGGGCTCTTCTCGATGTCCGGGATCGCGTACGGCATGAAGGTCGTCTACGCGCTCACGGAGCTCCGGCCCGGAGTGTTCGCCGTCACCCGCAAGAACCTGTACGAGGTGTAGCCGATGTTCCACGCCATGCGATTCGCCGGGTTCTCGGAGGACGGCTCCGCGCCGCTGCCGGCGCTGAACCTGTGGTTCCGCGCGACGGCGCCGTTCCAGTCGTCCAGGTCCGCGGCGTCGCAGCAGCCGTACGCCACGTACGGGGGCGGGCCGCGCACGTCGCTCCCCGGCTCGTCCACGAAGTACTACTTCCAGACGAACCTCGCCGGGACCGTGGACGTCGTCGCCGACGACGTGTTCACGGCCGTCGCGCTCGCGAACCCCGACGACTCGAACGACATCGCGTCGAAGCTCCTCGAGGTGAAGGCGATCAACTCGACGGCGGCCGCGCTGGGCGCGCGGGCGTTCCTCGACTGCGGGAGGCTCGGCCCGAGGTTCGAGCCGCTCTACTACGGATCCGGGCTCTCGCTCGGCGAGAGCTGCTTCGAGGGGTGCTACGGCATCCGCGAGTTCGCCCCGAGGTTCCTCGCGAAGGTGACGTCGTCCGGCGTCGCGGCGTTCGCCCGCTGCACGTCGCTCCGCACGATAGACGGCATGTCCGCCTTCGACCCGTGCGCCGAGAGGAGCTTCTACCGGTGCGCGTCGCTCCTCTCGCTACAGGGCGGGTTCTCCGCCGCGACGACGTTCGGCGAGAAGTGCTTCGACGGGTGTTCGTCCCTCCGGACGCTGTCGGGCGTCCCGTCCACGCTGGAGGAGCTCCTCCCGTACTGCTTCGCGAGATGCACGTCGCTCTCGGACATCACGGCCCTCGCGTCGACGGCGGTCACGGAGTTGCCGAAGGGGTGCTTCTACAGGTGCGCGTCCCTCGCTTCGCCGAACTGTGGGGCCGGGAGCGGGATCACCGTGTTCGGCGAGTCGTGCTTCGAGGACTGCTCGTCGCTCGTCTCCATGGCGGGGACGCCCGCCGGACTGGAACGGGCGGACGACAGGTGTTTCGCGAGGACGCCCGTCGCGTCCCTTTCCGGGCTTCCGTCCACGCTGGAATACATGGGGAAGGAGTGCTACGACGCGTGTGACCTTTTGCCGTCGCTTGCGGGTCTTCCGACGTCTCTCACCTCTATCGGCGAGCGGTGCTTCAGAGGCAGCTACGGCGAGGATCACCCGGCGGAGACCCCGCCGGAGAAGGTTTCGACAGAGTGGGGCCTTCACGACATCTCGCGATTCGAGGACGTGGTTCCCGGGATGACGCGCCTGGAGATTCCGGGAGGGTGCTTCACGGGGGACAGGATGATACGCGCGCTCCCGGACCTCACCGGCCTGACGGACACGCTGCATGTCGAGCCCTATGCGTTCTCCGGGTGCTCCGGCCTCGACTCGCTCGCCGGGCTCCCTGCCAACGTCGAGCTGAAGGAGGGCGCGTTCATGGACTGCTTCCGCGCGCCGCACGACTGGTTCGAGCTGGACGAGACGGAGACGCCGCCGATCATCGTGAGGAGGACGAGGTGGTGCGGTCTCTACGACGTCGACATGTCGGGATGGGCAGACACCGTGACGAAGCTCCCGGCGCGGTGCTTCCAGGGGTGCGGCGCGCTCGCCGAGCTCCCGCCGCTTCCGCCGAAGCTGATGGAGATGGGAGACTATTGCTTCGCGTACTGCACGGGAATGAAGAATCTCGACAGCCTGCCCGACCTAGACGTCCATGTGGTCGATGCGTCCACGCACTTCAACGACGGCGACCCGGTCGTGGCGGAGTACCCGAAGTTCGGCGAGTGGTGTTTTGCCGGGTGCGGGACGGAAGTTTCCCAGCAGCAGTGGGTGTTTTTCAACAATCGAGCCAACCCCCCGGCGATCGGCCACCTCCAGGACATCGGGGGCCTGGTCGCGCTATGCGACAGGCTGGAGCTTGAGGGGCTGTCGCGCATGTCGTCCTCGTCCAGCGGGGTGATGCACAATCTGCTCGGCTTCCTGTATGACGTCACCGTCGCTGACATGGATTCGATCGTGGGCTACGACGTGTACACGCAGTTCTGCCAGGACGAAGGCGGGATGTGGGAGCTTCGCTCCACCGGTGACGGCTTCTTCTACTACAGCGCGGAGCTGATGGTCATGGCGGGCGTCGTGGAGACGGCGTCGAAGATGGCCCCCGACGGGTTCGTCGTGTTCACCGGCGAACTGACCGAGGTTCTTGACGCGTCGCATCCTTATGCCAGCAACGGTGCTAGGCACACGGTCGTCGGTATTCAGCTGCCGGGCCAAACGTCTACGCTGTGCAATCTCTGGATGTGCTGTCCTGGCGTGAACGACGACGTGGTGTTCTATGACATCCCGTTGAACGTGGACGGCAATGTGGTCAAGGAGGTGACCAAGACTGCCAATGGCGGCTCGACCACCCTCAAGATCGTGTACACCATAAGGATCGAGGACGCGAAGATGAAGGCGGTCTCGGCAGAGGTGCAGCGCAACGGGCACATAGTCGTGAACGCGAGCCTCGACCGGCGGCAGTACCAGCCTTCGCCGACGAAGGAGGGGCAGGCGATCAACTTCATGCGGTTCATGGTCTACGTGGCCGCCGCGCTGGTGTCCAAGGTGAACGGCGGGAGCATAACGCCGTATTTCTGCGACGACATGGACATCTCCTCGCTGGAGACGTACGTGCTGTCGAAGCTGACCGACGGCGGCGCCGCGCTGTCGGCGCTGCACGACCTGAACATGGTGACGCCGGCCTCGATGCTGTCCGCGCACTGCTTTGACGGGTGTTCGTACCTGGCCCCGACCGCTTACCCGTTTCTTATCGAGGACGTCCCGCCGTTCTGCTTCGCCAATACCGCCGTGGCATCGCTTTCTCCGTTCAGCCACGTGCGCACCGTCGGGGCGGGAGCGTTCATGAACACACCGCTTACGGCGCTGACGGGGTTTCCGTCGAAGGTTCCGTTCGTCTCGTCACAGGCTTTCCGCGGATGCGAGAGCCTGGCGACGGCCGGCGGCGTGCCGCGCGGAGTCTCTTCCTTCGGCTCGTACGCGTTCGCCGGCGCGGTGGCGCTTGCCGACGTGAAGTGCGCGGTGGAGGACAAGTGGCCCGAGCTGTACTCCGCGGCACCCATATTGTGCAAGGAGCTGTGGAGGGCGTCAGGCGAACGGTCGGCGGAAGATCTGGTGACGAGCTATCCGCCTCTCGCCGCTTTCACATCCGCTCGCGCCGTCACGCACTTTGGGGCGTCGTGCTTTGAGGGAGACACGAGTCTGTCGGACTCTGCGTTTACGGCAGAGCTGGAGGCTTCGTCGTCTGCGACGGCTGTGCAGAGGGTACGGGACGCGCTGTCCGACTATGATGTCTATACTAGCTCCTACCCGCGTTCGTCCGGCATGGATTTCACCATAGCGTTCCATCTTGCCGATGATCTCGATTTTATTGTGCGGGTCAAGGACGACCCAAGCACGTCTGGGCCTCCCAAGCTGGACGCGCATGGGGTGCCGGTCACTCCGTCTTCGGCTTCCGACTATGCTGCGGCGCTGGCGAGCGTGTCCTGTGAACAGTCCAGGACAGGTGGGTATATCTACTCGTACGACGGGACGTCGGACAGTACGCTTGTGGCGTTGCGTTCGTACGATCCCGACGAGTACGCGCCTTCGGAGTCCTGGGACCCGGAGGCCGTCGCTCCCGCGAGAAGCCGGCCGGATGAGACAGGCTTCTCCCCTGTGTCCATATCCACAGACGGGTACGTGAGACTCGTCCTCGAGACGGAGGGCCGGAGGTTCGAGACGCTCGTGAGCGTGAAGGTCGACCGCGCGGTGAGCGGCAATACTGTCACCGGGGCCACGGCGATGATCACCGGTGTAGCCGTGACCGACCTCGGCAGCGTGTGGCCTGGCTACCCCGTCGCCGAGGCGACGACGAAGTACTCCGCCGTCCCGCTCCTCAATTCGGTCGGCGCGTCGTGCTTCGAGGGCTGCACCGGGCTGGGTTCCCTCGACTGGATCCCGTTCGGCGTCACGCAGTTCCCGGTCCGGTGCTTCGCGGGCGTACCGTTCACGCACTCGCTTCAGTACACGGTCCCTGTTCCGGGGCTCGCCGGGTGGTCGTCGCCCACCGTGGACGCGTACAGGGACGCGATAGACGACCTGTGCGGCTCGTCGAAGTTCTACGTGCAGGAGATCGACGGGGACAATGACTACATCCCCGAATCCCTCAAGCTGTACGTGAACTGGGACGATACCGACTACATCCTCCTCAACGTGACGTACACGACGGTGAACGGCGTCCTCGTCCCGTCGCTGGCGCTCGACTCCGACCATGCGGCCACGGCGAGCCTGAATGGAGACGTGACGATCTCCACGTCCGGCTACGATTTCCCCTACGGGGCCGACGCCCCGTCGTTCGGGAGCACGTCCGGGCTCTCCGGCCCGGTTGAGGTTCTGGGCGTGCAGGGCAACGTCGCGACGCTGAAGGTCGGCGCGCTCACGATGACGTTCACCGTGACGAACTTGGCTGCGGACTCGTCGTACGTGAGTCTGCATTACACTCGGGGCTACGTGTCGTGCCCGCCGTACGACGCCATGAAGTACGCGTTCCAGCAGCTGCAAGCGTCGACGACGGCGTTCGTGTCTGACGTCTGGTACGACATGGTGCTCGGCGCCGAGGCGCTGCGGCTTGCGTTCGACCGCAATACAGGGACGTGGACCGCCACGTACCAGATGTTCGATGTCCCCGTCTCCTCCGCCGCGAACGCGCCCGAATGTGAGTTCAGCATCTGGAGTTGGCTGACCGCGGAGAGGCGCATGGACCAGGAGGCGCAGCAGCGGTTCTGGTTTCAGGCGACCGTACCCCAGCTCGCCGGAGACACGGCCGATGCTCCCAGCCGTGTGATGTATGCCTTCGCGAATGTGAAGGCCCTGCCCGTCGCCGTGAAGGCGAACTCCGTCGCCGTGCCGCCGTGGGTGTACTCCATCGGCAAGGACTGCTTCACCTTCAAGGGCTTCGAGGACGCGCAGGAGAAGCTGGAGGCCCTCTACATCGACAAGTCCCCGAAGGACATCCGGGACATGCCGAACTACCCGTGGGGCGTCCCGTCCGGGTGCGCCATCTGCTCGACGATGGGCGGCGTGGTGTACGTGGCCCCGTGATTTTGGTATAATAGACGCGCAAAGGAGAATCCTATGAACAGCAACGACATCATCAAGAAGATCTACGCGGCCCTCGTCAAGAAGGCGGCGAAGAAGAGCTTCGAGGACAAGAACACTAAGGTGGCCCTCGAAGTCGGAGGCGACGTCGCGGCCATCGGCCAGACGTGGATCGCTTCGTTCAAGGACGGGAACGTCGACGCGACGGAGGAGCAGAACCTCAACGCCGTGTTCGGGGCGACCGTCGACAAGTGGGTCCCGAAGCAGAGCGGGGTGGGCGTGAGCCTCCTCTGGAACGGCTTCTCGCTCTTCGGCATCGGCTGGAAGGGCCTCAAGCACTACCTCGAGAAGTGGTTCGACCTGGAGCTCGACTGATGAAGCGCGTCGTGTTCGGGTGCGTGGCGGCGGCCCTGCTCGCGCTTGGCTGCCGCTCCATCTCGGTCCACAAGCACGACCCCGTCGTGTACGTCCCGCCGGGGCAGACGAACGTCGTCTGCATCGTCGAGGGCGGGTGGGACGCGAGCTACTACTCGTACGGCGTATGGACGTCGTTCGGGTCGCTCGGCGTCACCATCGGCACGAACGTCGTCTCCCTCGCGCTCAACGACCTCAACTCCGACGTCTCCACGAACCACACGCAGATCATCGTGGCGGGCGGCGAGGCCGCGGGCGAGATCGCGGAGGCGATCATCAGGGGGCTCAAGAAGGTCCCGTGACGTACAAGTGGAGACACGGGGTCGACTGGCCCGCCGAGATGCACGACGCCTTCATCGACCTCACGGTCGCGAAGAAGTGGCGGCAGTTCAAGGCGCAGTACGGCGTCGAGTTCAAGGACCCCTGGGTCCCCATGCTCGACGCCGCGAAGGCCCTCATACCCGAGCAGTACTTCAAGGTCCCGCCCTGGACGGAGGAGCACTTCCACGACTGGGTGATGGCCGAGAAGGGCTGCATCACGTGGGGGTGCGCCTCGTGCGGCAAGTCGAACGACTACGGCCTCCTGATGCTCCTCGACTGGATCACCGACCCGTTCGACACGGTGATCCGCCTCGGCTCGACGGACAAGCAGTCCCTCAAGTCCCGGTCGTGGAACGCGGTCGTCACGTACTTCGCGGCGCTCCGCCGCAACAAGCTCGGGCTCGCCGTCCCGGGCAAGTTCTCCAAGTCCGGCTACGCGATCCTGAACGACGACGCGGACGACTCGCCCGAGTCGATCGGCGAGAAGGCCGGGATCGTCGGCGTCGCCGTGAACGACAGCGAGGACTCCGGCAAGTTGCAGGGCGCGCACGCGCGGTACGTCCGCCTTGTCATCGACGAGCTCGCGACCATCACCCACCACGACAACATTAAGAAGGCGATGCAGAACCTCCGCGTGGGCGCGGAGGACTTCCGGTTCTTCGCCCTCGCGAACCCGGCGTCGTGGGAGGACGAGTCGTGCCAGTACTGCGTGCCGCCTGGCGGCGCCGCGTCGGTGGACGTGAACACCGGGCTCTGGACGTCGACGCGCGGGTTCCTGGTCCGGCACCACGACGGCCTCAAGTGCATAACGGTGGTGAAGCCGGAGACCTCGAAGGAGTTCCCGTTCCTCATAACGAAGGAGGTCGTGGACGCGAACCTCGCCGACTGCGACGGGAACGAGGACGCGCCCGTCTACTGGCAGATGGTGCGGGGCTTCCCCGTCCCGTCCGGCTCGAACGTCCCGACGGTGCTCGACGTCCGCACCGCCGCCCAGAACCACGTGACCGACACGGTCGACCTCTACTCGCCCGACCCGATCGTCGCGGTCGCGGCCGGCATCGACCCCGCGTGGTCGGAGGGAGGCGACGGGGCCGTCCGCGCGAGGTGCTTCCTCCGCCGGGACGTGGTGGGGCGCCCCTACCTCGACTTCACGAACGGGCTCCAGCGGCTACAGATCCACGCGACCGACCCGCGCCCGCCCGTCCAGCAGATGCGCGACCAGGTGATCGACATCATGCGCAAGCCCTACGAGGCGTCGTTCTACAACACGGCCGTCGACTCGTCCGCGAACCAGGGCCTCGCCGACGACCTCCTCATCTACGCGGGCGCCGACTGCCTCGGCGTGAACAACTCGGTGAGGGCGTCCGACACCCCGATGCGGGCCAACGACCCGCGCCCCGCGAAGGACGTCGTGTACGACAGGGGCACGGAGGCGTGGTGCGTCCTCGCCGACTTCTGCAAGGCGGGGATGGTGCGCGGGCTCCCGCTCGAGGCGCTGCGGGCGCTCACGACCCGGCGGTTCGCGACGAGGGGCGCGACGGGCGCGGTCGTCTCCCCGCTCCGGCTCGAGGAGAAGAAGGTATTCAAGGTCCGGTTCAAGAAGTCTCCGGACGAGTGCGACGCGTGCGCGCTCGCGGCGCTCATCGTCAAGGAGCGCCTCGGCGTCTCCCCGTTCGGCTCGATGCCCGTCATGGAGCCGCAGGCCCTCGTCTCCGTCCAGCCCGTGAAGCCCCTGATCTCCGTGCCGGCCGAGGAGACGTGGGCGGGCGGGTTCCCCGAGGACGAGGGCTACGCCTGCCGCGATTGACCCGCACGTCTCGATATGGTATAATTATGGCGTTTTCCCCCATGAAGTCTCGTGATTCCATAAAGCTCGAACAGGCCAGGGCCTGGATCACCTCCGCCAAGGACAGGTGGCGCTTGCAGGTGCTCTCGAAGCGCCTGCGGCTGAGGAAGGACGGGACGCGCAAGGAGATACCGACGCGCATACGCCGGTTCCTCGAGGGCGTGCCGTGGGCGTTCGTGAAGCCCGCCATCGACTTCCTCCTCGAGCAGGCCCCGTACACCGGCGTCATCGCGAACGGCGTCGACTTCGAGACCGCGTACCGCCCGACCCTCACCCTGTGGCAGCGCGACGCGCAGGCCGCCGCCGTCGGCGCGGTGAGGCCGGACGCGACGTACACCCTCATCCAGGACCTCGTCGAGTTCGACAACAAGGACGCGTACAAGCTCGGGTCGTCGAGCTCCTGCTCGGAGACGGTCGAGACCGACTACGTGTGGGACGCGGGCGACATCGAGGACATCCCCGAAGGCGGGCAGGGCGTCACTTACGCGATCGCCGCCGTCAACCGCAAGGAGGACGGGACGTTCGACTACCAGGTCGTGAAGCGCGTCGCGCTCACGCAGCACGTCCCCGAGACAACCGTGCAGGACGACGCGACGAAGATCGTCACGCACGAGCTGTGGGACAACGTGTACACCGACTCGTCGGGACGGTACGTCGACCAGACGGGAGCGCTCCTCGACATCCCCGCGGCCGGCACGTCCGGCGGCACGTCGGTGCGGATCGAGGGCCTCCTCGAGAACGCCGACTGCACGCTCAAGTTCCAGGTCGTGAGGGAGTCCAACAAGGCCGCGACCGTCCGCGACTCGTCCACCCACACGCAGTACGAGGGCCAGCACGAGGAGGCGGCGACCGGCGCGGTCGTGCCGCTCGGCATCGCGCCCGACGCCTCCGGCGGTGTCATTCGCGACTATGATTCGCAGCTCCAGCCGGACGGCACCTTCACCGTGCAGCGCAAGGTGAAGGTCGAGCGCCCGGTGAGCCAGTCTTCCGTCGAGGTGCGCGTGGGCCGCAAGGGCAAGCGCACCACCGTCGTCAACACCAACCAGTCCGCGCCCGTCAGCACGACCGACGTGGAGGTCGGGGGCGCGGCCCGGTACGAGAAGACGCCGGGCGGGCTCTACAACAACACCGTCACCACGTTCGACAGGACCGATCCGGTCGTCGCGGGCGACCGCTGCAAGGAGGACCTCTTCTCCCACGTCGACTCGAAGACGACGGGCGGCGCGACGATGCCGGAGGACGACGACCACGTCGAGGGCGGCGGGGTCGGCGGCAAGATCGTCTCCCGTGACACCGACATGGACGAGGAGGGCGCGGTCACGCAGACCCTCACCGTCGAGCAGGAGAAGGGCGTCGAGAAGGCGGAGGAGCGGTGGGAGGTCTCGCTCGACGGCGTGACCCACACGAAGACCGACCGCAACCAGCCAGCGTCGGCCGCGGGCTCCGCGCCCGCGTTCGCGATCGCCAACATCGGCAAGACCATAGTCAACAAGCGGACGCCCGGCGGGCTCTACGACGTCACGGTGGTCGAGGTGGACCGCACGACGGGCGCGCTCGACATCCGCGCCACGTGCCGCTCCGACGTGTTCTCGCACGTCGACTCGAAGTCGACGACCGACCCGGCAGGCACGGTCGACCCGACCGCGCACGTCAGGGCGGCGGGCGGCGGCTACGTCTACGAGAAGTCCTCCGAGCTGAACAGGAACGGCTCTGTCACGCGAACCGAGACGACCACGAAGGAGAACGAGCACGAGGCGGGGAAGACCTACCGCAAGACCCTGCGCGGGACGATCACGACGACCGTCACCCGCAACACGTCCACTGCCGCCGTGAAGCCCGTGCGCATCGGCGAGACGCAGGCGCACGAGGTGACGCCTGGCGGGCTCTACAACCTCACCGTCACGGAGGTCGAGGCCTCCGCGACGCCCGACTCCGCGAGGTGCGCGAAGACCATCTTCGAGGAGGTGGACGACGCCGTCACGATGACGGACGAGGGAATACCGAGCAGCTTCCACGCGGCCGCCCCCGACGCGGGCGCGGGCACGTACCAGACGAAGACCGCCGACACCGACGAGTACGGCTTCACGAAGATCGTCGAGCGCACCACGACCGAGAAGCCGGTGACGGAGGCGCAGCTCTCGTACCGCCGCACCACGCGCGGGCTCGTCACGACGCGCGTCGACCGCAACGTCACGACCGCCGCGACCGACCCCGGCACGGGGCACCCCGGCGAGTCGAAGTCCCACGAGAAGACGCCGAGCGGGAGGTACAACCTCACGACCGTCACCGTCACCGCGAGCTCCAACCCCGACTCCCGCCGCTGCGCGAAGACCGTGTTCGAGCACACGGACGACGTGGTGTCGATGGCGACGTCCCTCTCGAGCGAGCACGCCGAGGCCGGGAACGGCAGCTACGGCACGGTCGACGAGCAGATGGACGAGTACGGTTTCGTCCGCAAGGTGAAGCGCACGACGACCGAGACCGAGCAGGTGGCGAGCCACACGTACCGCCGCACGGCGCGCGGCCTCATCAAGACGACCGTGACGCGCAACACCGCGACGACCGCCGCCGACCCCGGCGAGACCGCCGTCGGCTGCACGCAGTCCGACGAGATGACGCCGGGCGGGCGCTACAACCTCACCGTGACGGAGCCCACCGCCTCCTCGAAGAAGGACGCCGCGCACCACGCGCGCACGAAGTTCGAGGACGTGGACGACGCGGTCGTCATGTCGACGGGCGAGGTGGACGACAACGCCCCGACGCGCGCCGACGGCACGACCGTCATCAAGGACTCGACGCTCGACGACTACGGCTTCGTGAAGACGGTGACGCGCACCACGACCGAGAAGGCCGTGCAGCAGGCGCGCGTCGAGTACCGCCGCACGAGGCGCGGGCTCATCACGACGACCGTCGACCGCAACGTCACCACGACCGCGCAGGACCCCGGCGAGTCGAACGTCGGGTGCAGCCAGAGCCACTCGTACAACCCCGGCGGCACGACCGACTTCACGAAGGTGGAGCTACAGGCCTCCGCGAAGGAGGACTCCGCCTACTGGTCGCAGGACCTCTACTCGACCGTGAACGACGAGGTGGAGATGAGCGAGGGCGAGGTCGACAAGACCGATCCCGGCGTCGTCTCCAAGGGCACGGGCTACTACCACACCAAGACCTCGGAGCTCGACGACTACGGCTTCGCGAAGACGGTGACGCGCACGACGACGGAGAAGAATGTCCCCGACGCGAGGATCAACTTCGAGGCCGACCACTTCCGCAAGACGGAGGTGCGGACCGATGCCAACAAGTCGTCGCCTGACGTGACGGCGCTCGATGAGCTCACGGGCGGATCGCACGGCCTGCTCACGATGGGCAAGCAGATCAACTACAACCGTGGCGGTTCCGCCGACGAGGTGGTGACGAAGGTCACGCCGATCCACCGGGCGTGGGACGACGAGGTCAGCACGCAGTTCGTCGAGGGCAAGACGTTCTATTTCAGGAACGCGACGATCACGGAGCGCAACGCCGTCCGCGACGCGGCGCAGCAGTACTTCGACGCCAAGTGCCAGTCTACTGGGCTCATCGGGCTCGCGACCAACGCGCCCTCCGCCGCGTCGTTCACCCCATCGTGTGTCCTGAACCAGTACGGCCTCTATGACGGCCAGTACTCCGCGATGTTCCACTGGGACGTGTCGAGTGGCGGCAAGGACGTCGACAAGGCTAATGACTGGACCTTGCAGGCCGAGTGGGATTACACGCTCGTGTCGTGCAACATGACCCCGGTGTTCGACAACGAGACCGGCGCCGTGACGGGCTACCGCCAGGTGACGGTGTCCCGCGACATAAAGGAGATCATGGGGCGCGGTTGGCACAGCGCCGTCCTCGCGTATATCCAGAATAAGAAGCTCATCGAGGGCACGTCGTGCCAGGTCATCCCCTCGTCCGGCTCCGTCCACCTCCGCCTCGTGCAGCGTGCGAAGACGAGCATCGAGTACGTCGAGGTGACCGGCAACCAGGCCGAGGACATAGAGTGGGAGGTGTGACGTGGCCGACGGTCTGATGGTATCGCCAGTGACGCCGGGCTTCGGCTCGACCCCCACGATGATGACTCCGTCCTTCTCGGCCGGAGACACCGGAGTGAAGTTCGACGCGGACGTGGCCGGGAGCCACGCCGCGCTGTTCGCCCTCTCGAAGAGCAAGACCGATGGATGGAAGGTCGGCGAGGGCTGGGTGTACTGCGGTCTCGTGAAGGTCGACGTGGAGGCCACGACGCTCGGGGCGATCAGCGGCTCCGCCACGGTGTACGTCCACGTGAAGGCGGACGGCGAGGGCGGGTTCACCGCCGAGGTGTCGAAGAACGCGGACAACACCGCCGCGGCCTCGATCGTCCTCTACGAGTTCGAGAACGGAAAACTGAAGTGGGACGGGCGGCTCGCGCCGACCATCCCCCTGTACAACTAGGAGAGCGGAATGTTCCAGCAGACGTACAAGTGCAACGGCAAGGCGTTCCAGGGGATCGTCAACCCCTACACGGACGAGCCCGTGGAGACGTTCATGCGCGTGAGGTCGGGGAAGCCCCCGCAGTTCTTCGCGCCGGAGACGTACTCGCCCGTGTCGCCGCACGCGCCCGGCACGGCCCCGACGATGTGCTTCTGGACGGGGAAGGTGCTGAAGCACGTGACGGACGAGAACGGCAAGGTCTGGGCGATGGGGGGATTCAACCCGCACGTCCCGACGTCCCGCGAGGAGTACCTCTATTTCATGCACATGCGCAACGGGGTGTCGCCGCTCCCTCCGCCGTCCGACGCGAGGGTCGAACCCGTCCGCGAGGAGGCCCCGATGCCGCTGGGCCACGAGACGCCCGTGCGGGAGGAGGCCGTCAAGGCGGCCGAGGACATCCTGAAGAAGTCGGGGTTCCAGACGCAGAAGAAGACCGCGGTCACGGTTTCGAGGAAGGTGGGGAAGAGGTGAGCGCGAGGTTCAAGTCCGTCATGTGCCCGCCGCCCGGCGGCAAGTTCTACTTCGAGCTGAACGGCGAGAGGGTGGAGGCCCGCGACTGGTTCACGATGCGTGGCCTCGTCACGGCGCTTTTCGAGAGGCACGGCGTGAGGGCCGTCCCCGAGGACGCCGTCGCCGTGTACATGTGCCCCGACATGCCGGACTGGTACTGCACGGAGGGCGGGCGCAAGACGTTCACGATGAAGGAGGCCCGGACCAACGCGGTCCCGTACTTCCAGAAGAACATCGTCCCGTACGACGAGATGGTCCGCCGGCTCGCGGTGTGCCGCCAGTGCAGGCAGCACGACCGGAACGTGTGCCTCACCTGCACGGGGAACCTCCAGTGGATCGCCGAGCGGTTCCAGGGCCGCAGGCGCCGCATCCCGGACGACGACCTGTCCGGCATCTGCCGGGCCGCCGCCACCTTCGAGTCCGTAGTCACCGCCGTCGAGGCGTCCGAGCTCCCCGAGTGGAGCGGCGTCCCCGACGGCTGCTGGAGGAAAAAGCAATGATACAGGGATTCAACGTCGTCGAGAAGCAGACGCCGAAGCCCGCGAAGAGCCGCTTCAGCGACCCGGTCGCGCTCCGCGCCGTGTACGACAAGCTGACGGAGGAGGACCTGCCCGAGGCGAAGCGCCGGGTCACGCTCCGGAACATGTACGAGGGCAACCTCCCGTACAACCCGGAGCAGCTCCGGAACTGCGGCCTCAAGAACATCGCGAACGTCAACTTCCTCGGGCTGAAGGGCGTCATCGACAACCGCGCCGACGCGCTCCTCCGCCTCTCGTCCGACACGGCGAACCTCGTGGAGCTCCGCCCGCTCGCGCGCGAGCTCGCGGGCCCCGACGCCGAGCGCATCGCCCGCGTCGTCGCGGAGGAGTTCTCGAACACGATCCGCGAGACGGGGAAGGTGATCCCCGCGCTCTCCATGATGCACACGGAGGCGGACCTGTACGGGCTCGGGCCGATCACGTGGCCGGACTCCATCGACTACAATCCCATCGCGCTCGAGCGCGGGCAGCTGCGCTTCGTCGGGAACGGATCCGTCATATCGTCGAACCACGACCTCTTCATGTTCGAGTCCACGCTCCAGGCGTCGTACATCTTCTACCTCCTCGACAACCGCGAGGTCGCCGAGCAGGAGGGGTGGGACGTGAAGGCGCTCGAGCGCTGGCTCGTGGACGTGTTCGCGAACAGCCAGGAGACCGCGGCCCAGCCCGGGGTCGAGAACGGCACGTCCGTCGCGGAGCAGGGCCTCTCGCTCTGGCGGCAGAACCGCTACCAGGAGGAGCACCAGTTCGACGAGCTGAAGGTCATCCACGCGTTCGTCCGCGAGATGTCCTTCCCGCGCTCCATCACCCACATCATGATGCCGGCGTCGGAGCAGAAGGACTTCCTCTTCCGCAAGACGGGCGCGTACGCCACGATGGACGAGTGCCTCCTGTGGTTCCCGTACAGCGTGAACTGCAAGTACGCCCGCGCCGTCCGGGGCCTCGCGTCGTTCCTCTTCCCGATCGAGGCGCTCAACAACCGCTTCACCTGCCAGATGGTCGACGTCGCGTTCCGCGCGTCCACGTTCGTCCTCACGCAGAAGACGGCCGGCACGCAGTCGAACCTCACCATCAACGAGCAGGGGCCGTACACCTTCATCCCGCAGGAGTTCACCCCGGCGCAGAGCCAGGTGTCCCCGAACTTCCAGCAGCTCGCGCAGGTCAAGCAGCTCCTCGACAACATCGGGATCAACTCCGTGACGGGCGCGGACAAGGGCCCCGTCGGCACCACGGGCGTCAAGACCTTCCAGGGCTCCGACCGGCAGACGAAGGCCGAGGTCGAGCTTCAGCAGCGCCTCCGCTCGCACAAGGAGGAGGCCCTGTTCGTGCAGAAGCTCGCGGTGCTCGACAAGGTGTTCCGCGAGACGTTCAAGCGGTTCGTCCGGCTCGCCGTGTCGAACGACCCCGTCCTCACCGCGGACTTCCCGGAGATCGGCGTGTTCCTCGAGAGGTGCGCCCGCCGCGGCGTCACCCAGGAGGTGATCGCGGAGATCCCCCAGTCGTTCACGGTCGTCACGTGCCGCGACCTCGTCCTCGGCAGCGAGGGCAAGGTCGGCGTCCTCTCGGAGGTCCTCGGCGCCTTCGGCGGGAACCTCGACGAGACCGGCCGCCGCAACGCCACCCGGGACATCGTGCAGCTCCGGATGGGCCAGCAGGCCGCGGACCGCTACATCCCGGAGAACAGCCGCGACCAGCAGCCGTCCGACGCGGCGTCCCTCGCCGTCCTCGAGAACAACATGTTCCGCGAAGGCAAGGAGACGATGGTCGGCCAGGACCAGCTGCACTGGAGCCACATCCCCGTCCACGCGAGGCTCCTCCAGGAGATCGTGGACGCGGTCGGCGCGCGCCCCGACAGCCAGCCTTCCGAGGAGGAGGCGAAGCAGATCGAGGACCCCCGCGGCCTGTTGCAGACGCTCGTCGCCTGCTCGCAGCACATCCAGGAGCACCTCGCCATCGGCGGGATGCAGATCGGTATGCAGGGGCAGACCAAGCAGGTGCAGAAGATGCTCCGCGACCTGCGCCCGACCGTCAAGTCCCTCAACCTCGCCGTCGCCACGCAGGAGCGCGTCGAGCAGGCCGAGCGCGAGAAGCAGGAGCGGGAGATGGAGGAGCTCCAGCGCCGCGCCGACGAGAACGACTTCCGCAAGGAGGCGTACAAGGCCGACAAGAAGGCCGAGATCGACAAGTACAAGGCCGACCTCCAGCACGAGGTGGACATGCACAAGCTCGGCCTCGAGTCCGAGACGCGCGGCCGCCAGGCCGAGATCGAGGACCGGAAGGCGGCCGGCGACGAGGAGCGCCGCAACCGCGAGACGGACGCGAAGATTTCCGCGCAAGACCGCATGGTGCAGGCGAAGGCGAACGCCGCCTCCGCCGTCCAGCGGATGAACGCGGTCCAGCAGGCGACGGGCTTCAGCCAGACGTCCCCCGCCGACATCGCTGGCGAAGAACCGGACGCTGGCGAGTTCATGAGCCTGTAAAGCAAGGAGAGCGAAAATGGGCGAAGCGAAGAACAGGGAGGCCGAGATAGCCGGAATCAAGGCGAAGGCGGCCGAGGAGATGAAGGCGCGGTTCGAGGAGCAGCAGCGACTCAAGGCCGCGGAGGAGGAGTTCCGCAAGAGGCTGGAGACTCCGATGACCGAGGACGAGGCGCGCCGCGCCTTCGCCGAGGTGGGCCTGCGCGAGGCGCAGCTGAACCTCGCGAGGCACAGCATCATGGGCCAGCTGTCGCAGATCGACGGCGAGCTCGCGGCCGTCCAGATGAAGCGCGCGGAGATCGCGTACCGCCTCACCGTGCCCGAGAAGCCCGCCGACGCGGGCAACACGCTGCCCGACGGCGGCGTCCCGGCCGGCAGCCCGCCCGACGGCAGCCCGTCCGAGGGGGGAGAGGCATGACGGCACCCGGAGCGATCCGGGTCCCGATGTCCGGGCACGAGGGCCTCGCCGCCCCCGCGTCCGGCGTCCTCGCGCTGCGCCGCCACCTCTCGCGCGCCGAGATGCTGGACACGTTCCGCAAGTGGGCGGACGACCCGATGACGAAGCTCGTCCTCTCGGCCGTCCGCGACCTCGCGGTGAACGGGCCCCTCTCGCTCGACGTGAAGGAGACGGCGGTGCAGTACGGAGTGACCTCGGGGCTGAACCTCGCGGCGCAGCTCATGGACGACCCGTCGGTCGTCTTCCCGGAGCTGTTCACGGGAATTGATTCATCTTCGAGAAGCCTCCCGGAAGAAAATTACGAGACCTCGGTGCAGGACATGCTCGCCGGGGACCACACGTGAAATGAGGATTTGACATGGCAGAACAGATAAACGAACCCGGCCAGCACACGCCCTCCCCGGAGGTCGCCGCTGCCGCCAGGTCGGGCAATGCCGCGCAGGACATCGTCGCGGGGCTGCTCGGCAAGTACGCGAACCCCGCGACCGGCGGGGTCGACGAGCCCCAGGTGGCCCAGCCCCCGGCTCCCGTCGCCCCTCCGCCGCAGCCGCTGGCCCCGGCTCCGGCCCCGGCTCCGGCCCCGGCTCCGGCCCCGGCTCCGGTGGCGCAGCCGCCCGCCCCGGCCCCGGCTCCGGCCCCGGCTCCGGCGGCGCAGCCTCCCCCGCCTCCCCCGCCCCAGCCGCAGTCGCTCGCCGACCGGTACTCCGGGCAGCAGCCCGTCCAGCAGGACGCCCCCATTCCCGACATCCCGCAGGAGCAGCAGATCCAGCTCCCGCAGGACGACAACGACAAGTCCGGCATCGGGCACGCGTTCGCCGCGTCGAGGGCGGAGGCCCGCCAGTACCGCCAGCTCGCCGAGCAGCTGAAGCAGCGGCTCGAGGCCGCGGCGGCCGAGAAGGCGAAGTTCCTCGAGGAGAAGGCGGCGTTCGAGAAGCAGCTCCTCGACGGGGAGACGAGGGCCAAGGACCTCGAGGACCAGATCGGGAAGCTCGACCTCGAGCGCTCCCCGGCGTTCCGCGAGAAGTACGACCGCCCCGTCCTCGAGATACGCGACCAGCTCGCGCAGGAGTTCGAGCGCAACGGCCTCAAGCCGGAGGACGCGGCGGCCCTCGCGAACGACGTGCTGAACGCGAACTCCGTGGACGACGTGCCGACGCTGCTCGCGCAGCTGCCGAACGCCGTGCAGGGCATGGCCATCTACAAGTGGCAGGAGGCCACCGGCCTCTTCAACCAGCGCGACCAGGCCCTCAGCGAGTGGCGCCAGACCCAGGCGGGGCTGGAGCAGGTCACGGGGAAGGAGACCGCCGTGATGACCGCGCAGCGCCGCCAGGAGCTGTGCGACACCGGCTTCGACCGCGTGTCGAAGGTCGTCACGTTCTGGAACGACCCCGCGTTCGACAAGTACAGGCAGGCCCAGGAGGCCAACGTGAAGGCGTGGTATTCGCAGGCGTCGGACGACCAGCTCGCCGCCGCCGCGGTGGAGGGCGCGCTCGTCGCGCCGTTCGCGTACGCCCAGATCGAGGCCCTTCAGAACCTCGTCATCGAGTTGCAGGGGAAGCTCCAGGGCCACACGCGCCTAGCCTCCCCGCCGGTCGCCCCGTACTTCTCCGGCGCGCAGCCCCCGCCGCCTCCGCCGGCTCCCCCGAAGCAGGAGCAGCCGCAGGACGCCAATCCGCTCGAGGCCGCGGGGCGCCTCGTCTCCGAAACGGCCGCGAAGTACGGCCTCCAGTGAGGCCCCGCCGCAACCCGCTTGCGCCCCGCAGGCGGGTTGTGGTATAATATGGGCAACGGCGTAAAACTCTCTTTTCCCGTGGAGAGGCTTTTCGGGTCTATTCCGGCAGCCCGGTCGGCGCGGTAGGCGCGCATGGTGCGCGGCCAACCAAAGTTCACCCCCAAGTCTCCTAACCAAGAGGAAAAGACAATGGCAAACGAATTTGTACCTGCTGGCCTCTCCGCCCCCGGCGGAAACGCCGCCCCCGTCACGGTCATCCCCGCCGGCACGCAGAACGCCGCGGGCTCGGCCCTCACGGCGGGCACCACGATCACCACGAACCTGCTCAACGCGGGCATCGGTTCGTTCAAGGGCGATCCCACGCTCATCCGTTCCAACAACGCGATCCCGAGCACGGACATGCTCCGCCCGTTCAACGTCAACAACGCCGGCCGCGGCTCCGCGTACCCCGGTCCCGTCGCGACTCCGCGCAACGCGAACATCGCCCCGGGCACCGCGAACAACGCGGGCTACAACCAGCTGATGATGGAGCTGGCGCAGCACTTCGACCCGATGATCCAGATCTCGGTCCTCGACCAGCCCCGCTGGTGGCACGACCGCATCCCGCGCGGCGCGTACACGCTGTTCAACGGCGTCACGCACGAGACGCGCATCTACCGCGGCGGCCTGATGAAGTACGCGGGCCTCTCGCAGTGGAGGGACATCAACCCCGTCCCGAGCACCACGAACAACCCGTGCGCGGCGCTCCCGTACGAGACGTACAAGTACGGCTGGGAGGCCCTCTCCTGGTCGGGCAAGAAGGCCGCGTGGGGCTCCGACCCCATCTGCCTCGACATGTTCAAGTTCTTCACCCAGGCGATGCAGCAGCTCTCCTGGATCCTGACGACCGGCTCCGAGTACGGCATCCAGATGCAGGAAGTGTGGAACCGCGACATGTTCATCTACCAGTCCGTCGCGTTCGGCCGCTCGTACGTCATGAGCTCCGAGTTCGACGGCACCGGGTCCGCCCGCTACTGGTACAACCCGTTCATCGACTCCTCGGCCATCGACACGACGTCCGGCAACATCACCGCCGCGATCAAGGCGGAGATCGGCGGCAAGGCGTTCATCGTGATCGACGCGTCGGTGGACATCGAGCCGCTGAACTTCGACGTGCTCGACCAGGTCCGCGAGTCCCTCAAGATCCGCTGCCCCCGCGCGGCCGTCACGAACGCCGGCGGAGACCCGATCTTCGCGCTGGCGGTCAGCCACGACGACGTGGAGCGCTACATCCGCGGCAACGAGGAGGAGCGCAAGTACTGGATCGAGGGCAACCCGCAGGCGCTCATCAAGGGCTACGACTTCGCGCCCTCGACGTTCCGCAAGTGGCTCATCACGAACGACGGCAACCAGCTCCGGTTCAAGATCATCGCCAAGATCACGTATTCGTCCGACACGAACACGCAGCTCGGCGGGCTCGCGCCGGAACTCGTCGGCAAGCAGGCGTACATCGCCGTCGCGGTCGACCCGCTCATCGCCTCGCCGACCCGCGTGGGCGTCGACGGCTCCCCGATCCCCGAGGACAACCCCGAGTACTACAAGGCCGAGCTCGCCATCGCGCCGATCTTCATGAACCAGGTGTTCACGAACCAGTTCGTGCCCTCGGTCGCGTCGCTCGGCTCCGGCACGAAGTTCGGCCCCGTCCCGGGACTGAACGGCTCGTGGGGCTGGATGAACATCATCGACCGCGAGGTGAACCCGCTGGGCAACATCGGCAACTTCTACGGTCTCTTCGAGATCGTCCCGAAGCCCGAGCCGCACGTGTTCCACACGATCTCGTTCCTGTACCGCCGCTGCATCCAGGCGCTGCCTTCGCTCTGCCCGGCGCAGAACACGAACGTGAACACGGCCGCGAAGACCACGACGACCCTCGCCGAGGGCATCCTCGCCACGACCGACTCCTCGGTGCCGAGCGTGGGCGACGTGCTCGGCGTAAAGTTCGTCGACAACCTCCTCGCGGACGTCGGCGACGTGCTGACCATCGCGGACTCCACGGCGAGCGTGGGCGTGACCTTCAAGGGCGTCGTCCTCGCGCGTCCGTCCGGCAAGACCGCGACGATCCAGCTCACGAGCAACGCCTCCGCCACGGCCGGCAAGCAGGTCGGCGCGGGCGCGGCGGTGTCCGTGTCGTAAGGAGCGGGCGGCGGGGCCCCGTACGGGGTCCTGCCGCCCACAAGGACTTTCCGCAGATGCAGTACACCCTCGGCCAGGCCATACGCAAGCTCTCCACCACGTCCCATGCCTACGGCGCGGACAACGTGGCGGACGGCATCAACGACGCCATCCAGGCGCTTGCGGGGCTGACGGGGTGGGAGTGCCTGCGGAAGGTCCTGCGCATTTTCTCGGCGCAGCCCTCGTTCGCTCTCCCGCAGGGCTGCGCCGGCCTCGTGCGGGCGTGCGTCGGAGGGAGGCCGGTGTCGGTCCGCGGGCAGGACTTCGAGTTCCTGCACTCGGGGCCGGGCGACATAAGGACGCCCCCGCCCGGGTTCTCGCGCATACCGAACGCCAACATCGTAGACAGGGGCTACCATCCCCTCATGATTTCACCGAAGGGCCCGTTCAGGCTCTTCGCCGTCTCGTCGGGCGCGGAGGACGCGCCGGAGCTGTCCGTGACCGGGCTGCTCGCGAACGGCGAGCTGAAGACCGTTTCGGTCCCCGTGGCCACGTCCGCCACGGACGTCGCGTCCGCGGAGGCGGGCGACGACGAGTTCCAGGACGTCGTGGGCGTGGCGGTGGACGACGCCTGCGCGAGCGACTACACGAACCTCTACGCGCTGGACGCGGACGGGAACCGCGTGAAGGTCGCCCAGTACCACCCGGCGGTGGCGGCGCCGCGCTTCCACCGCTACGAGATCCAGAACATGATGCCGCGCGTCGGCGTCGACCTCCTCGTCGAGGTGAGGCTCGACCCGCTTCCGCTCATCCACGACACCGACATCCTCCCGTTCGACTCGCTCGAGCCGATCGAGTGGATGATGCAGGCCGCGTGGTACACGAAGTCGGGCGAGATCGAGGCGGCGCAGAAGATGCACTCCCTCGCGATGAACTGGCTCAAGGCCCGCGAGACGACCGAGGCGACCGTGCAGACCCCGGTCATAGTGAACAGCCTTTTCCCGGGTTCGCCCGGCGAGGTCTCCATGGAGGCCGTGAACATCTAGGGAGCTTGCCGTGGCGAAGAACGAGAACCATTACAAGACGAGGCAGGTGGTCGCGCAGGCCGTGGGGAACACGGGGGCGCAGGCCGCCCGGCGCGGCGTCAGGAACGCCGCCGAGCAGGGCCTCAAGCGCATGGCCGCGCACGAGCGCGCCATGAGGGACGTCGTCGCCGCGCGCGAGGCCGCCGTCGCCGAGGGCGGCCAGATGGTGCAGTGGCAGAACAATCGCCTTGACGCCATCCGCCGCCGTGGGCACCAGCGCGTCGAGCGCATCACGGGCCGAGCCGACCAGGCCATGCGCAACGCGTACGAGAACGAGCTGCGCGCCGCGAGGAACCGCACGTCCCAGATGGAAAGCGCCGTCCAGCGCCGGGCGATGGACGCCCGCGCCGCGGGGCAGCGCGCCGCCGACGCGAGGACGGCCGCTTCCCGGAACGGAATCTTCTCCCGTTCGCGGGCTCCGGGCATCCCGCAGAACCCGCAGCTGAACCCCGTGCGGGCGGCGGAGATCGCCGAGAACAACGCGAGGATCGCGCAGGGCCGCTCGCTGAACGAGCTGAAGCGTCTTCGCGTGCAGGCGCCCGCCCGCGAGGCGAAGGAGGCCATGTCTGCTGCCAGCAGGACGGCGCGGGCGATCGAGGCCAACGCCAACAGGGCCGTGGCCTCGACGAGGGCGGCGGAGCAGAACGTCATCCGCGCCGCGCGCAAGGCCATCGATGAGATTTCCCGCAGGTTCGCCGAAGGCGCGGCGAGGACCATGGAGCAGGCCGGGCCGAAGGCCACCTTCTTCCAGCGCGCCATGGCGAAGATGTCGTCGGTCGGAAAGCCCCTCGCGGGCTCCGCCGTCGAGAACGTCGCCGCCACGACCGCCGAAACGGCGGCCAAGAAGGGCCTTGGACTTTTTGCATCTCGTGCCGAGATCGCGGCGCGCGTGGGCGAGCTCGCCAAGACTTCCCCGAAGACCGCCGCCGCGATCCGCCGTGCCGGGCTCATCGCCGAAGGCGCGGTCAAGAAGGGCGGGGGGCTCGTGACCGGGACCGTGAAGAGGGCCGTCACCAACTGGGGCGGATTTCGGCTTCCCGGCAAGATGATCGCGGGCGGGCTCAACAAGATTGAGGCGGCGGGCAAGCTCGTCGCCGGGTCCGGGAAGATGGGCAAGATCGTCACCGGCCTCACGAACGCGACCGGCCTCGCCAGCGGGTTCGCGATGGGCGCGTGGATCGACGCGGGGCTCAACTGGGCGGAGGCGAGCGCTGACGCCAAGAAGATGGGCTACACCGGGTTTTTCGGCAAGGGCGGCATGTGGGAGGACCTCGGCAGGGTCAACCGCACCGAGACCGTGCGGGACGACAAGGGCGTCGAGCACGTGGTCGACTACCGCAACCCCACGCTCGGCAGCGTCGTCACGTCGAAGGAGTACTGGGGCGAGGTGACTCGTGGAACGGTCCGCAACCTCACGTTCGGCATCTTCGGCCAGGACAAGTACGGCTGGGAGCAGGACGGGCGCTCGCACGAGGAGCGCTCGAAGCAGTGGAACGAGCGCTATCTCGCGGGGCTCAACCCGGACACCGGCGAGGTCATCCGCGACAGGAACGGCAACGACATCTCCCACATCCTCGCGAAGCAGCGCATGGCCACACAGATGCAGATCAACCGCGCGCAGGGCATCGCCGCGTACTTCATGTCCTTCGACCCCGCGAACAAGGATAAGGTGAAGAGCATAGGCAATGCGGCTCTCGGCAGGGACGCCCTCGGCTTCGCCGCGAACGCCCAGACGGACGCGGTCGGGTTCATCACCGCCGTGAAGCACCTCGGCGAGCTGAAGGACCAGAAGATAGAGGCCGTGCGGCAGATGGCCGTGCAAGGCGGGCAGAACCGTCACGTGGACAAGCGCCTGTTGCGGCTCCAGGAGTCGGGCATGACGCGCGAGCAGGCGGTCGAGGCTTACATGCAGGAGGTCAGCAGGAGCCAGGACAGGGAGTACGAGAAGCGCCTCGGCATGATGCTCAAGTCCGACGCCGCCGCGAAGGCTTCCAACATGAACAGGAACTACGCGTACCTCGCGCTCACCGGGCGCGACTACGACGTGGACACGAAGTCCGACCTCGCCGCGGGCGCGAAGCAGGGCTATGCCGACTTCAACGCCGCGTGGGGCGAGATGTCCGACAGGGACCGCGTGCTGTTCGACCGCGAGGCGTTCGGCAAGTCGATAGCGGACTCCGCCACCAGCGAGTACAAGGCGCTGACCGGAACGAAGGAAGAGGAGGTGCCCGATGGCGACGCGGCAGAACCAGCGGCGTAAAGACGAGGAGAAGCCCGAGGGCCGCGCGATCGACAGGCTCGCCCAGCAGAGGGGCAAGCAGCTCGCCGCGGACAAGAAGGCCCAGGACGACGCGGAGGCGGCGAAGAAGGCCACCAAGCCCGCGGCGCGGCAGGCTTCCGCCGACAAGGACGGCAAGCAGAAGGTCCTCGCCCAGAACGACGCCGACGCCACCGCGAGGCTTCCCGAGAGCCCCCGCGTCGCCGACCCGCAGCGCGTCGGCGGGACGCGCGTCGTCACGCAGGACAGGATCGAGGAGAAGGACGAGCGCCGCTTCGTGCGCGACCGCGACGAGTGGAACCGGCAGAAGAAGATCCAGCGCCTCGAGGAACTCGACCGCGACTGGCGCAGGCAGCAGTCGAAGAGCGGCTTCGGCAAGGCGCGGTTCACGACCACCTTCAACGGGCGCAGGGCGAGGACGGTCGGCTCGTGGCAGAGCAGGAGCACGTCGGAGACGACGCGCTCGCCGTATGCGGCCGAGATCGACCGTCTCCTCAACGGAGACGGCGCGCCCGGCGGACGCGGCGGGGCGTCGTCCACTTCGCGCGAGGGGAACGTCGCGCTGGACTGGATGCCCCAGGACACGAGCAAGGACGCCAAGCAGCGCTTCGGCGCGTCCGACTTCTTCGGCCGCGACAACCGTGGGCGCTCGTCCCGGTACGCCGGCGGCTACCTGTCCGCCGAGTTCCGCGAGAACTTCATCAACTCCCGCATGGAAGGGCTCAACCCCGGCGACGCGGGCTACGACGCCATGCGCCGCAAGGCGGAGGGAGCGTGGGGCCAGGCCGTCAAGCAGTACGACCGCCAGTGGCAGCAGTTCGGCCAGGAGAAGCTCCGCGAGCAGTCCCGTCTCGACTTCCAGCAGCGCCGCGAGACGATGCTGAAGCAGCAGGAGGAGGCGCGCCAGAAGCAGGCCGACGAGCAGAAGAAGAAGGCCGATGCGAGTATGCAGCGCCGTATTGACGCGCGGTCCGCCGGGGGTTATGACCGGGACGCCCGGCCTGAAAACTCGTCGCTCACCAACCGGGAGCTCGAGCAGGCTGCCGCCGAGGCGGTCCGCAACTCCGCGGCTCGCACTGGCGTCGAGGCGAGGATCGTCATCGGCTCCGGCAAGAACGCCATCGCCGCGGTCGGCGGCTCGAACGGACGCTCTACGACGTGGGTCACGAGGAACGACGCGAACGCCCAGCAGTTCCTGACGTCGAAGCACGGACTGGAGCTGTACGGACACGGCGCCATCGTCGACCGCACCTCTCCCGTGAAGCGGGGCCCGCAGGTCGGCGACCGCGTGGGTGGAACGGAGATGAACGTGGCCAGGCGGCAGCAGGACGCCCAGCTTGCGGCGGCCGGGAGGACCGACGAGGTGATGAGGAACGCCGGAAGCCTCGACGCCGGATCGTTCGAGCTCGTCACGGGCATGAAGCGCGAGGAGTCCCGCAAGTCCGCGGGCGGACGCTACGCCGGCGGCGGGACGATTGTGTTCGGCGACCAGAAGACCTTTGACGCGGCTGTTGCGCAGAACCAGAAGAGAATGAGAGGTGTCGCATGACGGCAGAGCCGACGCAGGAAGACGTGCTCGCGACCGCCGGTGCCGGCGCGTACCTCGGCGGCATGTCCGACGGGACGCTCGGGCAGTACTCGTTCGAGGACATGTTCGACATGGCGACCGCCGCCGCGTCCCGCCCCGGCATACTCGGGGCGATGATGGACGACGGGGACGGGGCGATAGCGATGCTGCCGCCCGAGGCCATCGTCATGCAGATGATGGACGACCACTCCGACGCCGCGATGGCGATGGAGCACGAGGCCGCGCGCCTCGAGGTGCAGGAGGAGGAGACGCGCCGCGAGCGCTACCGCAGGGCCTCGAAGGAGGCGTGGTCGCGGGTCAGCCCGGAGGAGCTGGGCCGCATGGAGTTCGACGCGGAGCAGGGCGACACGTCCCCCATGCTCGCCCTCGAGGAGCGGTTCTACCTCGGATAAGGAGACGACATGGCCAACGACATCTTCAACGGGGACGTGACGTCCCGATACAGCGAGCAGATGGAGCCGGGGCGCTATTCGTGGCGCCAGGCGGAGTCCGACCTCACCCGCGACGTGTTCGAGAAGCCGGGCGAGTCCGTGGCCGGCCTCGCGTGGAACTTCGAGCAGACCCACGTCGACAAGGTCGCGAACCTCCTCGCCAACGGCGACTTCGCCGCCGCGAAGGAGGACTACGACAAGCTGCGCGAGAGCATCCGCCTCAACTGGGACGGCCTGAGCACGATGGCGCAGATGCAGGGCGACGGCTACGGCCCGATGTCCAACCAGATCGGTGCGAGGGCGAGGGCCATCCTCGGCGGGGCGTTCAACCAGCGCGAGGTCGTCCTGTCCGACGGAACGAAGACGACGATCGGCCAGGCGCTCGCCGATGGCAGCCCGTTCCTCGCGGGCAAGTCCGAGGAGCTCTCGAGCTTCGGCTTCGGCTCGAACGCGACCGACCTCTACCTCAAGAACGACAAGGTCATCAAGTCCGTCATGGACCCGCTCCTGCGCAGCTCGCACAGCGGCGTGCCGGTCGCGAACCGGCTCCAGCTCATCGAGCTCGCCGAGGACTACGCGAACAACAAGGAGCGCGTGGACGGCGCGTTCGGCGACGGCGCGCAGCGGTTCATGGACTACATCCGCGACACGCACCAGACGTCCGGGTGCGCCGCGCACACCTTCCGCACGCTCCTCGACTTCGCCGAGGACTACTCCGGCAAGACGGGGGTCACGGGCAAGCAGCTCGCCTCCGACGTGGTGGGCGGGTACAACGACCTCGTCGCCTCGACCTTCCAGGGCGACCCGCAGGTCGGCAGGGACGGCGTCCGCCGCCCCGCCGAGATCACCGACGACCAGCGGCGCATGTTCGACGCGACGCTCCTCCCCGCGCTCAAGATGACGCTCGAGGGGCTCGACGACCGCACGCCCGTCGACCTCCGCGACCCGCGCCTCAAGCGCTCGCTCCTCGACGTCATGGACGTCGTCGCGTACTCGAAGGCGCAGGGCTCCGACATCCTCTCCGACTGCCGCAACGCGGGCTACGACGTGAACGCCGCGCTCGGCGGGTTCGTCCGCAACGCGCTCCTCGACATGGAGCAGCCCTCCGACAACATCGTGGAGGGCGTGCGGCGCCTCCGCTCTGACATGCTCGGGCGGATCACCGGCGGGCGCAGCCCCCAGCGCATCGACGCGCAGCTCTCCGGCCGGGCCGAGGACTACATGAAGGGCGTCGACCGCCGCACCGGCGCGAGGTCCCTCTGCCCCGAGGCCGACGGGATGGCCGACACGATCCACGGCTACCTCCTCCGCGAGCTCACGCCCGCGATGGCGAAGGGCCAGCTCTACCCCGACGCCGCCATGGCCGACCCGGCGAAGCTGGTGGACGGCCTCGCGAGGAAGCTCTCCCGCTCGTTCTATGGCCCGGGCCGCGAGCTCGCCGCGCAGGCGGTCGCGCAGGCCGCGCTCTTCGGGGCGACCGCCCCGAACGGCGACGTCCTCTCGCAGGGCTTCATGAACGGTGGCCAGGTGAACGTCGAGGAGCTGATAGCGACCCTCGCCTTCTCGCCGGGCTCCGACGCGAACGATCCGACGATAGCCTCGCTCCGCTCGTGGTACAGCGGCAACGTCGCGATGGACCTCCAGTTCGGCGAGCGCCGGGCGAAGCTCCGCGACAGCCTCCTGTCCGACGGCATCCCGGACGCGCAGGCCCGCATGATCGTCTCGTCCGCGTCGAGCCTCGCCGCGCAGAACCTCTCCCGCGGGATCGACCCGTCGTTCGTGTTCGACAACGCGGAGTCGCAGGGCGTGTACCTCACGCTCAAGGACGGGACCGACGCGGAGGGCAAGCCCGCCAAGGTCGTCGGCTACGCCCAGGGGAACCGCGACAAGGCGTCGATCCCCCTCGACGACGAAGGCAAGGACGTCCTCCCGGAGGGCACGTTCCTCTCGAACCGCGCCCTGTGGACCCAGGTCCAGCAGATGCTCACGGCCCGCCTGAAGCGCGAGGCCGCCAAGGCGGACTACGCCGCCCGGCAGCGGATAAAGAACGCGGGCAAGGAGCCGGAGAGCCAGCTCGACTAACCGCCTTGCCGCGACAGCTTCGGTGTGGTATAATATCGGGCGTTCTCAAAGGAGCACCCGATGGCATCTTTCACTCCCTACGACCCGACGGCACAGCGCACCCCCGTGGCGGCGCCCCCGGCCACCATGGAGGACCCGGAGCCGAAGGCTTCCGGCCCCGTGAAGTTCTCCGACCCCGCCGACCCCACGGCGGTGAAGATAGGGAAGGCCGAGAGCTTCATGCAGCTCGACACCGACCCCACCGGCGCGCACACCGTGGAATGGGGCAAGATGAACAACTGCGGGTACGACTTCTACTACGTGAAGTCCGCCAACGTGTTCGGCAAGACCATGTCCCGCGAGCAGCTCGAGAAGACCGAGCAGGGCCGCCAGCTCATCAGGACGATGGAGGCGAACCGGCGCGGGGAGCGCGAGGACTTCTGGAGCGCCATCGGCGACATGTCGTGGAGGAACTTCGTCCCGTACATGACGACGGTCGCCAAGGTGGGCGGGGAGTGGCAGGCCGGCAAGACCGCGCTGGACACGTTCAGGAAGATCGGCAGGGGCGAGGCCGTGTCGGACGACGAGGCCATCGCCGCCCGCCTGTACCTCGCCGAGCAGCAGCGCCAGGAGAACGCCACGTGGGGGCACACCGTCGGCGAGATCGTCGCGGACGCCCCGTCGTTCATGTTCGAGTTCGGCATCACGGGCAAGGCGCTCGGCGCGGCGCGCAAGGGCGCCGTGAACCTCCTGTCGAAGACGGGGGCGGCGAGGGCGCTGTCGCACGTCGGGCTCGCCCGCACGACCAAGATACTCGCCGACGAGACCGCCGACGACGTCGTGAAGGCGGTCGTGAAGACCGTGGCGTCGGAGGCGGCGGAGACGGCCGGCACGCGGGCGGGGCTCCGCGCCGCCGCGTCCACCGTGCGCGGGAGCTCCGCGCTCCGCCGGGACATGGTGAAGTCCGTCGCCGACACGATCGAGAAGTCCATGCTGTCCGAGGAGAACGCGCTCCTCACTGGGTCGGAGCGGTGGGGCGCCGGGCTCGTCCGCAAGACGGCGGAGGCCCGCGCCGAGCAGGCCGTGTCCGCCGCGTTGAAGCGGAGCGCCGGCGGCAGGGTCGGGAACGCCTTCCGCGCCCTCGGCAAGTCGCTCGGCGACGGCGCGTCCAGGGGCCTCCTCGACGCGGGGTCGTGGGGCACGGAGGCGTCCACCGTCCTCTTCACTGACAGGTCGACGGCGGGCCGGGCGCTCAACGACGCGCTCACCACGTTCTTCGTCGAGGCCCCGCTGCGGGGCGCCGAGATGTACCTCGCCCGGCAGGGCGTGATGTACCCGGTGGACAGGCTGATGGGCGGCACGGCGAGCCAGGCCGAGCTCTCGCTCACGTCGGCCGCCGCGCTCAACGGGGACCGGGACCTCATGGAGAAGGCGCACGCGATCTCCATGGGCCTCGACTTCCTCGAGTACGTCTCCGAGAACACGGGCCGGGGCTTCAAGAGCCTCGGGCGCGCGGGCGTCCTGAAGTTCGCGCCGAAGCTCGCCGCGCCCACGTCCCGCGTCGCGGGCGGCATGAGGGTCGCCACGGCGAAGCTCACGAAGAACGAGGCCGGGGAGATCACCGGCACCGTCCTCGACGGGATCATGGAAGAGGGCCGGGGGGCCGAAGCCGGCGGAATCATCAATCGGTTCGTCCGCAAGGTGATGGGCAGCCCCGACGACGTCCGCGCCAACACGCTGGAGACCCAGACGACCGCGGTCCTCGCCAAGCTGAAGAAGGACTTCGGGCTCGACGCGAGGAATACGGCGGCGCTCCAGGCGACGATCCGCGAGGGCGCGGTGCAGCCGGGGCTGTCCCGCGAGGTCGCCGAGGCCATCGGCGGCGACGTGGGCAAGTTCGTGAAGGGCGCGGTCCGCGAGGCGTACGACACGGGGGTCGAGAACATGAAGCTGCGCTCGTACGCGCAGTACGTGGCGGCCGACTTCATGTCCCGCCACAAGGTCGGCCCGGAGACGGCCTCCCGCCTCTTCGAGAGGATGGGCTACGACGGCGTCATAGGCGAGATGCTCGAGGAGCGCTACAGCGACGTCGCGACCGAGCTGTTCGGGCTCAACGGCGAGAAGGACCAGAGCCTCGGGGCGAAGCTCGGGCGCATCCGCAAGACGTTCACGGACTGGGGCCAGCTCACCGCCGAGGCGGCGGGCTTCGCGTTCCCGATGGTCGCCCGCGCCGGCGCGATGCGCGCCCTGCGCGCCATCGGCGGCGGGAACGAGTACACGGAGTTCCGCGACACCGCCGCGCTGTACCTCGACGGCACGCGCCACGGCGCGGTCGGCCAGTGGCGCTACGGCGACTACCTCGTCGGCCACGCGAAGGCCGTGAGGGCGGAGCAGGCGAAGCACGACGCCGCCGTGCAGCGCAGGGCCGAGGTCGCGGCGCAGCGCCCGGCGGACGCCTCCGACCAGTGGGACGCGGAGAACCTCGCGCCCATCGACGAGGAGATCGCCCGCACGGAGAAGGCCGTCCGCCGCATGAACGAGCGGCACGAGCGGTACCTGTCGTCGCTCACCGCCGAGGAGAAGACCGGCTACAGCCACCTCGTGAACGTCGCGCCGCTCACGGCGGAGGACGCGGAGCTGCCGGACGAGGAGTACAACCGCAAGATCGCCGCGACGAACCAGCAGGCCCGGCAGGCGCTCTCGGCGGGCAAGGTGCTCACGTCCCGCGCCGCCAAGATGGGGCAGGTGCTCTACAAGCTCGACAGCCGCACGAAGGACGAGACGAGCGGCGCGTTCCGCAAGATCGCCCACTGGGCCGTCAAGGTCGGCGCGGCGCTCGCGACGGGTGACGCCAGCATACTCTCCGCGAACCCGGCGGAGTGGACGGGCGTGGACCGCGGGCTCCCGCAGGGAATCCAGACCGCGCTCCGCCAGGGGTACGAGAGGATCTTCAAGGAGGAGCTGCGGCGCGACCAGCAGGCGAGGTCGGCCCGCGCCGGGTACGAGACGTCAGAGCAGGGCCACACGTTCCAGGCCGACATGGACGCGGCGCACGAGCGCGCCCTCGCCCGGTTCGACCCGGTCGCCCGGAGGCTCATGGCCGAGTCGCTCGCCGCGCACCAGGCCCGCATGTTCTCCAACGAGGAGCTGATGGACGCGGCGACCGCCGAGGTCGCCCGCTCGCGCGGGCTCAAGTTCGACGAGCGCACCCGCGAGTTCGTCGACGCGAACGGGGCGCGGCAGTCCCTCGACTCGTTCCTCGAGGCGAACCGCCCCGCCGTGACGAGCCTGCGCAACCGCATGGCCGTGAGCCTGTACGAGACCCTCGCGAGCGGGAGCCTGGAGAGCGGGCGCATCGTGTTCAACCGCACCCGCGACGACGCGAACCCGGTCGTGGACGTCATCGACATCCCGAAGAACCTCCCGACGGAGGAGCAGGCCGTCGTCGCCGCCGTCATGCGGCGCATCCCCGGCATGAGGGGCGTCCTCGAGGCGCAGGAGCTCGACGGCGACAAGCCGGTCGAGGACCAGCTCGGCGGCCCCGGCACGAGGCAGGAGTGGCTCGACGAGCTCGTCGCCGCCACCCTCCCGGACGGCCAGATCACCGCGGACTCCGTGGCCGCCGCGCAGGCCAACGTCGCGAGCGCCGACCCGGTCACGCTCGAGAACATCGCCCGCGACCTCAACTTCCAGTACGACGGCACCGAGGAGGACCTCGACCGCCGCAACCGCGAGATCGTCGAGCTCGCCGTCCTGTCGAAGGCGCTCGGGGACCCCAACGTCCGCACGTACTCCAGGGAGGGCGCGCTCGCCGAGGGCGACCCGGCCGCCTCGCCGTGGACGGACTACGTGTCCGCGCGCAGGCGCGCCGACGGGAGGTGGACGTACCGCGACGCCGAGGGCAGGAGCCAGGTCGCCACCGACGAGGCGGACCTCGACGCGAAGATGGCCGCGATGGACTGGTCCCCCGTGACGCCCCGCGTCGTCTTCACCCACGCCAAGGTCCTCCAGTCCGACAGCGCGCAGACGATGCTCCGCTCGCTCGGCCTCATGCGCCAGTACAAGGGCATGATGGAGCGCGCCGCCGGCGAGGACGTGAACTACAAGGACCCGCTCTTCCGCGAGGGCGCGGCGACGTACAACAACCCCGACGCCGCCGACCGCGTGCGCGCCGAGGAGAAGGCGCTGTCCGACCTCTTCGAGAGGAACTCCCGCCAGAGCGGCGACAACGCCGTGAAGCTCTACCTGAAGGAGGGCGAGCGCGCCGACGACGCGGCGGCGATGGCCCGCGCCCGCGCGCTCATGGAGCGGGCGCAGGCCGCGTACTACAGGCGCAACGACGAGACCCGCGGCTACGCGAAGCTCGCCGACGACCTCCTCCGCAGGAGCGGCGTGAGCGTCCCGTTCGCCGACACCGGCATCTCCGTGGGGATGCTCAACTCCGACCTGCGGGGCAAGTACTCGATCTCGCTCGCCGCGTTCCGCGCCCGCCACCAGGCGGGGGCCGTGTACGTCTCGATCGACCACGGCATCGCGCAGAACTACAAGCAGTCCCTTCTCGCCGCCATCACGCTCGACGCGTACGCGAGGAACAGGAGGCTCCTCGCCGACGTGTTCGACGCGCCGGTGCGCGAGTTCATGGACGGCGTGAACCGCGTGGCGAAGGCCGCGCAGGAATCCGCCAGCGGCCCCGCGCTCGCGCGCAACATCGCGGACTTCCGCGCCGCGACGGTGGACCACGAGCAGGGGACGGTGCGCCGTCCGTCGCCCGCGACGATGTCGCTCCTCATCCGCGCGTTCGCCCTCTACCAGACGGAACAGCCGGGAAACATAAAGTCCGTGCTCGGCGACTACGGGCCCGCGTGCAAGGAGATCGCCAAGGCCGTCCGCAACCTTCCGTCGTTCCAGGCGTTCGTCGCCGTCGCGGACAGGATGTTCGGCGGTGCCGGGCTGAACGCCACGCTCATCGAGCGGAACCGCAGGAACGGGACGGAGAACGCGACCGGCCTTGCACGCCTCTACGCGATGTTCGCCCCGCAGGGGTCGCCCACCCTGCGCGACGCGATTCAGAGCGCGAGGCCCGGCGGGCTGTCGGCGGACGAGTTCATGGCCCGCGTGGCGGAGGCCGACTCGGCCGCGATGCGGTCGGGTCTCCAGCGCCAGCGTCAAAGACCGAGCCGTCCGCAGCAACAGCAGCCGCAGCCGCAGGCCCCCGCTTCGCCGACGACGATCCTCAACACCGTGCAGCAGACTGTCCCGCAGGACTCGGCGGAGGAGGACGCGCTCCGCATGGTCATGGACGCCGTGCCGGAGGCGGACGACACGCCCGCGCCGGACGTCCCGGCCCCCGCGCCCGCGGCTCCCGCGGTCTCGCAGGCGGAGCAGGCGGTGCGCGAGCGGCTCGACGCCGCGAACCGCCGCGTCGACGAGCTCCACGCCGCCGTGGAGGGCGGTGACACGTCGGAGGTGACGGCGGACGAGCTCCGCAACGCCGAGGACGAGCGCGAGCTTCTGGAGTCCGTGGCCGCGGTCGACAACGCCCCCGTCGAGGAGCAGCCGCTCGACGGCGCGAACGCCATCGTCGAGGACGAGGAGGACGAGGAGCCCGTGGAGATGGACGACTACTACTTCGTCGGAGGCGACGGCTCGGTCGTTGGGGACGAGGGCACGCGGACCGACGCGGACGGCAGGGCCGCGCCCGTCGTGCTGAAGGACAGGACGGAGCTCACCGACGCGGAGATACGCGGGCTCGTCCCCGTGCTCGCCAAGATGGCCCGCGCCATCGTGAACAACGGCAACATGGACGCCAACGAGCAGGAGTTCTCGGACTTCCTGAAGAGGCTCGTCCCCGGCATCCGCGACGTGGACCTCGGGCGCTTCGTCGGCACGTACGCGAAGATGGACGAGAAGGCGCGCAAGGACGAGTTCGAGGACCTGTGGACGTTCGCCGAGGACGACGTGGAGGAGGGGACGGAGCCGGACGGCTCCGAGCGCGGGAACGACAAGACCCTCGCCGCGCTCCAGTCGAAGGCGCTCCAGAACTTCCTCGCGTTCGCGCAGCTCGTGAACCCGCTCACCGGACGCCAGCTCCAGGGCTACCTCGACGACCTGCGCAACACCGTGGAGCGCTCGCTCGCCCTCGACCCCGGGAACGAGACGCTCAAGTTCGTCGACGGGCTCGTGAACCCGCGCGCCAACCAGGCGCCGTCCGCCACCGTGCGCGACGCGTACTTCGCGGAGACGCTCAACCGGTTCACGACGGAGGAGGGCCTCCCCGAGACGCGGGAGCACCTGTACAACCTCCTGATGGCGGGCGACCACCCGCTGAACCGCAAGGCCGGGTGGCTCCTCGGCTACCTCGCCGCGATGCCGCAGGCCGCGCGCAGGCAGATGACGCTCCTCGTGTCGTCCGCCGCGCCGTCGTCGCCGGTGCGCCTCAAGACGCAGTTCCTCAACGCGGACGGCCTCGCGTCCGGCGGGCGCGCCGGGTCGCGCGTCGTCTTCATGGTCGAGCCGAGGACGGGCAACGCGTCCCGCGTTTCGACCGCCGCGATCTCCGCGCCGTTCCGCGAGTTCTCCGGCATGACCGCCGGGGAGATACGGAAGAGGGCGGACGCGCTCCTCGCGGACGCGGAGGCGATGGCGAAGGAGGGCCGGTTCTCGGGCGGGCACCCGCTCCACCAGCGCAGAGGCAACAGCCTGTACGGCTCGATGGCCGAGCTGTTCGAGCGGCACTTCGGGGCCGACTCCGCGCTCGTCTCCGTGCTCTCGTCGCGCGCCGCGTCGGCCCACGTCGAGCGCAGCGAGAGCGACCTCAAGTCGTACAAGAGCAAGTTCACGTCGCAGGGCGGCGAGGCCCCGTTCCTGGTGCAGACGCTCGCGAACGGCCTGCGCCTGATGGCCGACCTCGCGGGGAACGGCAAGGCGGGGAGCCGCGAGGCGGAGCTCGCCGCGGTCCTCACGTTCACGCACGGCGACCCGAGGAAGGGCGGCCTGACGTGGCTGACCAACACCTCCCGCACCACCGACCAGCTCGCGTCCCTGTTCCGGGCCTTCGAGACCGTGATGCCGCAGACCATCCTCACGGCGGAGACCGACCCGGAGCGCACGAACCAGCCCGCGTCGTCCGTCGCGATAACGCTGCGCGGGGTCGAGCCCGCCGTCCAGGTGTTCATGGACCGCCTCGACGAGCGCGGGTTCCAGAAGGTGTGCGAGCGCTTCTTCCCGCAGTTCGCCAGGCTGGACGACGCGGAGAAGCGGCGCATCCTGGGGATATGCCGCCAGCAGATGTGCTGGCCGACGGCGCTCCGCGACAGGATCGTCGCGAAGTCGCTCTCCAAGTCCGCGTACTCGAAGGAGACGTACCTCGGGTGCGAGGCCGCCTACGACATGGGCAACGAGCTCGCGAAGGCCGTGGCCATGCCGAAGGGCGCGGCGCAGGACAAGGCGATCGAGGACGCCCGCCGCAAGTACGGCGCGCTCGCCGTCGCGCAGCGCGTCTCGTACGACTCCGACGGGAACGTGCGCCTCAAGGACGACAACACGTTCTACGTGCCGGTGTTCTCCGGCGACCACTCGTCGTCGATCCTCCTCTCCGTGCCGCTCCGCTCGCAGTTCGCGGGCAAGTCGTACGAGAAGGCGGCGGAGGAGGTCGCGTCGTGGGTCGGGCTCGACCTCCTCGGCGTGGACGCGAAGCGCTCGGCGACGACCTCGCTCGAGGCGCCCGGCGTCGGCTTCATCGGCCTCAAGCACAACCCCGACGGCTCCGTCGCGACGAACGACGACGGCACGGCGCAGACGGGCGAGTGCCGCGTGAACATCGTCTGGAGCGCGGACGGCGACAACGAGTCGATGCTCGGCACCACGCTCGGCACCGGCTACGGGATCGAGCAGCTCAAGCGCTGCGCGAAGGACCCCAATTCCTCCACGCTCAAGTTCCACGCGATGAACGTGTCGAACTCCGGGACGTACGGGGCGCACCTCTCGCTCCTCAAGTCGCTCAACGTCGGCATGGGCCAGGAGAACGACAAGGGCGAGTTCGGCGCGTGGGACCCGAAGCGCAAGCTCATGGACTTCATCCGCAAGCAGCGCTCGTCCGACTTCCGCGACTCGACGTCGCTCCTCGCGGACTTCGACTCGATCAAGCTCGCCGTCGCCAACTCCAAGATGATGGGCGTCGCGGTCACGAACGCGAAGGGCGAGAAGGAGACCGTCCCGCTCATGGAGTGGTTCTTCGGGAAGCTCAAGGAGAAGCTCGACTCCGGCGCGACGCTCCAGGACTCCTACGAGGGCGACGAGCTGGACGCGCTCTTCGCCGACGAGGCGAACCCCGAGGGCAGGTTCGAGTGGACGGACCTCGCGATGCCGGAGCGGTCCGGCAGCAAGAAGCTCTCCGAGATACTCGACGGGGCCAGGCTCGACGCGGTGGAGGGCCTCGCGGGCCGGACGTACAGCCTCTCGTACCGCGACAACGACCTCATGGGCTTCACCGTGGCGAACGTCTCGCACCGGGCGTCCACCCGCGAGAAGGGCTCGACGCGCTACGGGCGCACCCCGCGCAACCACATGGTCGACTCGCTCGCGCTCTCCCGCGTCGTCGAGGAGGGGTGGAACGCGGACGGGGCCGCGGGCACGCGCATATTCACGCACCTCGCCCAGACCGCCGAGTCACTCCAGGACCTCGTGTCGCGCTGGGGCGCGTTCTCCGCGTGGGTCGCGAACCATCCCGACACCTACCGCGCCCTGCGCGGCAGGTCCGAGGACGCGCAGAACGCCGCCGCGCGCGGCGAGCCGGAGACGGGCCGGTTCATGAAGGACATCATGAACAAGGAGCTCGCGGCGTACCTGCGCAGCCTCCGGAACGTGCCGATGAAGGGCATCGACGCGCCGCTCGTCTCCAACCTTTCATGGGTTGAAAACGGCGAGGCGAAGACGCACTCGGACTCCCAGATGTTCAAGGACACCTTGCAGGGCTCGCGGACGATCCCGAAGAGGGACCGCCAGTTCATGCGCGCCCACCGCCGCATGGCCCTGTGCTCCGTGAACTGCACGGACGCCTCGTTCCGCTACGGGCTCTACCTCGACGAGGAGAAGCTCGAGTCCGTGTTCGGCGGCTCCGACGAGTTCGTCAAGGACCTGTTCGGCGACTCGCTGACGTACGAGAGGCTCGACGGGACGACCGCGACGGAGAAGACGATCGCCGCGCTCGACGCGATCTTCACGCGGCTCCGCGACCTCGAGGCCGAGATGCGCGCCGAGGGCGAGGAGTCCGACCTCGCCATGCAGGTCGACGGCCTGCGCCGCCGCATCGCGTCCGTGTTCAAGGACCACCACGGCAACTACATGGACGCGAGGAAGCGCACGTTCTCGCTCCGCGCCGCCGACGGCACGAAGTCGGAGGGCTCCGCGAACTGGTACGCCGAGGTGTCCTACGACGACCTCTTCACCGGGCTCGTCCGCGACGCGGGGGGCAAGCGCACGTTCGACCGCTCCGCCGTGTACGAGAACATGCACGACGAGAAGGGCGAGACGCACATCTACCTCGGCGGCACGATGATGGGCCTCCCGCGCACGCCGTCCTACAACGGGTCGATGTGGCTCCAGACCGTGCGCGCCGCGCTCCCCTGCACCGAGTCCGGCGAGGGCGCGGAGTGGAAGGCCGGGTACGACGCGATGGTCGCCCCCGACCCGTTCACCCTCAAGATCCTCGGCTGCGACCACGACGGCGACAAGACGAAGCTGTACATGCTCGAGGCCCCGTCGCTCGGCTCGGACGCGCGCGGGAAGGGCAAGGAGCTCCGCGACGCGGACAGGTTCCTCGACCTCTCGAAGTCCTTCGACGAGCTCGCCGACAACCGCAAGGAGCACATCAAGGGCACCAAGAAGGCCGCGCTCTTCGAGAAGAAGCCGAAGGACACGACCCTCATGCAGGCGAACAACTCGTTCGTGCAGTGCCTCTTCGACATGTCGCGCGCCCTGCCCGTCATGGACAACACGGACGGCTCGTCCCCGTTCTACACGGGCGAGTACGTCGAGGGCGGGACGAACAGGGGCGCCGTCGCCCGCGGCACGAAGGCCGCGCTCACCGCGACCGCCAAGGCGCTCGAGAAGGCCGGCGTCGAGGGCGGCGCGTCCGTCGCGTGGGACGTCCGCGTCACGAAGGCCGCCGACGTCATCGGCCCGAAGCTGCTCGACCCGAAGACCGGGAAGACCATCGGCCGCCCGCTCACGGCGGCGGAGGTCGGCGACGGCGCGCAGAACGCCGCCGAGGCCCGCGGCATCGCCGTGTCGCTTGCGCGGGCGCTGCACATCGCGTGGGCGTCCGGCGTGTTCGACAAGCGGCTGTTCCGGGGCGCGAAGGGGACGGAGGCCGCGAGGCAGTGGCTCGACTTCATGTACCACCTCGACGGCCTCTCGAACATGACGTTCGACGACATCAAGGAGCAGGTGTGCTCGCGCCTCGGCGTGACCGCCGGCATGATGGACACCATCGTCGCCGACATGATCGTCCACGGCGGGGACAAGGGCCGGCTGCCGCAGACCGACTCCGAGTTCATCGACGCGTTCGTCAGGTACGCGAAGGACGTGAACCACGGCGGGAGCCGCTCCTACATGAGGCGGGCGACGGACAAGGCCGACTACGCGATGCAGGAGGAGATACGCAGGGCGTTCGGGCGCGAGGGCGAGGAGCTCTCGAACCGCGACGTCCAGAGGTTCTTCGGGCTCGAGTACTCCGAGAAGGGCGGCTGGGGCTTCACCGGCACGCCGGCGGGCGGGGCCAGGACCGTGCAGCTCCTCCAGGAGGCGGCGGAGGAGCTGGAGCAGAAGAGGGGCCGCGGCGTCGGGAAGGCCGCGCTCAAGAGCCTGGCCTACGCGGTCGCCACGGGCGGCGCGCGGCGCTTCGGCGTCCTCGGGGGCTACCTCCTCTACATGCACGAGAAGGGCGGCGCCGAGGAGGCCGTCCGGATGCTCGAGTGGCACGACGCCGTGTCCGCGCTCGCCGACGCCAAGGCTTTCGGCAAGGCCGTCAACTACACGACGACCGACCCCGGCGCGCCGTCCGCGACGAGCGACGCGGAGTCCTGCATAAGCGGATGGGAGCGGATCATGCTCGACCGCAAGGGGAACCCCATCCCCGCGTCCGACCTCGGAATCTCCGAGGCGCAGCTCCGCAGGCTCAACGAGATGCACGACTCCACGATGCTCGCGTACCGCATGTGCGGCACGCAGTCCGTTGCGGACTACGGGCGCGACTGCGTGGACGCGTTCGAGGACAACGTGGCGGCGATCTGCGGGGGCGCGGAGACGACGGAGGACGCCGTCCTCGCGACGAAGCTCATCGCGGCGCAGCGCATCCAGCCGTCCGACAGGATGGCCGCCGAGGCGTCCGCGCAGATGACGGGCCTCTCGTTCGCCGCCATGCGGTCCGTACGGCAGGTCGGCAAGTCGAAGATCGGCGCGCACAACATCTATGACGTGCTGCGGGCGTTCGCGCAGGGCTCGGGCTCCGTCGTCCGGGGGAAGCGCCTGCACAACGGCGCACTCGACATGCGGCGCGGGGTCGAGGACATGTTCGAGCTCATGTACCGGCTCGTCGACATCTCGACGGCACAGCGCGAGCTCCCGCTCTTCGCGATGTTCTCCGAGCGCCCGGACTCCGGGCCGAGGGGCTACGACGCGGAGACGTACTACGGGGACGAGGACGCGGAGGAGCGCGCGGAGCGCGGGCTCGGGCGCATCACGCTCGCGTTCCAGGGCGTCACCGAGGGCCAGATCTCCGAGGTGCGCCGGATGTACGACAGGGCCGTGACGGGCCGCGAGCTCGACTCCGACGGCGCGCTCGCGAAGAACCGCAGGGGCATCTACGACGTCGAGCGGTACAGGAAGTACGAGGAGCGGAAGAGGGCCGACGGGGAGACCCCGGAGCCCTTCAAGGACTGGCTCCGCGAGAAGTCCCCCTTCACGTTCACGATGTCGCGGGAGAACCTCGAGGCGTTCCGCAAGTCGCGCGACTACACCTTCCTGCAAGGCCGCGCCCGCACGACGATGAACACGCTCATCGACGAGGCGGAGGCGGTGCTCGACGCGCTCGAGCCGGTGCTCGGCAAGGGCTGCGCGATCGAGCCGTCCGCGTTCCTCGGGCAGATACTCCCAGTGTACGCCGCGCTCACGCAGCGCACGGACCGCGTGCCGGACTCCCGGTCGTCCTCCATCGTCACGGCGATGGGCGACACCTACGCCCGCTGGGCGGCGGAGCTGGAGCGGCTCGACCGCGACCACGGCCTGCTCATGGCCGCCGTGACGGGCGTCGACTTCTCGCCCCTGAAGCGCGGGCTCGAGCGGGAGCTCATGCGGGACGGGACGGGCAAGCCCGCGAGGCGCATCAACGACAGGGCGGAGTACGAGGCCGCGATCGACGCGCTCGCGAAGAGGCTGCACCTGCGCAACGCGGCGGAGCTCGCGAAGTCGATAGCGTTCGAGAGGAAGCCCGGGCAGTCGCAGACGTGGCGCGACGTCCGCGCCGCGCTCCACCAGGGCGCGTGGCAGACGGGCAACCCGGAGGGCCGGTACAACATCGACATCTTCGGGAACAACGGACTCTACAGGACCGTGCTCGAGTCGCTGGCGCGCGGCGTCCCGAAGCCGTCCGCGGCGGACAGGCGCATCGCGGAGATCGAGGGGTGGGACGAGGCCGAGGAGGCCGTGCCCGTCGCGCTCCCCACGGCCGCGAAGCCGGACGTCCCGGAGCGGGACCCCTACATGGCCGAGCTCGCCGCGAAGCTCAACGGGATCCTCGGGCAGTGGGCCGGGGCGAAGGTCGAGTACAGGGGCGGGCGCGAGCTGTTCGTCCGGGCGCGCCTGCGCGGGACGGCGGCGGAGCGGCAGAACCGCGACGGCGTGGAGACGATGATCCGCGTCACGCTCGTCGACCGCGTGCTCGACATCCCGACGCTGCTTGCGAACATCAACGAAGGCGTGGCCGACCCGGAGAAGATCGCGAAGAACACGTGGAACTGGCTGCGCTCGAACGCCAACCGCCGAGGCGACGCCGAAGGCAGGACGCTGACGGCGGAGGACGTGTTCGCCGAGCTGAAGGCCATGGACGCGGCGGGGCGCGAGGCGTACCTGAACAGGTGGCGCTCGGTCGGCGTCACGTCAGAGCAGATGACCTCCGACTGGGCGGTCGAGCCGAAGCAGCTCGGCGTCCTTTGCCGCGAGATCAGGCTCGAGGAGCAGGCGAAGTACCCGAACGTCGTGTTCCACGAATACTTCCACGCCGTGTTCGGCATGATGAAAGAGCTCGGCACGTTCTCCGAGGAGGACATGGCGCACCTGGCGGTCGCGTTCCACGACAGGAAGGGCCGGTTCAGCGAGGAGAAGGCGGCGGAGGACTTCCGGCGGTTTGTCGAAGAGGGGATGGTCCCGAAGGACGAGAAGACGCTCAACATCTTCCAAAAGCTCCTCAATGCCGTCAAGGCGCTGTGGGAGGCGATCACGAAAACCGGTGTCGTCAGCTCGATGTACGGGCGCGAGATGAAGGAGAACCCGCTCGCCGCGATGGTCCTTACCGGCCATGCCATGACGAGCGCGACCGAGGCCGACCAGGAGAACCTGGACGCCCTGGCCGCCATGGAGGGCGCGCTCGCCGTGGACGACGGGGAGGTCGACGTGTCCGCCGTCGCGGCGGAGGACGGCATCACGGGCGGCGAGGACCTGAACGCGCTGTTCGGCGACAGGTACGTGCAGGGCGAGCTGTTCGACCTCCCGCCGGCGGAGAAGGCCCCGGTGCAGGCGCTCGAGGCGAGATTCCTCCGTGCGGCGAAGAACATGCTCGGAGCCTGGCAGGTGCGTGAAGCCGCCAACACCGGAGACTACGCGTTCGACCGTCTGAACGGCGAGACGCTCCAGGGAACGATGGCGGACCTCGAAAGCATCATGCCGGCGCTCGACGCTACGGGATGGCAGCCTGGGGACAGCCTCGGCAAGATCCCGCGCGAAGTGTTCGACAGCCGGACGGACGCCGAGAAGAACGTCATCATGCTCCTGTCCCGTGAGGGGCTCATGATGAACGAGCTTATGGATTCGGAACTCGATGACGACAGGTCGTACGGAATACTGTACCGCATGGCGGACTTCCTGACCGACATCGAGGCGCTGACGGTCGATGCACGCCGGTACGCCGATGTGCTCCGTGCGAACGGCCTCGACGAGGCGCGCGTGAAGGACGCCGTCAAGCGTCAACTCGCCGCGTCCGGCGCCGCCCTTGCGCGTCACTTCGACGCGGAGCTCGGCAACCATTGGGGCACCCGCTTCCGCAGCACGTACAGGGACTTCCTCACAAAATGGGCACCCGCGACGCAGGCCACCCAGCAGGGCGGGGAGTCCATGTACGACGTCGAGGACATGTCGCCCGAGGAGCGCATCGAGGAGGAGCTGGACACGGTGATCCCGGACCGCATGTCCGGGCAGTACTCCCCGCAGCTCACGCTCGCCCGCGCCGTCGGCATGGCGGTCCGCAACAGGTTCAGGCGCGACGGCCTCGACGCGGAGGCGCGCGACGTGCTCGCCGCCGTCGGGCGGAACCGCGAGCGGGTCCTCCGCGGGATGGAGCGCGCCGCCGCGGTGGACGCCGTGCGGCAGGTCGCCGCGCAGCAGGGCATCGACCCCGCGTCCATCTCCGGCCAGGAGCTCGAGAACCTCGCCTTCCGCGCCATCGTCGAGATGAACATGGCCCCGTCCGGCGACCGGGCGCAGGGCCCGATCAACCTGCGCCGGGGCGGGACGAGGGAGACCCAGGAGCCCTTCCGCGCCACGTCCTCCACGCTCGCCGGGGCCATCATGGCGGCCTGCGGGCAGACGCCCGCCGCCATCGGCGAGGCGGTGTCCCGCGACCTCCTGGCGCTCAAGGCGCGCTACGCGGGGACGTCGTTCGAGGCGGCGCTCGACAAGTTCCTCGCCGCGTCCCGCCAGCTCGAGTCGCTCGACCCGACGCGTCTCTGCGAGGACCCGGCGTTCCGCGAGGAGACGCTCGGCGCGACGCTGCACGACCTCGAGGCCGGGCTCGTCGGCGGCAACCTCCTCCCGAACGGCGACCGCGAGAGGTACAGGCTCGCGAACGCGGGCACGAGCCTCAACCCGTCGTTCGACGCGAACCGCGCGCTCTACGGGAACCACGTGGACGCGGAGGGGAACGGCAACGACGACTTCCAGTACGCGGCGCACCGCACGATCGACGCGATCTACACGGTGCTCGCCGGCATGAAGTTCTACCGCCAGCTCGGCTTCGAGCCGGGCGACGCGAACGCGGAGCTCGCGGCGGACGTCCCGGCCCCGAACACGCCCGACCAGACGGCGGCGCTCCTCGGCGTCGAGGCCCGGCAGCTCCTCGAGCACGGGGCAGAGGCCGCGGACTTCTACGACCAGCCGTACTTCGTCGCGAACAACATGGACGCCTGGCTCGAGTCCACCGTCCGCAAGACGTTCGGCCACGTCGACGTGGGCGAGTTCATGCGCGGCATGAACAACAGGCACGCCGGCTACATGCGCCGCCTTGTCCTCGAGGAGAACTGGAACGCCGCCGTGATGGGCCTCGACGTGCTGCCGGGGCAGTACCTCGCCGCCGTCGAGGAGGTGCAGGGCAAGTTCAGCATGGACGCAGGCGTCGTCCGCCGCAAGGACGGGGGCACCTACTACCGCTTCGTGCGGTACGACGCGTCCGGCGTCGTCCACGGGCAGAGGGACGCGAAGGACCCGGCGACGGGCCGGAAGATCGCGCTCACCGAGAACGAGGCCCGGCTGTGCGACCTCGTGCTGAAGGCGGACAAGGTGTTCGCGCAGGGCGGGCGCAGGGTCGTGACGGGTGTCGACAAGGTCAGGTTCTCCGTGGACGACGTGGCGGACGAGGAGTACTACTCCCGCGAGAACGTGAAGGCCCGCCGCGACTCCGGCCGCGAGTTCTCCGACTTCGACCGCGCGCTGTGGCGGCTCGACCTCCAGCTCGGCGGCGTCGACGAGGCCGGGCTGAACCCGCAGTGGGCGGAGATGGTGGACCCGGTCCGCGAGCGCTTCGTGCGGGCGGCGGTCTCCGCGCTCCAGCGCGCGAAGCGCATGGACTCGACGAAGGACAGCTCCGAGGCGACGACCGACTACGTGCTCAACGAGCTCGAGAAGGCCGGCGTCGCGGTCGGGCACGAGAAGTATAACCCGGTGACGAAGCGGAAGATGTACGAGTCCGGCGCGCTCGTCCTCGACATCGACGAGATCGAGGACGCGTTCCGCTCGTCGTCGGCGAGGGAGAAGCTCCTCGCCGCCGGGCGGCGCGAGGAGTGGCTCACGCGGCAGGGCCGCGTCGAGCCGGTCATGAGGCTGTACCGCGAGGTCGCCGCGTACGTGCGGACGAACCCGTGGCTCACCGACGGCGACGGCGCGTTCTTCAACAACTTCCGCACCCCGCTCCCGTTCATGCGCGGCTCCGGCGTCTTCATGTACAACGCGAACCGCAAGGCGCGCGGCACGGAGAAGTCCCCGGCCGAGAAGATGACGGCGGAGGAGACGGTATTCAAGAACGTCATGGCCGCGTACGAGCGGTCGCGGAACATCAAGCCGGCGACGGAGATGAGCGACGACCAGGCCCGGCTCGTCGCCAAGGTGTTCGGGATGGAGAACGCCACCGCCGACCAGATACGCACGTGGATCGGGCGCGGGGACTACGCGCCGGGCTCGGCCCGCGCGCGGGAGACCGGTCTCGCCCTCCGCGCGGACGCGGACTGCGCCGACGTCACGAAGGCCGTGTACGACCGCCTCGTCGAGGCGGCGTGGGCCGGGAACGGCGACCCCGTCGCCGAGCGCGTCGGCGGCATGTCGAGCGTCGCGCGGATGATCGACATGTACGAGGAGAAGGCCGAGCAGGACCTGGCGCTGGCCGGCGGCGTCGGCGCCACCGACGAGATGGTGTTCCGCACGTCCGGCGTCCTCCCGGCGAACGCGCAGCTCGGCCACGCCGTCCACGCGGCGATGGAGGGCATCACGAACGCGCTCGCGTTCCGCTCGACGCTCGTCAACATGCTGATGGCCCCGGACGCGCAGGGCAGGCCGACGTGCTACGCCGACCCCAACCTCCTCGCGGCCGAGGCGGGCGGCGTCCCCGACGCCGTGTGGGGCCAGGTCGCGCGCTGGTGGGCGCAGTCCAACGGCCTCGAGTACGACGAGGGCAAGTCCGGGATCGCCAACGCGCACGAGATCTACAAGACGCTGCACGACGAGTTCTCCACGAAGAAGACGATCGGCGGCGTCGCGTTCGGCGAGATCGCCGGCGAGGACATCGACGCGAAGTCCATCACCGGGTTCATGGCGCAGAGCGACCCGAGGGACTCCAAGCTGAACGTGCTGGCCGGGGGCTACGCGCTCGGCTACGCGAGGCACCTCCTCCAGTCGTCGCGCAACTTCGGGTCGACGGCGCAGCGGGCGGTCATCCACCGCGCGCTCGCGTACTCGAAGTCGCTGTCCGTCTCGTTCTCCATGTTCTTCCCGCTCGCGACGAAGTGGGAGTCGCCCATCGGGGCCGTGGGCGCCGTGGCGGCCCTGGGGTCGAACCTCGCGCCGGACTTCCTCCGCAAGCACGCGAAGGCCGCGAGCGCCCTCCAGAAGATGTTCAGCGGGAACGGCTGGATCACCAACGACTTCCTCGGGTTCCGGGACGTCGTGAAGATGATGGACTCCAACGACCCGTTCCTGTCGGAGCTCGTCGGCTGGGCGTCCGCCCTCGGCATCCAGCTCTCCGACTCGCGCGTCAACCCGCTCGAGCCGCAGCGCGCCATCGTGCAGCGCGACCTCCGCCAGCTGACGGAGATGGTGCGCGGGAAGTTCGGCGCGAAGGCCGCGGCGCGGATGGACTCCGTGATGAGGACGCTCCTCACCAAGTCCGGCGAGAAGGCGTTCACCTACGCCCTCAACGCGACGAAGCTCGCGACGACCGCGCAGATCTGCATGAAGCTCCGCCAGGAGGCGGAGCGGCAGGGCAAGGCGTTCGACCCCGTCCGCGACCTCAAGCGCTACAGCGGCTACATCAACGCCGAGATCGGCGGCATCGACCCGCTCAAGTACGCGTGGGCGCACCCGATGAACCGCGGGCTCATGAACATGCTCATGTTCTCGTGGGAGTGGACGCGCGGCGCGTGGGAGGCCGGAGGCGGCGGGGCCGTCGAGGACCTGCTCCTCGGCGGGCACACGATGACGGCGGAGGAGCGCAAGTACATCGTGGGCCGCTGGGCGCGCATGTTCGGCGGCGTGATGATCGGCATCCCGATGCTGTTCCAGCTCGCCATCTACGGGCTGTCCCGCGCCATGGGCCGCGACGATGACGACGACAAGCCGTGGACGTTCCAGAACGAGGACAAGGCGTGCTGGACGGCGTTCGACCTGACGCCGCTCCTCCGCGCCATGTCGCAGCGGTTCCCGACCGTCGCCCAGTGGAAGAAGGACCACCCCGCGCTCGGCGCGATGATCCCGATGTACACGGGCGACGACAGGGCCAACAGGACGCACGGCTCGTTCGACAACGGCCGCCGGTACTACATGCACTTCGGCAAGCAGGGCTGGGAGTTCTTCCGCTGGTTCCAGGACGCGCCGGGGCAGTTCTTCTCGAAGCTCTCCATGCCGACGCAGCGGATCCTCGAGGGCGTGTTCGGGAGGAACCTCTCGTGGATGGACCGCGAGCTGCCCTGGAACGACATGGGCGCCGCGGAGCGCTGGCTCTCCCTCTCGCCCGACTCCGCGACGGCCAACATGGTCAAGGCGTTCCTGCCGTTCACGCTGTCCGGCTTCGTGGACAGGGGCGACGTGGGCGTCCTCTCCGCGTTCGGTCCGGTGCAGATGGGCGAAAGCGACTACACCGTCAAGGAGAAGATGAAGAAGGAGCTGAAGCGGTGGGCGTTCGACGAGCGCGGCGGGCTGAAGTTCGCGGTCAAGCCGCCGAGGACCGACTTCAAGTTCCGCGTCGCGGCGCTCGACCGCGACCCCGTGCTCGTCAGCCTCTACCGCACAGCGAGGCTCAACGGCAACTCGCACAACGACGCGGTGCGGCTCGTCGACTCCGCCGTGCAGGGCCTTGTCGGGAGCCTGTACAACGACCTCCTCGAGGCGCTGCCCGACAAGGTGGACGGGGACTTCGACCCGTACCGGGTCGGCAAGCTCTGCCGCGCCGCACGCAGGCTCGGGCGCAAGCACAGCAAGATCGTGCAGTCGCTCCAGGAACGCGTGGAGAAGCGCGGGCACAAGCTCGACCCGAAGCTCCGGGAGCTCTGGAGCGACCTCACGAAGCAGGGCATGGCCGGCACGTACGAGCCGCCCGTCAGGAGAAAGGACTACTGACATGCTTGAAGCCCTCAAGAAGCGCATCGGAGAGACAGGCGAGGTGCTCGACTACGGCCTTGCATGGATGGAGCGCCAGGCGGCGGAGACGGCGAACATGGACGTGCCGGTCCTGTCGAAGGTGGCGGACGCGGTCGTGAACCCAGCCCTCGTCGGGGCACGCGCCACAATCGCCAACGTGACGAGCGGGGGTGGCAAGTACTACCAGCCGGAGGTGCGCGACGAAAAGCACTTCTCGAGGGCCGCGCTGCGCGAGCTCGGCAAGTCCGTCGAGGGCATGCACGGGCGCACGGCGGGCCGCGCCGATGGCGCGGACAACGCCGCGCAGTTCAACCTCACGCAGACCATTGGAGGCTTCACCGTGAAGGACGGGACCGTCACCGACAAGTTCGACATCAACGGGCGGTACAAGGGCGTACCGCAGGTGATGACGGATGTCGCCCGCGTCGTGCTCGGCCGCGAGGAGGACCCCGACGCCGGGAAGGTGAGAACGCGCATCCCGCTCACCGCGCTCGGGCTCGACCCCGCGAAGATAAAGGCGGAGCAGGACCGGCGCGATGCCGCCCGGCGGGAACAGCACGAAAGGCTGTTCCGCGAGTTCGAGCGATACAACCGCGAGATCGAACGGCTTCCGGCGGCGCAGATCAGGACGCAGCAGGCGGACAGAGCAGGCGACCCCGGACGGTTCAAGATGTCCCGCAACGTCCTCGCGACGGACAAGGTGCCGAAGACCATCTTCGGCTTCACGGTCGTCAGCGAGAGGAGGGACTACACGCCGGAGGATCTCCGGTTCTTCCGGGAGAACCCGGAGGCGGGCGGGTACTACGACATGGGGGACGAGGAGCGGCCGCCCGAGGAGCCCGCCGAGGAACAGCCGATGCAGGCGGCGAGCAAGGGCGGCGACACTGGCGGAGAGGGCGAGCACGGGGCCGAATACTTGGAGGCGTTCGCGCAGAAGCGGAAGGAGCTCGTCCAGGCCACCGCCGAAAGGCAGTACCTCGCGCTCCGGAAATTCGGGAATCCGTCGCACTACGAGTCGGCGCTGAAGGCCCTCAACGGTGCGCTCGACAGCGACGCAAGAGACGCGGCGCTCCTCGACGCGTACAACCGGTTCGCCGAGGCCAACCGTCCAGCTGGGGGAAACCAGAAGCGGTACGACGAGCTCATCGAGAAGGGCCGCGCGAAGTACGCCGGCGGCGCGTGGGAGCAGACGATGGCGTCGCTCACCTCGCCCAAATGGACGCCGCCCGCCACGCAGCCGGCGGCGAGCGGCAAGCCGACGGCGAGCAGCGACGAGCCTTCACAGGGCTTCGCCGGGCGAGCCAGGGAGACCCTCGGCGTCGTCAAGGACCTCGCGGAGCTCGTCGCGGACGGCGCGAAGAGCACGCTCGATATGGACGAGGTGCATCACGGCGCGGCGGCGCTCGCCCGTCCGACCCCGTCCCGCGACGTGAAGGAGATCAACGACGGGCTGCGCAGAATACCGGTCATGGTGAACGGAAAGATCGACGAAGGCGGCAGGATGCGCCGGGCGACCGACGCCGACCGTGCGGCGTTCCGTAGCCAGAGCGCGGAGATCGGGCTACAGCAGGACGCCAAGGGCGGCGACGCCGACGAGAAGCCGAAGGCGCAGCCCGGAAAGTTCAAGGGGTGGCGGCGCAACGACGCCATAAGGAAATGGAGGAACCAATGAAGAAGCTGATGCTGCTCTGCCTGCTCCCGCTCGCCCTCCTCGCGAGGACGACCCACTACAACCTCACGATGAGCCTGAACGTCCCGGTCATCGTGGACAACTCGCGGTCCCTCGGGAAGCGCGTGTACAGGAGGCAGAAGATAAAGGGGCGCGTCGTCGTGAAGCACGACAGGGACGGCGGCGAGCCGACCGTCGAGTTCCTCGACATGGTGAACAAGTCCCACAAGACGGCGAACGGCCAGTACGTGAAGTACGCGGCCGTCGTCGATGGCGGGGGCTGGCACGCGGTCGGGAACAACAGGACGGGCGTCTTCAAGAAGCCGTCGGTGTTCCTGTCGGTCGAGGCGGAGCCGAGCTACGCGCTCGCGGGCGGCGAGGACAACACGCTCATAGTGACCCTCGCTGGAAGCGGGTCGAGCGCGAAGTGCATACGCGGCTACGTCGCCGGGCAGCTCGGCTGCGGGTGCTACGCCTACGGCCACGTGAGCCCGACGCGCATACTCGGCACCTGCACGGTCGTCGACACGGCGGCGGTGTGGGGCACGTTCACGATGAAGCGTACGATGGAGTGCGACTGACATGGCGAGGATAGTCATAAACCCGTCCACCTTCCGCAACAAGAAGGACGCCCTGTGCGTGGCCTTCGACGAGGGCTTCCGCCTCGTCATGGAGTACATGGGCTTCGACCCCGTGTCGGAGCCGACCGAGAAGCAGCGCAGGTTCTTCTCGGACACCGCGTACGCCGATGACGAGGTGCAGCTCAGGCGCACGATCCTCGCGCGCATCTGTACGCTCGACACCTCGGTGAAGGACCCGACCGACGAGCAGCTCCAGGAGGCCGTGGAGTTCCTGGACGCCGTGATGGAGTCGGGGGCCCCGCAGAACGAGTGGGAGCAGAGGTGCGTGAAGCGCCTCCGCGACATCGTCGCCGCGATCCCGCCCGCCGGGAAGGCCCCGCCCCGCGAGTCCGGCCTCCCGGAACCGGAGGAAAACTCCGGCACGCGGGTCCAGGCCGCGGAGAAGGGCGGCGACACGGAGGAGAAGAAGGAGACGCCGGCGGAGCCGGAGGACCTGAACGGCGACGGCACAGAGGTCGACCACTCGAAGGACGTCCAGGACTTCAAGAAGGCGGAGAAGGGCGAAGAGGCCGGGACGGACGAGGCCAGGCCGGGGGAGACGCCGGAGGAGAGGCGCGACCGCGAGGACGGCGTCGACCGCCCGGGCGGCGTGACCGGAGGGGCCCCGGGGGAGAAGGAGGACGGGACCGACGGCCTCACGATACACATCGGCGCCACGGTCGGCATCTCCGACTCGGGCGGCACGGGCGGGAACCGCCAGCAGAAGCGCGAGCCCAGGAGGGGGACGATAGAGGAAGGACTGCACGCCGAGAAGCCCGAGAACCGGCTGGAGGGCGGGACGCACACGAGGGACGGAGTGGCCGGCAACATCTCCGACGGCCTTCACGCCGCCAAGCCCGAGAACCGGCTGGAGGGCGGGACGCACACCCGCGACGGGATGTTCGGGGCGATAAACAAACCCATCACGACTGCCGCCGAGATGGGTCCGAAGGTGTCCGAGGCCGGACGTATCGGCAAGCCGGTCAAGAAGGACGAGACCCGAATCTAGCCCTCACCTTCCCAAGCAGCCGCTTCAAGTACCACTCGGCCGACTCGAGCGAGCGCACCGGCTCCTTCTCCTCGTACCTCCACAGGTACCTGAATATGTTGGCCACGCACACCGCCTCGTCGGGCGGCTTGCCGACGACGGCCGAGTCGATGGCGACGATGCACTCCACTTCGCCCTTCGTGTAGCGGAGGGGATGGTTCACGTTGTCATCGACCGGCTGCGGGACGACCGCACGCGGGTCCTCCTCCGGCTTGGGCTCCTTGTACAGCGCCGCCATCAGCTCGTCCACCGTGTCGTAGTGCTCGAACCTGCCGGCCTTGTACAGGTGGTAGATGTCGACGCCCTTTATGGTGCGCGTCAGCAGCTCCTTCAGGCTCTCGTCGTCCTTCACGCCGAACTCTGTGAGCTTGTCGCCCGCGTTCTGAGCGATGGACCTGGCGAGGAGGTCCGCCTTGGGGTCCTCGTCCTTCTTCGGGTACACGGCGACCGCGCCCCCGGGGCCTTCCCGGAGGTCGAGCGTCACCCGCCACTTCGTCTCGTCGACGATGTCTACAGGCTGTTCATTCATTGTTCACAACTCTCCATTATCGCTATGATGTCGGACACGCGCACAAGCCTGTACACGGTCCCGTCGAGCATCACCCGACGCCCGACGTTCGGGTCGCGGACGACCACCCGGTCGCCGGTCCCGAAGTCCGCGTCCTCCCTCTCCCCGACGGCGACCACGATGAAGTCCATGTGGTCGCACCCGAAGTCCTTGCGGACGACGACCCCGCCGTCCACGTACTCGGGCTGGTCGTCCAGGAGAAGGACGAACCTCTTGATCGGTCTGACGAACATCTACTTCGCCTTCCCGAAGCTGTTCTTCGCCCGGAGCGCGAAGTTCACCCTCTTGAGCCGCTTCTGCTCCGCCGCGGTCCTCGTCTCCTTGGCCCGCAGCCTCGACTGCTCGGCGCGGAGGGACGCCTTCGTCCTTCCGTCGAACATCCCCTTCGCCGACTCCGGCGTGTGCATCTTCGTCTTCCAGGCCATCAGATTACTCCGTATTCCTTGTAGAGGATCGACATGAACTTCTGTTTCTCCTGTCTGCCAATCTCTTGGCCCTTATGAGGACAGTGCCATACCTGCACGCCGGGGAGCAGCCGTTGCACAATGCCGCCCGGATCGGGCACCACGTCCGCCGTCCGTCCCACTTCGGGCACTCACGGCACTTCGCGGAGTCCTTCCTCGCTCCCGGCACCGGGTCGAGGCCGTTCTCCATCCCGCGTACCGGGCGACCCCTCGGCCTCTTGGGCACGAGCTCGTCCGGCAGCATCGGTTCTTCCCCATCCTTGCATGGCATGGTACATCGTCCTCCGTCTCGCTTCATGTTCCATGCACGTGGTCCCTCCGCAGCTCGCGTATGTCCGCTCCGGGGAACTCTTCGCTGAACTGGCGCACGGCGTCGTGCGCGTCCTTCGCGGCGTATGAAACCGTTCCGAAGCGCGGGACGAGGCAGTCCCGTCCGCACTCTTCGTACTCTATCGTGTAGGTGTTCATCAGAACGTGCCCTTTATCCCTATCGTTATCTCGACTCCGCGCCCGCGCCGCCCCGGCCCGAGCTTCACGAACGGGCACGGGTCGGGCAGGCGGAACATGGAGGGCTGGCGGCCGAACGCCGCCTGCTCCTCCGGCGTGAGCGGCCTCGTCATCGCGTCCCAGACGGGCGTGATGTCCTTGCCGCTGCGCGCGTTCTTGAGCATGACCTCGTCGGGGCTCACTTCCCCACCTCGTCGTGCTGCGACGCCAGCATGTCCGCCGTGTGCGTCGCGATGACCTCGAGCGGGAACTCGGAGACGGCGGCGTCGAGATGGCGGACGTCGTACTCCTCGCCTACGCGCCACGCGCCCATGTGGTACACGATGCACACCCGCTCGACGTACGAGACCGGGTGCCCGAGGAAGTCGGGGGCGAGCATCGCCGAGAGCGTGCCGTGCCCCGGGAACATCGGGCGCAGCTTCATGATCTCCCTGCCGTCGGCCTTGAAGTCGTACGCCTGCATCTTGCACAGGTCGTGGCACATGCCGATGACGTAGGGCGACCCCGAGTCCGACCAGGCGATCTTGAGGTCGCCCGTCAGCTGGAGGAGCCGGTCGGTCACGTTCATCGAGTGGATGGCGAGCCCGCCCCTCACGGCGAGGTGGTGGCCCGCCGACGCCGGTGCGTTCAGGTAGCACATCATGTACCCGCTGTAGTTCTCGAGGAGGGGCATGGCGACCCCGGCGAACACGAGATACCTGGCGAGCTTGTCGAACTGCTCGTCGGTGAACCACGCGAGCCCGTACAGGGCGCGCAGCCGTTCCTTGATCGCTTCGATGTCGACCATCACTTCTCCTCCGGCTTGAAGTGCTCCCAGGCGTGGTTCGCGGTCTTCACGATCCGCTCCTGCGCGCCGCCGTTGTCGAGGTACAGGTGGAAGAGGTAGAACATCGCCTTCTCCAGGTCCTCGACCGGCTTGCCCTTGAACTGGTAGCGCTGGACGTACTTGATCACGTTCCCCTGGAGGAACCCGTCGAACGCCTCCTTCCCCATCTGGTCCTTCATGTGCATGAAGGAGTCGCGTCCGTTGGGCGCGTAGTGGCTGGGACGGTTCACGACGTCCTCCGCCCCGGCGGGGTTGTCCAATAGATGCTTTTCCTGCGCCGTCATCCGTGCCTCCCTCCGGCGATCCGGGCGCCGGCGCTGGCGGCCTGCGAGGCGGGCGAGGGCTCGAGCCCCGGGAGGTCCTGCTGCCTCGGGTCGTCCTTCGGCGTCGCCTTCCTCGGGCCGAGCTTCTCCCTGTACTCCGCGTTCATCAGGCATACGGTCTCGACCGAGCACCGGAGCGTGCGGTACTTGCCCGCGAACTCGTTGAGCGCGGAGCACACGGCGTCCGCGAGGAGGCGCTGGCCCGCCTCGGACTCCGCCCTGCGGAAGTCGTCGAAGAGGCCCCACGCCTTCTGGAACGTCTCGTCGACGTCCTTCGCGCACTTGTCGAGAAGCGGTGCCTCCTCGCGCAGCTTCGCTATCACCTCCTGCATCTTCATTTCGCGGGCTCCTTCTTCAGCATGTCCGCGGCGTCGGTGCAGTCGACGAGGACGTCCACGATGTCGTCCGCCGCGTCGATCCACGCGTCGAAGATCCTCATCTTCACGGTCTTGCACGTGACGAGCCTCCGCATCGCGGCGAGGTAGTCCTCCTGCCGGCCGGGGCCGTTGAGGCCCATCGCGACGTGGGCGACATAGCTCGTCCGGGGCTTCCCGTCGAACTTGCCCGTCGTCTTCATGACGCGGTACACGTACATGTTGTCCTTCTTCGTCGACAGCCCCTTGACCGTCGACACGATCAGCTTCGACATCGCGGACTTCCTCGACACGGTCGCCCTGTCCACGTCGTCGAGCTTGTGCTCGAGGTAGCATGGCTCCCCGAACACCATCAGCTTGCACTTGCAGCTCTTCTTGCTCATTGTCACTCTCCTTGGTTTCCTACTCTGGTGAAGACGTCCGGGCGGGCAGAGTAGGAACCCCGCCCGGACGCCACGTTTGCAGAAGCATTACTTCTTGCACTTGCCGCCCTTGCACGCGGCCTTCTTGGCCTTGCCGCCCTTGCACGCCGCCTGCGCGGCCTTCGGGTCGACCTTGGCCTTCGCTGCCTTCTTCGTCGCCATCGCCTCTTCACCTCCTTCCCCCGCGCCTTCTGTGGAGGTGGCGACGGCGACCTCTTGATCCGTTATGAAATACTCCTCGCGTATGCGCTCGATGGACCCGATCAGGTCGTCCATCCGCATCTCGTGCGCGAACGCCGGGAGCTCGCGCATCGCCTCGTCGAAGTGCGCGGCCGCCCAGTCGGCGTGGTTCGGCGCGATGCCTTCGTCGATCAGCTTCAGCGCGTCGACGACGGCCTCGTACCCTCTCTCCTCGAGGACGAGCCGCGCCTCCCGGGCGACGCATCCCCCGATGACGAGCGCCATGTGCTCCTCGGCGCGGACGAGCGCGCCCACGGCGTACCACAGGTGCGACAGGTAGCCCGCCCTCACCTCGACGAGGTTTATGTAGGCGGTGCATACGCACACCATGTACTCATCCGGCGCAAGCATCACCGGCGCAAGGGTCTTCGCCCTGTGGTACAGGGCGGCCGACAGGTGCTTCACCGCGCACTGCGGGCACCCCGGCGTCATCAGTTCGTCCACGATGTCCATCAGTCGTTCAGTCCTTCCCGGCCGCGTCCCAGCGACCATATCACGTACAGGAAGAGCAGGACGACCACGACGATCGCCACGCCCAGCGCTTCGCTCGGGATGAGGACGACGGCCCAGTGCCAGTCCGTCCTCACCCACATCTTCACCGCGAGCATCGCAAGCTGGAGCGGCGTCCAGATTCCGATGGCCCATGCCACTATTGTCTTCACTTCGCACCTCCGTTGTACTTCTCGAGATAGCGGCCCGGCTTGAACGCGAGCCGCCACGTCTCTATCATCGCCCCCGTCGGCAGGCGCCGGCGGTAGGGCCTCCACTCGAACACGCCGAACCCCACGAGCTTCGTGCGGCGGCGCGTGCTTATCACGGTCCACAGCCCGTCCAGGAGGACGTCGACGCGCTCCTTCGTCTGCCTCGTGACCTGCCGGAGGACGCACCGGTCGTCGTAGCCGGCACGCCAGTACTTCGTTATCCCGGCCTGCTGGGGGTCCCGGTTGCTCATTCGTGCCTCCTTATCGGCGGAAGGCCCCCGCCGACTATCACGGCGACCAGGGGCTGCTTGCCCTCCGTCTTTTTCTTCTCCGGGTCCTCGCCGTCGAGGTTCGCGACCGTGCCCGCCTCCGACACGCCGACGAGCGTGTGCTCGACCTTGGCCGCGGCGGCCCATGCCTCGGTCGCGGACTTGACGCTCGTCTCGCCCTCCTTGAGCTTGTCGATCGCCGTGTTCCGCAGCGTCTGCGCCTGTTGCAGCTGCTCCTCGACGATCTGCGTCCGCTTCTCGGCCCGCACCTTCGCGAGCTCCATCACGCTCTGCGCCTGCCGGGCGGCGAGCTCCTGCTTGAGGAGCCTGTCCCACCCGAAGGTGTACGCCCACATGGAGACCGTGCGCTCCGGGACGCCGATCTCCCCGGCGACGTCCTTGATGGCGCGGCGCTGGGTCACGTAGAAGAGCATGGCGAGCTTGCGCTTCTCGGCGTCCGCGTACGACGGGTAGAGCTCGGCCACGGCCTTGTCGGCGTCGGGATCGCCCGTCAGCTCGGCCGCCGTCGACCTCAGGAGCGCCTCCCTGTTCTCGGAGACGGACGCCTCGGTCGGCGCGGGCGGGAGCGACACGTTGTCCGCCACGACGACCTCGCCTATCGGGGTGCCGTGCTCCGTGAGGAGTATGGACTCGTTCGGGTTATCCATGGTGCCTCCTCGACCACTCCGCGAGCAGCAAAGCGTCGGCATGTCCGTCGTCATCTTTTTTGCATCGCGGCGTCCGCAACAGCGAAACGTACGGGAAAAGCCGTTTGCACGCGGCGATGTGTTCGGACTTGTCGCCCGAAATCCCGAACTCCTTTTGCCATCGCTGCGGGCGCACGAGTTCAAAGGGGACCTTGAGCGTCGTCAACACCCCGATGACCTCTCCGAACACCTTGCCGAAGTTGAACATGCTCGTCACGCCCTGGCCGGGCATCGCGCCGACGTGCTCGAGCGCGCACGACACCTGCCAGTCCGGCCCTTCCTTGGCCTTGAGGGCCTCGATGTACGGCACAAGGTCGTCAGACCACGGGACCAGCTCCACGTGGTACATGGGCGGCGTGGCGGCCTCGGCCAAAACGGCCAGGCTGCCTTTCGCTCCAGGATCTATGCCTATGAACACTTTCATGCCTTTGCCCCGTATTGTATCATATCCCCGACCTCGGCGTCAAGTGCCGAAGTCGGATTTTCGGAAGATTTTTTCGACGCGGCCTTCGCCGCCTCGACCGCGTTCACCCGGGCGACGTACGCCGCCCACTCCTGCGCCTCGTTCATGACGGCTCCTCCTCTGCGGTGAGCTCTATGGTGTGGAGGGCCCCGAGCTCCCCGCGGAAGGCCGGGGCCTCGTGGTCGCGCTCGACCTGCGTCGTGAAGTCCTCGTGCGCGTCGGCGCACCTGTACTCGATGTCCGGCAGGCTGCGTATCGCCCGCGACAGAAGCGAGCGCCACTGCTTCGCCACTTCCTTCTTCGTCATTTCTGCCCCCTCACTCCGGGCGACCGCATGTCGATTACTTCGGGACACCTGTGGCATCCATACACGTAGCCGCCCCCGCCGGGCATCTCGACGCGAACCGGACGCAGCTCGTCCGCTTCCCGGCCGCATACGGAACAGCACCGCCTCGACATAGTCGACATCGGGCCCGAACCGGTTTCCGGCCCGTCTGATTTCGTTGTCACTTCTGCCTCCTCAGCACGTACGGTATCGACCAGCGGTGCAGCCGCTCGTCGTACCTGATGTTGTAGCCGCCGCTCTTGTGGAGCGTCAGCAGGTTCTGGTGCAGCGTCCGGGAGTCGATCACCTCGCGGGCGAGCGCGTCGTCCACGGACTTGATCCACTTGAACACCTTGACGGCCGGGCCCTCGACGACGAAGCCCTCGGCGTCCGACCTGTCCGCGTCGTCCTTCGTCCCCGTCGTCTCCTCGATGCACGCGTCGAGCACGTCGACGAGAATCTGCGTGAGCCCGTTCTCGGCGGACGCCTGCGCCATGTCGGAGTGCTGGACGGCCTTGACGCCGAAGCGCTCGTCCCTTATCTCGGCGGGTATCTTCCACCCGAGCAGGAACCGCGCGAACGCCGGGAGCTCCTCGGAGAGCCACGCCTGGTTCTCGTCCGTGGTGCCGAAGGAGTACTTCGCCCCGCCGAGCCGCAGCATGGTGAACTTGTCGCGCGTCGACATGTCAAGGTCGGGAAGGACCGACAGGGACTGCGAGTCCACGTTCGAGAGGATGACGACGCGGCCGGGCCAGGGGAGGCCCTCGACCGCCGAGCCGAATTTCGCCTCGCACCGGACGCGCCCGTTCGCCGCGACGACCTTGAGCGCCTCGGTGAACTTCAGGCGGTCGCGGTGCGTCTTGCTTCCCAACTTGTCGTCGATGACGTGGACCGGCTTCTTCACCGTCTCGGAGTTGAACCTCGACCCTTCGAGGTACATCTTGTCGGCGTAGTCCCAGCCGCCCATGAGACGGCCCAGCAGTTCCGTCGCGAAGAACGACTTGCCTATCCCGGTCGGCCCGGCAAGGATGAGCACCGTGCCGGGGGAGGGGACCTCGGACATCTTGGCCGCGTTCCAGTAGAAGTGCGAGAGCCACGAGACGAGGTGGACGAGCTGCGGGTCCTTGAGGTGCTCGAACGGCTGGCCGTCGCTCGGACGGTGGAGCGGGAAGCCCTCGGCCGCCCACTGGTCGTACCGCTCCTGCCCGCGCATGAACATCGCGGTCATGTAGTGGTGGATGTGCGGGAACCCGGAGACGGCGAACGGGTTGTCCCACTCGCAGAGCGACGGGTCCTTCTTGAAGCGCTCGGGGCACTCGACCTTCTCCATGTCCTCGGGCGTGACGAACGCGAGCCGGGGCGCGGGCTTGACGACCGTGATGAGCGACGTGTTGAGAACGGACCCGACCCCGCTCACCCGTATCTTCCCGGCAGGACGGTAGATGACCGGGGCGACCACGTCCACCACGTTCCGCCTCGTTATCGTGTAGAGGGCCCGGTCGAGCTCCGACATGTCCTCGCCCTTCCCCGGCTTCGACGCGAGCTTCGCCTCGGCGATGAGGTCGCGCCGGAGCACCTTCTCGGTCCGCTTCTCGAAGTGGACGGGCGTGTCGTTCCTGAAGAAGCGCCAGAACTCGTCCTTCGTGTGGCAGTACCAGGTGTCCTCGAAGAACGGGGCCATCGACTTCGCCGTGTACTGCTCGCAGAACTCGGCGCCGAGGAGGCGCTTCCAGCTGACCCAGCCTCCGTCGTGCGGCGTGTAGACGCGGATGCCGTCCTTCGTGAACTGCGCGCCGCTGTGGTTGTCGGCGCTCGCGTCCCAGAAGCGGACGCAGCGTGTGCCGATCTCGATCCGGTCGGGGACCGGGTGCGGCCACTCGCGCTTTCGTATCTCGGCGGCGACGACGTCGAACGGGATGTCGACCACCTCGTCCACCATCTTCTTCGCCTTGGTCTTGAAGAGGTCCGCGTCCCACACGATGATCTCCTCGGTGGGGATCCGGCCCGTCGCGCTGAACTCGTGCCACTCGCGGCCGACGTCCATGACCTGCGTCGGCTTCTCGGAGTCGGGGTCGTACCCGACTCCCCACCGGACGGCCTTTATCTTCGCGGCGATGACGTGCAGGAGCTCGGAGGCGTGGGCGTTCCCGGCGACCGCGATCGGGCGGTCGAACGTCCAGACGAGGTGCAGGCCCCCGGACTGCGAGACGCTCCACCACCTCGGGAGGAACCGGGACGGCGGTTTCTTCCTCGCGGCGTCGATCACGTCCGGGGTGAACACGCCGTCGTAGTCGGCGAGGAACCCGTGTATCATCGCGCACTGGTTGCCCTGCGAGACGGTGTACGCCGGGTTCTGGCCCTCGCACAGGGACACGAGGCAGTGCTTCGTGTCCGGCGATAGCCAGCGCTTCTTATACTCGTCCTTTGGCAGGGCGAGCACGGCGGCGTCGACCGGGAACTCCTTCCACGGCTCCTCGCTCACGGACACGTGGTCCGTGGCGAGGTTGGGGAGACAGAAGAACTTCATCGCTTGCCCTCCACCAACAGCTCGCAGTCACGCGGCCGGACCGCCATGCACTCGAAACCGGTGGCCTTCTTGAAATGCCCGCACGCCGGGCCCTTCGGGTCGACACGCTTGCATGGGTTCCCGGGGCCGAACTCGCGTTCGCACGAGTCGATGTTGAACCACTTGCACTCGGCATGTGTCATGGCTCCACCTCCGCGACGATGAACAGCGCGCCGCCGTTGGCGCTGTCGAACTTGGCCTCGTGGACCGGGATGCTGACCACCTTTTCCCCGTTGTTCACGACCACGAAGACGGGCACGGCCGGCAGGACGGCGGCCTGCTCCACGGTCGGGAGGATGCGGCGGGCGAAGCATCCCGGCGGGTCGTTGCGAAGATGGTCGGGCTTGATGACCATGGGGAGGTTCTCGCCTACTTGTGGTAGCGGTCGCATATATCTCCTTCCACCTCGAGCATAAGGCCCTCAGTCCAGTCCTTGATCCTGTCGCCGTGCGTCATGATGCGGGGTATCTCAACCTGCGCCTCGTCTATGTCGGACTCGGGTATCTGGAAGATGCACTCGTCGTACACGTTGAAGACGTACTTCCACGTCGGGTGCGTGTCCGCGATCTCGACGATGGCGTTCATGAGTATGTCGCGGCACGCGCTCTGGATGATGTTCTCCATGATCGCTCCGCCGTTCAGGAACACCGGGGGATTGCCGCGCACGACCGTCGCCTTGATCGCGATGCGGAAGGACGGATGTTCCTTGCCGTTCTCGTCGATCTCGATCGTCTCCTCCTTGCAGAGGTGCGGATGGAAGTACCGCTTGATGCGCCCGCCCGGGAGACGGATGGCGACCGTGTCCTTGCCCGCGGCGATGCGCTGCTTGAACACCTCCTCGTACTCCCTCCACTTCGCGACGATCTTCGAGTTCGCGTTGCGCCAGTCGGTGACGATGCGGAGCGACTCGAGCAGCTGTCCGACGCGCGCCCTGTTGCACTCGGCGAACGGGTCTCCCTTGATGCGGGCGACGTTGCGGATGATGAAGGTGAGGCGGCGGTCGATCTCCGGCCACTTCTCGATCGGCATGGACGGAAGGTCGAGGCCCTGCGCCTTGCACGAGTCGACGAACTTCGCCGCCCCCATGCCGTAGCCGAGGCCGAGCACGCAGCACTTCGCGAGGCGGTACAGGTCGGGGTTCGTCTTCTTGATCTTGTCGCCCGACTTGCACCAGCCCATGCGCACGGCGTTCGCAACGTACAGGTTCCCCTCGGTCTTCATGGCCTCCATCATGTGCGTGTCGTCCACGAGCCACAGGGCGAACCTCGACTCGATCTGTGCGTAGTCGAAGACCGCGAACTTGCATCCGGGATCGGGGATGTACATGCCGCGGATGTCGACGCCCTTCCCGCCGAAGATGTGCTCGTCGCCCTGCATGACGGGCTTGCGCGGCAAGTTGAGCAGATTCACGTTCCCGCCGCTCTCGGCCCTGCCGGAGAAGCGAAGCGTATGCGCGCCGCCGTACATGAACGCCGGATGCGAGCGCCCGTCGGGGTCGACCGTGTCGAGCATCGACTTGACGCGCGCGAGGTTCACGGTGACGGACGCCGCCTTCTGCCTCGCCTTTATGAACGGGAGGTTGTCGTGCGTCTCGAGCCACCGCAGGAAGCGCGGGTCGTCCTTGCGGAACGACTCGGGCGGGTCGATGCCAAGCGCGATCACGGCCTGGCGAAGGGCCGCGAGCGAACCCACGGGCTTCTCCGGGGCCCACGGGATGTCGGCGGTCAGCTCGGCGAGGTATCGCTCCAGCTCCTTCTTCGACGCCTTCACGTACTCGAGGTCGAGGCGGATGCCGCGTATCGTCGACTCGCGGTTCAGCTCGGAGACGCGGCGCTCGAGGTACGGCCACTCGTGAGCATAGGTTCCCCAGATGTCCAGACACTCGACCGCATCGCTTCCACCGTATTCGACGAGCGCGTGGTACTCCTCACGGGTCAAGTCGTAGTCGTGGCGGTTCAGCATCGCGGCGCGGACCTCCTTCGAGATCTCCTTGCCGAACAGCTCCTTCATCGCGCCCTTGAGATTGCGCGGGGCCATGAGGAACGCGGAGAGGTCGGCGGTACAAACGAACTTGCACTCGTCCTTTATGACGGCCGGTATCAGACCGCGCTTTATGCAGGCCAACGTCGCCACTTCATCGTAGCTTGCGTTGTGCATCGCGATGATGCGTCCCTTCATGTTCTCGTAGAACTTGAAGTTCTCGGGGCGGCCGACAAACAGCTGCCGCCCGTCCTCGAGCAGACGGAACATCGAGCCGTTCTTGTCAAACACCGTCGCGGTCTTGCCGTTCTCCGCGTCCACGATCCCATCGTCGAATATCTGCCGTCCGCAGATCGCGAGAAGGTACGGGTCGAACCGCTCGTCCGCGCAGTACTGCCACGTCGGCATCTTCGCGAGCGAATAATCGGACGCATAGAAAGATTCAAAATCCCAGGACACGCATGTTGAGTCGTCAAACATTGGCGTCCTCCTTCTTCGCGAAACGCCAACGCATGCCGCCAGCCTTGCGAATCCGATAGCCGTGCCCATTGTCGTGCCCCTTCGTCAACTTTCCGTTGCGAAGGACCATGCCGGTGTCCGCCACGAACACCTTGCCCTTGCTCTCGGCAACCTCGACGTACTCGACGCCGTCTATCTCCTTCCGAAGTTTACCCGCGTGGAAGTGACGCGCTTTCTTTTCAGACATAGTTGTCTCCTTGTGTTTGCAAAACGCCGCATATTGTATCATATCACCGGGGCCGGTGTCAAGTGGGCCTCGGAGACTTTCTTCATTTTTCCGACGAGCTCCCTCGCGCCCTCGACGAGGCGCCCGACGACGCGACGCAGCGACCTTGCCTGCGCCGTCGTCAGCCTCCTGTCGATGCGGTACGTCGAGAGCGTGTTCTGCAAGGCCCGCCTCGTCTCGGCGAAGTACCTCATCGCGTCCTCGACCGTCGGCCTCGAACCCTTCTTCGCGTTCTTCGCCCGCCACAGCATGTCCTCGGCGAAGGAGGCCATCGCGTACACCCCGAACACCGGGCGCGCCATCGGCCTCTGCGAGAGGAACCACTCCCTCGGATGGTGGACGAGGCCCTTCCTCGGGTACGTCCACCTGATGTCGGCGAGGCTCTCCCGGAACCTCCGCCGTATGCCGTCGCCCCGCTCGTGGACGACGACCGTCTTTCCGTCTATCTTTTCTTTCCTCATGGGCGCGTATTGTATCATATCTCCGCCGTCGGCGTCAAGCGCAAAAAGAAAAAATAAAACCCCCTCTATCCTTTCGGATAGAGAGGGTCCGGGCGGAGGCCGTCGAGGGGATCAGAACTCCCCGTCGCCCTCCACGTCGTCCATCGAGGCCGCTCCGGCCTTGGCCGACATGAGGAACGCGGTGAAGTCCGCCTTCTCCTCGTCCGTGAACTCCCAGGGCTTCCCGTCGCGCATCGCGCGCTCGAAGGCGTGCGTCGTGTACGCGATGCCGGCCTTGTTCGTGGCCTCGCAGGAGTAGATGTGGCACACGAGGCCGTTCACCGACCAGCGGTGGCCGGCGAGCGCCTTCTTGTACCCCTCGGCGTCGGTCTTCCCCTCGCGCAGCAGCTTCTTCTGCTCCTGCATGAACGCGAAGTCGGCGCGGGACTTGATGTTCCCGAGCGTCTGGTCGAGCGACTTGAAGTACTGCTTGTCGAACTCCATCCGCGCCGTCGTGTACAGGCGGTCGCCGATCGGGTAGACGCGCAGGTCGTCGCTCTCGAGGGTCTCGGGGACGGGCACCAGCATGAGGAGGTAGCAGAACCGCCCCAGGTTCGCCCGCATCTTCGGGCGTCCCGAATCGGGCCACACCTCGCCCGTCGGCTTGAGCGCAAGGGAGAAGCCCTCCGCCGCGGCCGCCGTGAGGCACGCCTCCTCGGACATGGGCTTGCCGTCCGCGTCCTGCTGCCCGACGATCCAGCGGCGGGGCGCCACGTTGTTGCCGGGCGAGTACGGGCGGTCCTCCTTGAACCCGTCGACCTTGTCGAGGATGATGCCGTAGATGCCGCCGTCCTTGCCGGACTCGGCGATCTTCACGTTCTGGTCCTTCGAGCGGCCGACGTAGAAGGCGCCCTCCTCGGGCTTGCCGTTCTTCGTCTCCGCGGTGCGCCACTGGCTCATGCCCTGGCCGATGCGGATGAACGGGAAGTCCAGCTGGACCCCCTGCACCCGCACCTCCGTCGAGACGGCGGTCGATTCCACCGTCGCGACCTGCGTGGACTTGGCGTCCACGACCTCTTCGCTGTCGTTCACGTTCGCCGCCTCGGCGGCATTTGCTTTCTTGTTCATCTTCTTTCCTTTGGTTTCTCTTTGTGTTTGGTCCCCGGGGCCACCCGGCCCCGGGAGACATGGATTGTCACAGCGGGTGCGGAAGCTCCTCGACCTCCATCTTGTCCCACTCCTTCTTCGTGACTGCGGCGCAGCCCGCCATCTGGCGGGAGAACTCGGTGACATGGCGCCCCGTGGTGCTCGACCACGTGACGTACTTGCCGTTCGGGTCCGTCCAGCCCGCGATCAGCCTGTGCAGGTTCTTCGTCTTCGCGTCCCACCACATGACGGGCGTCCCGTAGCTGATCAGGAACCTGTTCCCGTCGTCGTCCACGCGCACCCGCGCCTTCCCGTAGAAGGACTTGCGGGCGTCGTACTTCGGCATCAGTTCGTATTCGTTCGGCATTACTTCATACTCCATAGCGCGACGAAGGTCGCAACTATCTGCAACAAGTGCAGCAGCTGGTCCTGCGTCAGGTTGATCTTCATCTTGTTCGCCTTCAGGTCGTCGACCCAGGCGTGGATCACCGTATTCGCGATGACGGCCGGCCCGAGCAGCGGCGACCACCACAGCGGGGCGCACACCGCCAGCGACCAGTAGAGCGCATGGCAGACGAGCGCCGTCACGTAGTCGTGCGAGTACTTCGGGGGCACCCCGCCCCCGAAGCACTTCTGCCACCACTTCTTCTGCTTGCCGTCCGCGAGCCATCCTTGCAGCGTGTAGTCCGCCACGAGGTGCGCGAGCAGCATCAGCATGAATGTCAGCGTCGCGGTCATCAGAACTCCCCGTCGATGGCCTTCGGCTTCACGGCCTTCTGCGTCCACCTGACGCTCGGCGCGCCGACGTTCATGAAGGGCTCGAGGCACTTCTTGATCTCCTCGTCGGCCTTCTTCTTCGTCCAGCCGTCGACGACCAGCTTCTCGGCG